GATCAATTTGCAAAGAAACGAATGACCAAGGTCGAAAGACCCGGACTTGCGTGGCTAGACAAAAAAGCACGTAAGGGTGAGAACACAACTGTGAGCACGCAATTCTATGTCCCACGTGAGATACCGCGGACACAGGATGTAAACCTTCTTACTTGGTTGACAGGTGCTCAGTCCCGGAATCTCTATCTCTTGCCTTCATCCATCATCCAATCGCTTATAAATGATCCATTGTCAGTGAACAACACAATTATACATAACGTTCGGGCTTTCCTCAAGACATGTAACAAAAAGTCACCGTCACTAGAAGAGGTTATAATAAAAGGAAATGACACATCCATGCCAAAGAGGATACTTGACATTGTAGCTACAACATTGCAAGCTCAAAGACAACTTCAAACCGAAGGGAGTATAGAGCACAATTACGTACAATCGGCATTAACACATATAATTGACATAAAGAAGTGCATTTCCACTTTAAAGGGTGTATTTGACGATGTCGACTCTAACACTATTTTGTATATGTATAAGTACATTGTTTCGGCCGCTATATGTCTTCCAGCGTCAACATTGGACACCGTAAACAACAAATTGGTGTTGACGGATCGGGTGAGGAGCTCTTTCCTCACAGATGTGCTATCAGATACATTTAATCGGGTACAAAAGTGTCTAAGCACTTCTATTATGCCTTCCATAGCGGAACAACAAGCATTCATTACGAAAATGCGCGAGGTTCAGAAAATCGAGACATTGAAACTTTTGAATGCGCAAACGGAAGATGATAGGCAACTTATGATTGAGGCAAAGAACCTTGGATTGCTCAATATGAGACCTCTTCTCCCTACAGAGGAGGAGCAAGAAGTAACTGAAGAAGTAAATAACACTTATGAAGAAGAAGGAGAGAATGAGTTTAGGTATGCTGGGGAGGATCCCGAGCATGAAAATGACAATGAGTTAGGAATTTAAGGCGATATTGGTCATGATGTTCTTTTGTTGAAGACTACTTTGCTTTGCCACCACTTGGTCGATGTCTTTTTCGGTCAACAACACCGAAGGTGAGGCATCAAGCTTCTCGGCAAGACTTGTGCGGCCGACATCTGTAAAAGCGACCGGAAAGAAACCAATCTGGTCTTCGGATACTATACCGAGCAACTCGATCTCTACAACATATACACCCCACTTCTTTGTAGATTCATCATATTCAACGATAGTAGTTACACGAACATGTTTCCCATGATACTTTGACTCTCTATACAAAATATACTCCGTTGTGAATGCGTACTTGAAGCGGGTTGATGTGTTGAGACGGAGATCTATCAAGCGGTCGTGCACTATTTGTATGTCGGGGCGCATGTTTGGATTGTCATGTGGAAGCCAAAGATACTCTGAATCATTTAACTTTTTTTTGGTATCCTGTAACATTGCATTATAGGGCTCGTCTATATTCAATATCTCACCTGACAAGTCTACTAATTTCCACTGATTTACATCCAATAAATCCCGACCTTTCTTGCATGGGAACCCGAACGTCTTTTTCAGTGCAATGTCGTATGTAGCGTTGTCATATTCGTAGAAGTAAGTCGTTGGATACTTCACTTCTATGTTCATTGGCAAGCTACTTTGCACAGAATGTCGCATCCATGGTTCAGGACCTTTGTTTTGGTCGTCTATGTCACCATTGAACCCGATAACTTCGAAATGTTCTTCTTTGCGCTTTGGTGACATAAAAATCCATATGACCAGGAGCACTAAAACCAAAAGTGGTATCAAATGCTTCATAATCTACTCATGACATAGAAACAAATGTGGGCATATTAGCATTCTTCCTTTCTTCATAGTCATTCGGAAATGCGTAATCGGGAGACCTTTGCTTTTTGCAACAATCTCCATCACTTGCATCTTTACATTGATAACAGAAAGGGGCATATACTCCTTTATCATCGTATAACCGAAAGGCAGTGCGAATCACCCCCACCGGCATTTCGCAAACGCCTCCCTTCAAGCACCCACCGCGTGTATTTGGGTAGTTCTTATTTGCCTTATAAAAAGGACAATCTTCATTGACAAAGCATGGGCGATCCCATTTTGTTGGATACTTTTTTGGTTCTCCGTAGGGGGTGTATGGAGAGTCACATAAAGCTTTTTGTTCTATAGTCAAGTCTCCATAGCATCTATATGAAGGGTCTTGAGACTCAGGCGATATATCCAAACGTGTTATGAATTGCTCATTCAATGCAAGTGCGGATATGTTTCCAGCAACAAGATACATATTCGCATCCATTGATAATAATGGACCATTCTTTTCTTTGTCCATGACAAATGATTGCGAAATGCGCGAGTCATCCATGAACATCCGCTTAAGGTTTACTTCTTCCTTACGAATGAAAGGATGGAATACATTCAATCTATCTATGTCTATTTTTTGCCATCCCACGAAGGAAAGAGGTTGTGTTTTCAATAGCGTGTGGAACGAGCTGTCTGGAACAACAAATGTGATCATGATATCGATTCCATTTTGCAACATCTCTTGCAAGCTTCCCCAATTAGCTAGAGGTATTTCAATCAATCTAACGGCGGTGACAGGGATCCGATAGCCCATCAAAATAGCTTGAATAAGGTTTTTATCGCAATTGTCGAAATATCCTATCGATTTATTGTAGAAATCAAATGAACAATCAAGATCATACATCTTTCCAGGTAGGCCAATGGCTACAAAATACCCCTTCACTTTGTCCACAATAGGCATTCGACCGTAGCCATACGTTTCCGCGGTGAGTGGGTCGGAAATCCACATAACCGTGTCGCTTTTCTTTCGGATTTCGTCAGGGAAAGTTCTTTTGCTCTTGACATGGTTGTTAATGGCATCCAATGATTGTAAGGTTAGGTTTTTTATGTCATACGTATTCATCCATCTTGAGAAGTTCAACTTGTTGCTTGTGAAAGCGATCGGTTTTGAGCTTTGAAATCTCTCCACATTCTTTTTCAACAATATTAGAGAAACTAAAATCAAGCATACAAGTAAAAAGAACACTGCAATCGGCATCAGGATGAGTCTCTAAATTGTAAACGCAAATATTTTCTCTTATGGTTATAGTGTTTCTATGTTGGAAATAGTAATCTACCGATGGCAAATTGCACTTGTAGTGTACATTGTCGTGATGACAGCTATAGTTGCCACAAAGCCTGCGTTGATGTTTGCGGCAGATGGGTCTCCAAAGAAATGGGGAAGTACAATTGATGAGGTCACATCGCCTTTTGCACCAGCTATCGTTTTTCCAATATTGGGATTATTATCCTATTTCTTCGCCGTTTTCATAGAGATGACACTAACTTAAAAACTGTTTATTAACATGTGATAATGAGTATCAACTATGGTAATTCCTACATTTGGAAAGCCATAGAGGCATACATTCTCGACGACCACCCCGATAAGCATTTGTTCATCTTGGGAGCACCCGGCATAGGAAAAACGTACGCTGTCCAAGAGGTTTGTTCTAAATTAAATGTATTTCAAATATGGATTCATTCACATACATGCGGGAACGCAAAAGAGTTCAAGGATTTCATAGAGAAAAGTGCGCAAACTAGTTTGATGCAATCTCTTTCACATTTGAATCAAACTCGTGTAATAATTGTGGATGAACTCGATACTTTAATACAACTCGACCGGAACATTTTCCCCATGCTTTGCGATTTATTGGGAAAGAAGATCAAATGCCATGTAATCGGGATCGGGCATCACAACCTGGAAAAAAAGATAAGAGCAAACTTGCCAAAGTCGCGTGTGTATGTATGTACACCTCCCTCTGAGTCTGATATATGCGTATGGCTCCGGTCATTTGCCAAGTGCAGCCCCGAAAGTATGCTTCACATAGCGGAGATGTGCAACGGAAGCCTGACCCATGCTTTGCAGTTTTTGGAGTCCGAAGTTGAGATTGGTGTTGAAAAAACCGATGTCGTTCAATTCCAAGACGTGTTTAATAGAAAAATAGGACGGGCAGATATTGTGCGTCTTCTTTCCGAGGATCCATGGTTGCATCCCTTGAGATATCATGAAAACCTACCTATGGAGTTACACCAGAGGAAAGCAGGTGATGTTGAAAAAAGAAAAATGTATCAGAGAGTCTTGAAGACCTTGCTCGAATGGGATGAGATGATGCAGAACCCTAACAACTTGGATGTCGCAATGGAGCACGTCGCAAGCTCTATAGTTACCCTTCAACGCTATCCTAGAAAACTAACGGGTGTCCATAAAGAGCCGACTGAATTCACCAAGATATTTAGTAATCTTTCTTTACACAAGAAATACGAACGGTTACTATATTCTCAAAACACAGATTTTCCGTGGATGCATGCACAAATTTTCTGTGATTACATTAAGTATAGGTAATGTCCGACAATCAAACCACGGTGCCATCTCCAGATCCAGCCACATCTGTGCCCGCTGTTCCCGCGCCCGGTGCCACACCAGGTGCTACACCAACAACAGCCTCGTCCGTTGTTTCCAGCACAATGGACAAGGCTAAAGATTTAGTATTCAACAACGCGCAATTTATCATTGTATCGCTCATAGTTGTAGCTGCGGGTGCATTTTTGGTAGCCTACCTTCTTTATTGGGCTATCAACAACGCACTTCTTTCCAAGAAAGGCTACTTGGTATCTGATACCAAAATACCAAAGGTAGGAACGGAACTCACAAAGATCAGCGGTGTATCGAACCCCATTTCAAAGAATGGAAAGAGGATGACTGTGTCATTCTGGATTTATATACATGATATTGATAAGTACAAGGGCGCACAACGCCACATTCTTCACATTGGAGATGAAAAGGTTGTTAATGGAAGTCCTGTAGTCTATTTAGGAAGGGATGATAATAAGATGTATATTGCTTTCAATTCTATAAAAGAAACTTTTAGTACTCTCAGCAGTCCCACAGATGAAATGAAACTTGATTTCCTTGTTGCTAAATATGGTATAGTAATAGATTACATTCCTATCCAGCGTTGGGTTCATGTAGCTATTGTGATCAATGAGGATTCCAACAATGGAAGCATAAGCGCATACATCGATGCCGAGCTAGTAAAGACACTGACCACTGGAACCAAGACCGTAGTTCGCAACTTAGCAAGTACAACTACTATACAAGATCTGACCTTGGACAAGGCCGGTGCTCTTTTTATTGGCGGGTCAACTAGCGATGAGATTGGTCCTGGCTTTTCTGGATTGGTTTCGAAGGTCAAGCTCTTCAACTATGACCTGAACGTTACTGATGTGTACGCAGAGTATCGTACCGGACCTGTTGATAACCTCCTCGCTCGCCTCGGCCTTCCAGCATATGGTGTTCGTTCTCCCGTTTACCGTATTGGTTGATCACTTTAACAAAAGCTTTTCAAGGTACAAATTCATGAAAGACCTGTGGGGCGGTTCCGCCGTCGTGAACTCGTAACACACCAGAGTGTGCTCATCTATTTTTTTGTCGTGTTTGATGTCATACACGATATACATGTCAAAATATTGAAGTATACATAACATAAGGATTGACGAGAGATCTACGGTTGTAATGTTCAAAGGAAGAATGCTTCCTGTTACATTTTTTTGTGCAAAGGAAGGGAACGAATCGTAAGTGTCATCCGCGCACCGCTCGATTATGGAACCGCGTTCTTGCACTTGGGAAAGGATATCTTTATAAATAACAGCATGTTTGACACTCGTGAAAGCGATTAAGTTTGTCTTGCTGGACTCAATGTTATGCGACCTGACATGTTTGTGGAAACCGTAAAATGTATTCCTACAAGTTATATGGTGAACTTGATCGTCATATATACTCTTTGGGATCGGACCCTTCACTTGGAAGCGTATCATTGTCCTACCAACTCATGGATGTCCTTATATGAGCATGCTTAATTTTTCTTGTCCATGTATAGAGTGGAAAAATGGCTTTATTTGGTCCCGTCATGCAGATTTTGGTCGCGATATTGCTGGTGATTATACTTTTTGTCATTGGTTTTTTCATCTATAATATGGAGCTCGCAAACAGCATCCGGAATGCCGGAAGGTTGCAAAAAGAAACAATAATATACAGTGGTGTGAAGGATCTTTATTCCAACAAAAACGAGCAATATAACACGACGAATAAAGATGACGTTACCTTTTTGGATATCGGTCCATCGGTAAATCAATCTTCGGGTGCGGAGTTCACCTACAACTTCTGGTTGTATTTGGATTATACCAAGATAGCTGCCGCTTCAGAAAACGAAACCGTCTTAACTGATAACGGTATAAAGGACAAGGATATTGTTTTGTTCCTTCACGGTGACAAGAACGTCTATACATACAAGAATATTTGTAACAACGATAAGACTGATGTTATGATCAAGTGCCCATTGGTCAAATTGGAACGAGCTGCTAACGTCCTTACGGTAGAATTGAATACCATGAATAGCCCCGATGGCGTCCACGAAGAGTCCCGAAGCACGTGCACCACCAGATCAAACGATTGGAGGACGGTTAACTCCCATAAGCTATCTATAGAGGGTTTAAGAACAGTTCCAGAATATGACAAGAAGTGGTTTATGGTTACACTCATAGTACAAGATACTTCTCCTACAGATCCGTTGCCTTTACGCAATAAGGTGCGTTGTCGTGTCTTTATCAATGGAATCAATGAACTTGACAGATTTGTTGATGGCGGACTAAACCCAACATCGCCAAGCATTCTTCGTGTAAACCAAGGCAACTTCCATGTGGCTCCTACATTGACTTGGACTGAGAATGCTTCCACCTTGACGAATGTCAATGCAATTTCTGAAGCGGCCACAATTTATATGGCAGACCTTTCATATTTCAATTATGTATTGGATAAGGATACTATAAAGAAGATGTATGAATCCGGTTTCTCAAAGAAGTATGCAGCTACAGCTGGTCAACTAAATGATAATGATTTCATGAATAAGAAAGCAGCACCTGCTGAGAAGAAGCAATTCTTTGCATATTAGTTCTTTACCGCATTGCTTATCAGGCGAATATCCTTTATCCCATTCTTTTTTGTTCTGTATGGTTTACATAAACGTGGGAAACGATTCAACAAGAACTGACAAGAATCGCGCGAAGATTGTATCCTATCTATGTTTCGCGATTGCATACCTCCCTTGGTCTTGTAATATGTAGTGAGAGGGGCTATGTGATTGTATCGTAGAATGCTGCCATATTTTTCGTAGTATAATAATGTTCGCTCGAAGTCTTCTTTTTCCTCAATGGTTATTTCGATACTTTGATCATTTATACATCCCCAGAAGGAACCAACGCAAAAGCGAAGATCTAATGTAGCATAAGGATGGTCTTTCATAAAATAGCCATTTCGTACTGGGTATACACCAAACAACCGTGCATTTCCCAAGGATAACGTATCGAATGCTGTGTTTACCCACGATAAGAACTCTTGGCCTTCAATGTGGTTCAATTTGTATGTAGAAGATGAGGTATCAAGGTTAACCATACCAGTTATGTCGTCATCCATACATAGCATTTTCGTACTCTCTGGAAAGTATTTTGTGATGAAATTGCGCATATTATGAAGGCCGACGGGTCCTTTAAGGAGGTGGTGCTTTTCTTTTACGTACTCGTAGCTCCGTTCTTCATCTTCGTCGTCGACTATAAAGACGTAAATGCTTTTCGGGTCAATCCCACATTTTTCGCAAAATGCTAACGTACACCTCCGAAGAATGGCGGAACGTTTGTATGAAGGTATAGCTACGATAAAGTCCATAAAGTCACATGCATATAAACATTTAAATATGTTCTAAGTCATCATTAGATTAATATGCCAGGTGGAATTATCGAACTTGTAGCAGTTGGAAGCCAAGACCAATACATAATGGGTTCTCCGGAAATGAGTTACTTTAAGGCGGTTTACAAGAGACATACGAACTTTTCCATTGAGAGCGTGAAAAGAACGTTTTTGACAAAACCGGTTTTGGAAACAGGAACAGGAACCTTTATTTGCCAAGTTGGCCGTGTGGCGGATTTGCTTTCAGAAGTGTATTTGAACTTCAAACTTCCAAATATTTATTCATCTGATCGTCATAGATTTCGTTGGATTAAGAACTTCGCGCAATACATGATTTATTCCTACTCTGTGAGGGTAGATACACAACTTATAGACCAAGGTTATGGAGAATGGATAGACATTTGGAATGAGCTCACGCTTCCTCCGGGTAAGAAGATCGCATATGATCGTATGACAGGAAACGTGCAGAAGCTCAACTCACCGCTTGCCAACAAGTCGCTTGCGATGATTGAAAATAATAGAATTCGGTATACGTACTATCCAGTTGGAACCGCATCTACTCCTTCTATTCCTGAAAGGCGGTGCATTGTGGCTCTTCCGTTTTGGTTTTCACGTAATCCGGCGCTTGCTCTTCCTCTTGTTGCTCTTCAATATCAAAATGTGGAGATAACTTTGGAGCTCAGAAGTATTGAAGACTTGTATCAACTTTATGATGAAAGATCGGACACGTATGTTAGTCCGTCAAAGTACAGAGAGATATACGGTGTGGGAGACAATGTGTCAATTGGTCGGTTTCTTTCTCCCACAGGAAGCAATGTTAATTCAGTCGACATTGATGCATACTTAGAATGCAATTATATATTCTTGGATGAGAACGAACGTGTAGTTATTGCTTCTTCTCAAATGGATTATTTGATTGAAAGGGTGTATAGAACGGAGCGTGATGGTGTGAACCGACAGGCGCTAATTGATTTATATATATCCAACCCTATCAAGGAGTTCATTTGGATCGCGAGACGTTCCGATGTAAAGCAAACAAACGAATGGAATAACTTCACATCGACAATTACAGAGAACGCAGATTTACCAATATTGAAGTCTGCGAAGATCATATGGAACGGAATAGATAGGATAGAGGAAAAGGAAGGCGAATATTTTAATATGATACAACCATTCCAACACCACAGTAATGGACCTAGACCAGGACTTTATTGTTATAGTTTTGCCCTTTATCCAGAGAAATGGCAGCCGAGCGGCTCATTTAATGCGTCTGCTGTGAACAAGATTCAGCTATACGTCACAACAACAGAAACCGCCAACAATGAATATGATTTCGTCGTTTATTCGTTATACTATAACATTTTTAGGGTGATGGGAGGCAATGGTGGTATGGTATTTGCAAACTAGTTTTTCTGAAAGAAGAATAGAGGAAATGAATTTAACAGGTATTATTCTTGTAGCTGTAATTATTTGGATGGTTTATACCATGTATAAGTCCTATCAAGCAATGCAAAATGAGCTCAAAGAAATAAGGCTTAAATGTATGGGTACTTCGAAGAGTCAATATCAATCCGACCCCACCGAAGACATGCGCACCACATTACTTGGGGCTCTCGGTAGTTTAGCCAAGGTATCAGAGTAAAATAGACTTAAAGTATACACGATATTCTTAATACAATTAATGGCACCCAAGAAAAGGGTAACGGCGCCCAAAAAGCCTCAACCACCCCTTGCGACATCGTCGAACGAACCAAATGTACACCAAAGCGAGGAAAAGAACTTGCAAAACTCCTCGTCTGCTGAGGCGGGCGATGAACATATATTGCTTCAACTTCCAATATCGGACTCGCATTTAAATAAGCTCTTGTCCGACCAAGACATGACTGATATTCTTCAATACGATCCTTTAATTAAGGATCCGGTACCATATATTCCAGACGACTATTTCTCCCACAATGCTGATGTTATCAATAAAGATGTGATGAAAAAGACACATGATGTTCCCGACGAGATCCCCAAAACCGACGCCACATATACTAATGGTGCTGCGAAACGCCAAAAGATATGTTTCTGGTGTTGCCACGAAGTCGGACATATGACATTTGGCATGCCAATAAGATATGACTTTCTCAACAAGAGCTTCACAATGTACGGCACGTTTTGCTCTTTGGAATGTGCCGCCGCTCATAACTTCGCTGTCCACCTTGGTAGCGACCGAGCATGGGAGATTCACAGTTGGATCCAGATGATTGGAAAGCGGTTTGGATACGTCGAACCAATTCGACCGGCTCCGTCCCGTTATTTACTACAGATGTTTGACGGTCCTTTGTCTATCGATGAATTCCGGAATGCACACAAAGGCCAAACACGGACATACGTCCTCAATATTCCGCCATTGATCAGCGTAACCTCACAGATGGAGGTCGTGAACACCTCTTTTCTGGGAAACACGGAAGCAAAAGTAGGATCATATTCCGAGCGCCCTCAACGGAAATTAGCCGATAAAAGGAAGACCCTGGATTCGAAGATGAATTTGACTATTAAGGAAGAAAGTATTTAAGGAAAAATTGAAACATTTTTATGTGAACGATCACGACAAGACACTGGTTAATACGTCACTTTTCAAAATGGAAGTTGTTCCCTCTGCATACCGTATTTCTACCATGACCTGTAATGGGTGCATTGGTACGCAAGTTGACATCGGGACGTTCTTTCATAACGTATTGATTGCCGCTCATGGGTTCGTGTATGCCGAGTACAAGGGTACCGAACAAAGAGGCGTGAAACCCAAGCCGAAGCGGGGTTCCAAGACAAAAAAAGATGGCGATGTGGATCGCAAGTGCTTTGATAATCAAGTAACAGTGATCTATCATTACGCTGACGGATATTTTCCGAACATCAAATTGTTTCGGAACGGTAACATCCAGATGACGGGCATCCGTAACGCCGAGGATGGTAAAGAAATTGTCAAACGGATGGCTTCCGAGGTGCGCCGTATTTACGAAGATGACATTCCGCAAATAGTTGCCGATATCACTCAACTACAGCCCTCGGATTTCAAGATCCGCATGATCAACAGTAACTTTTCTGTGCCGTATTCTGTTCGGCGTAAGGACTTGCATAAACTACTTATATCCCCAGAATACAACAACAATTGCAATTTCCAAGGAACGACTTATCCAGGCGTTAAATTGTATTATTATTGGAACAGCTCGAACCCAAAGAAAAATGGGGTGTGCTGCTGCGAGAACCCGTGTTATGGCAAGGGCAGCGGCCATGGAGATGGGGAATGCAAGAAAGTGACCGTAGCCATATTTGAGAGTGGGAATGTACTTATCACAGGGGCTAACACGAAGGAGCAGATAGATGATGCGTACACGTTCATAACATCCGTCCTTATCAAACATGTTGCCTTGTTGAAAAAGACCCTTCCTTCTCTACCTCCCAAATAAGTCTTCTATTCCTTCCGACATAATATATTGTAGTCAGCTCCAAAAGTGTCATGAGCATACTGATTTACATGGTTGTTTCCCGGTCTGGTAAAACTCGGGATGAAACTCATCCCTCCTGGTGGTGGGTTTGCGCTTCCGAGGTTTTTTGTGTATGTGTCAGCGTCCGGAACGATCGGGATATTGCCCCATGCGGCATTTTGAGAAAAGGGTTCTCCGGTATAAAGTCCGCCATTAACACTACGAGGTGGAGCAGGTACTGGACCTTTCCAGCTTATGTATGAGTATGATAGCGTCATATATCTACATCGATATAAGGAAAAACAAATTCTGCTTTCAAGTTATGACCAAGCGAGACCGGTTAGAAGAACATGGGTTGGACTCGGATGAGATGTTGCGTATCGTAAGCGAGATGTGCGCATATGAAGGCAATGAGAGGAGGAAAAGGGCGGAGTTCGAGGTAAAATACCCCGATTTTGTGGATCGCTATCCTGTATTATTTAAAATGGCATGCGAACCCAATTTTGATGTGGGACGCTTTAAATACATGATTGGACTTCGCGATGATGTGCTGTCTCGCAAAACCACACTTGAAGATGCATCCAAGGAGGTTGGCCAAAAGATGTTCGACGTTTATGTAAAGGATAAAGTCCAAAGATCGTAAAATATTTGTAGAGGATAACACCCTTCAACGCAAAAATTGACAAGTATACATACCGATATAAGGATATCATCCGTGTACATCTCTAGAACTTTCAGCGAACATTAACTTACTTTTCAAAATGGCAGTCGAAATTCCTTCCACTCTCAACCAGCTGATTCACGAGGTGCTCGCCCAGGAGCTGACGGCCACACAGACCCGTGCCGATGTGTTGTTGTCCGTCTTGCGAAAGTACCATTTCTGGCCTGCTCTCCAGATGAAGAAGTTCTTTGACCGCAGTGGTCTGGTTCTCCTTCACAACACCTACAAGCGCACGGATGTCGATAGTTTCCAGCAGCTATACGATGAGTGCCGCAGCGTGGTGTTGGATCTGGACGCTCCCGAAGGAGAGAACATCGTGGTGACCTTGGCCAACGTCATTCCGCAGCGGTTCACCGCCGAACAATACCAAATTATCATGGCGGATTCGGATGAGTGCGAGGTCAGTTATGAGGGAACAGTGATTTACGTGTACGAACACAATGGCAAGTGGCACTTCGGTACCACCGGATGCCCGACCGTGAATAGTTCCCGCTATTTCCATCCCACGAAGAGCCATGGTGCGATGCTGGATGAGTTCTTGGCCAAGCATTTCTCTGTTGAAGGCACGGAGGAGACAGATCGGTCTCAAGCTTTGCGGGATGCTTTCACCGCTCAGTTGGATGTGACCAAGTCGTATGCGTTCGTTCTCGTCCACCATGAGAATGGACACATCATGGACTATACGCAGGAGTTCGGCGCCGAGTATGCTGAGCTGATTCACATCAGCACCCGCGATCGCACCACTTTGAGTGCGGAATCCCTGATTACGGATCCGCTGGCCGCATGGGGAATCAAGTACGCGCAGCGCTTCTCACAGCCCGACCACGCTGTCGCATATATGGCAGAGAACAACGTGTATGGTTTCATTGTCAAGAAAGTGGACGGCCAACTTCTGAAGGTGTCGTCCGCACACATCGTCACACGGGAGGAGTGCGACCTCGGAAACCCCAACAAATGGCATAACATGTTGTGGGTGTATATGCAAAACAAGCCATCATATCACATCAACGACTACATCCACGAGTTTGCGGCCGACCTTGAGTTTCCCACCGATAGCTTGGGACGCGACATGGCTCCCACCTACATCATTCATACCGTCATCTGCACCATGCGAGATATCTTGTATGACCTGTATGTGGCCACCACGGCCTACAACCCGAGCATCACGAAGTTCCGCATGAACAAGATGGTTGATGCGTCCCTTCCTCCCATCCTCCGTTTCCATCTGGCACAACTGCGTCACTTCCAAGTGAACGGCCACTCCCACGCATTCTTGACCCCCAAGGCAGTGTATCACTATATTTGCCATCACCAGACTCTGAAGAACACCCGCACGCTGATTAACTTCTTTGCAACCACCAGCGGTCACAATATGACCTTCCGCCAGGCCGAGTGCTTCGGGGTGCTCAACCAACTGTTGTCAGAGTAAAGAGCAGTCGTCATGCAACTACCATAAACTAGAATTTCAAAACACAAAAAACAAAAGAAAAAAGCCTTTTTTGGCATTTCCCTAATTTGTTTTTCTTTTTGTCCAAGCAATGTCATTAAATCAACAAAATGATGACATTCTTAAAAACAATGATGAACTTCCGACAGTTATTGCAACACAAAATATGTTTTTGGTGAATATGCTTTTTAATGAGAGCCACGGGCAACATATTGCAAGAGCGAACGACGACCCTCGTGGTGGAAAGTGAAAGCGAGGCACCGACGGTGTTCTTGTGGAAGACACGTTGTACATATCCTTTTTTACCGAGAAGAGGTCGCGTATAACGATGAGTATAGTATTATAGCATATACCAAATCCAAAAAGAAACAACTTAGGTGGTAAACAAATAGGAATGAGTTTTGTGTGAAGGAGGCATATGATTGGATTTACATCTTACGGAAGACAACCCAACGATTCAAGAAACTGAACCGTGTTTGTATTGGGTCTTTCTCCAACTCCAATATATCAGTGTCGAGATGTGTCCTCTCACTCGGATCATCAGGGATTTCGTTTCGTAGGTCAGCAAATGTTTGTGAAAACATCGCTGTGTCTGCAAGCTCCAGACCATGTGCATGTGCGTGTTTAATCAAAGTGTCCAAGTTCACCAAGAATTCTGGAATGAGTCGATTTGTGTTCTCAAGATACACATCAACTAGCTTGCCAAACGGCTCTTCGTCTGCGGTGATATAGGATTGGTACCTCTTAATGATCGCCCACACCGTTACCTGATCGTCGAGCTTTTTGCCCTCGGCGACACCTGAGGGGAAGCTGGATAGTAATGAGTCTACATGATCACCGTCCATGAATGTTGCAAAGAAGATCCCATTCTTTTTCAAGTTGCGTGATACGTTGGATAGGAATCCGTGTAGTTTTTCTGGGCTTTGGAAAAAGTAATGGATCGCAAACTGACATGATACAACGTCAAATCCACGCGCCGCCCGCCCCGTTATGTAGCGCAGGTAGGGTTGTGACGTCACATTGTCGCGCCTGAACACGAGACGCAACAACTTCTTGGATTCCTCATCCATGCCTTCGGCAGCACTGCCGTCATGTAGCGGCAATGCACAATCACCGATAGCGAATACCATATCGGGATAAATCACGGTCTCAACACCGCCAATCATAGCAGTGATTGCGCGCTTTTGTTTCTGAACACGTGCGTAAGAGCCTTCCCTTGGATGTGTAATGTTATCGCGAACAAGATCAACACCTAACACGAACTTATAGCCAGCATCCCTCCAGCGTGGAAGGTCACCTGCCATACCACAAGCTAACTCCAAGAGCGAGTCACGACTTTGCGATAAGAAGTAGAGCTTCTTTTTGATACCTTGGTTGTGAAAGTTCAACATGTGTACTGACAACATATGTTGTCGTGGTATTTCACGAGCATAATATGTGTCATCAACACCCAACAATTTCTCTTCCAGCTCATCGGGTGCATCCGATTGCTTCGCATCTTGTACACCTGTGATCATTGCTGTCGTCACGGGGTTATGAATTGTTCGCCAGATGCTCATCGCCACACTAAGGTCATTCGCGGTTTTACTGAGTTTGCCAGTGCGTTGGAAAATACGCGTCTTATCTTCACGAACGCGAAGGGGTACCCACCGACGAGACACGTGTACAGAGGGGTCGGGGTTATAAGCAAACTCCACGATCATTTTGGTACCAATCATATCACCATTCTCTGCACGCGCATAACCGCCTTCGCGAATAGGGATGTGAGCTTCTTCGACACCACGTTCATAATGAGATATGGGCTTGAATAGTTTTGCCCTGTATATATCCCCTACGTTCCGCATAGCCTTGTTATATTCTTTATCGTACCGCAAGCGGAGGCCTTCCATGACAGAAATGGCTTCCCATTGGGTGGCGTTGTAGCCCGTAAACAACTTGGCAACCACATACGGTTCTTTGGTAACTGGATGAATTCGTTTTCGTTCGTCGATTTCTACTAGGAAGTCAATCGTGTTTTGTTCGGATGGCTTCCATTTGAGTACGCGATCCCATCGGACATTCTCAGTGATCTTAACGGGCTTGTTTGGGTAGTATCCGAAAACGGGCAGGTCTTTGGGCGTAAAGATCAGACCATCAATCTCATACGGCAGGTGCTTGCTCGACTCCAGTATTTTTTTACAGACAACAAACATGTCATCGCCTTCGGCTGCGATATGTCGTTTATAATCTATTTGGATGTATGCGTCATCACTAACATCCCACATATCAGTTTCCACGATTTCAATCAATTTAGTGTAACGGCATGGTTTTGTATCGTGAAGCAAAGGTAAGTCCATGACGCTTTCACCGCCGACGAAGTAGACATCAAATGCCATAAACATGTCATCTGTCTCCCCATCTTTACGGATGGAAGATGGAATAAACTCGCCATCTATCAAGCTGTGATGCATCTTGGCGGACTTAGCACGGAGCCCGATTGGCTTGATATCCAATGTATTGTTGATAAGGTACGCTTGTCCATCGCTGTGTATATACAGCAAGTATCTTTCGCCATCCGCTTTGTCTGTGACTGCGTAGCCATGTTGGATGCTTACAATACCATAACTGACACTTGGATCTAAGATGTGCATTCGCTCTAGTGTGACCGGCTTCGGTGCGAAGAAGAACGAGGTAGTGGTTTCCTCTCCTGGACGTCGTCGTACTTCTGTGAGTTTTTTGCGAATGAGAGTGTGATATTCATGAATCACTTCTTCAAGCTTTTGTTTGGACATCACAAAGTAGTCGTTGTTTATGATTTGTATAAAACGTACGAGTCCTTTCATGACTTGAAGGGGGTCGTCAACATCCTGACATTCCATCATCATTCGGTATTCCGTGGGCGCCGTTGATACACCCGAATCCTTCATAGTCATGTGTGGCTCCTTTGAGTTCCGCGACAGCGACACATTGTATTTTATGTGCGCATCCCCGTACGTGAATGACTTTCGTAAGAAGTAGAATTTGGGAACGTCAGCCCAGCTGCTGGGCTCGGTCTCCATTTCAACAACTCTTTCTTCAAGCACACCCGAGTTGATCCTCATAGGAAGTTCATCTGGCAACACATCTCTTGCGACAAGAAGGCGTTGCTTCCATACATGAGGCACGGCTGCTGGCGTCTCAAAGTGGCAGTATTTTGTTATGTTAGGAATGCCTTCGATCTGAAGGACGAGGCCAGATTGATCCCCTTGTTCCGCAATCACCTCCAATACCTCATCTTGATCTTCCTCTGTCAAATAATCTTGAGATCGTATCAAACTCCATGCATTTTGGAAGTCCGTTTGCGTCCAAGCCTGCTCGCTCTTTTGAAAATCAAATATCCACTTCCTCCCATCTTTCTCTCGGGAAATTTTCAAATGAGATATCAGGAATGGTAACATGATTTCCTTTGATAACTCCATATTGACTCTATAATCACAAAAGGAATTTTCCTTATATCTATCACTTTTTACTCCTGACGTCTAATACAATGTCTTTGCTCAACTCTATACCATCCCACTTAAATACTTTTCCGTCTATATGGATGTTAGCGTTCAATAAAAATGAGCAAAGCTCCCAGAAAGAAGGCGGAGGAGGCTTATGAAGCCGGATGCCATTCGATATGTACGCAAGAACTTCCCGTGATCTTCGGGATCCAACCAAGCTCAATCCGGGGTCACTTCCGACAAACCGTGAAACATGGTCACCAAACCTACGAAGGGCGTCTTCTTTTAGGTGGTCATTATAAAGCTCATACAACTCCTCGAAATGTGGAAGCATTTGTTCAATAACAGCTTTTGTTTTGACGTGCCTTGCAGTTGTAACCGGTGCACGCGGCGTACTTTTCGGAGACGTGGTGTCACATTTAGGGCGTGCACTGCATTGATATGATACTTTTTGTGTCCACTCGTCGTTTCCAATCCGGATTGTGGTCAGACCCGAAGGTAAGTTCTTGCGAAGCAAATCCAACATTTTTAAATATACAGTAATCCTATATGACATAGGCTTCAATTTTTAAGTCAGTTTTGGCATTGGTCACGAGCGGCGTCTGCTTGGCAAATTTCTTTTTCAATAGATAAAATCGCATACTCGATGAAACTTTACTCGTTTGCGACTTCTTATCACCTTTATTATCGGTTATACTGCTCAATGGATCATGTGAAGTGAACGTGAGGTCGGCGTCTGCTTTTTGAGTGTGTATGTTTTTGTTCAACACATCGCATAAAGACTCATAATGCTTGACTTCGTTCTGAGACTTGTTACAAAAAGCAACATATTGCTCTATCTTACATATCATATCTTCTGGAAGCCACGATAAGTTTATGAAAACGCCATTATTATTTCTGGTGTACTCGCATTTATTATTGTGAAGGAGCTTAAACAACTCATTTACTTCCGTCTCCTCAAGATTTTGGATGGCGGCAACCAGGATTTTGAAACGATCCTTATCCATATTATTGCTTATGAATACAATTGAAAACCTTATATCACTCGTACTCGCTATAAGAAATATCGTCGTCATCTACATCCGATCCTCCTTCAAGTTCCTCATCAAACTCCTCATCTATGAGTTCTTCCTCCACGTCATTCTCGACTGTGTCGTCATCGTTATCTCTCTCCCGTTCAACTTCATCATCTTCCTCATCACTGCTTGTCTCACTATCATCGCTCTCTTCCCCACTCTCAATATCTTCCAAATCTTCCATGATCGGCAAAGCCTCCTCTTCCTCTGGGACATTATCCACCTCATCCTCATACACACCCGTGTCGTGCCCATCCTTCGGTGGTTCGCGGATGGCCTTGCCAATGATAGATATTTTTTTGTCATTCAACTGATACCGTTTGCCCAAGACCTCGATAAAGATACGATCTCCTATCTCCAATGCCTCCAAATCAATGGTAGAAACAATGCCAACGGAGCGCTTAGGAATGATAATGTCCAACACGGGTTCCTCTTTGTTGTTTATCACCAACGTACTTTCGGCATGGACACCCAATGCATTCTTGTTTTTGACAACCGCCTCAAACACAGACCCAACGGCAGGATTACAAACCTCGGCCTTGCAAATCATTTCAAACTTGATATGTCCGTTGAAATGCTGCTTCACAAACGAGCCCACCGACCGCTTTACGATGACGATGCTATTTGGGCGGATATAACCATATCGCGAACAAACCCCTTCCAAAGATGTGCGGATTTTGTGCAAGATCACGTCTTCGAAATTCATCAACAACTCCGAAGGAGCGAGCTGGATGGATGTCTTAAAACGAATTGGGACGAAAATATCCATTTTGACCAATGTTTATGACGTCTCTACACTCTATGACAGATCAATTTTTCACTTAAGTCGATTTTGGCTTGTAATTAGGGAGGAAATAAACACGGTTGTGCTTTTGAAGCTCGATGCCCAGGGTGAAGCAAACTTGTTCCTTCGTGGAATCCTTGTGTGTGACTGCGTCTATCCCTAAATCACCAAGGAACCTTAACGTCTCGCTCTTTCTTAAAGAATCGCAAACGACACCTTTTCGCTTTCCACCCGTCGGTCCCGTCATCCATATTTTCAGCTCATTCACCATGGGCATATTGGGTTTCTTGACATACTTATGGGGTTCCATCACTGCATACACATATTCATTCTGTTCGGGACGTGTGACGAGTGTCCTTTTTTCTTTGATAGTACTTAATTCAGTTGTTGTAGCTTCTCTAAACATATTCCGGTCAACATCGTACATGTATGCGACAAATTCGGAACTATTGAAAATATCGACATATCCTATAAACGGACTTCCTTTAAATGTCCGGTGCTTCGGGATCTCTGTACGTAAAACAAACGCTCCTTCATTCGCTAATATATCTACGTGCGAGCGAATATTGTCTGGGATGTCACCTCCGAACCCCAACACGGCTTTTGCAAATGCTTGCCATGACTCGGAATCCAACGCCTTGTATATTAGCATTTTTCCAACATACGGGTCATTGATTGGCTGTTGTGCCATGATATTTACCTTATCACTTGTTTCTTGATCAACTAGTTGTTTATCTTCTCCGATGATTTGTATACTTAAAGGACGACGGCCTTTCTCCATCTTGCGGATCACATACCCGTCTTTATGAACTAAGAACTCGAAACCTTTCATGAAGTCACCTTCTTGTGTGGCTTGGTGTAAGACTGACGAAGCTACCGGTTCGGGCATGGCAATGGCCTGAAGGAGCTCCGCACGTTGAAAATAATGACGATCATGCCACCTTTGAAGAAACTTTCGCAATCGTTGGAGCCCTGTAGGCAACAGTTGACGGTATACGGTTCTCCGCATACTTGATGAGTCCTTGTGGGAAATGTCATCAAGGTAGGGGCATTTGGGTTCTTGGCTTATGTCATCTCCAAGTTGATACGGTATGACAGCGCCTTGAGATGTCCTAAATGTTACATCGAAACCAAACAACGATTTAGGAAAGTAGTTAACATTCTTCAACAAAGAACAATCGAGTGATGCATCTCGGATGACATCTTCTACTTCATCCATTTGTTTGGCCTTTCGTGCCGCAATCTGATATGTTCTCATGTCTGCGCTTTCCTCGCCTTCAGCTACATGTATGAAGACAGTGACATTCCTCTCTTCCAAAGGCAACATCGTATGAGAACATGTACGAATCGCACGCCCAATAACTTGATCAAGGCGGTTCAAATGATACCATGGATCAAGGACATGAACCTCGCGGATATTTTGCAATGATAAACCTTCACCCGCCACAGGAGACATCAGGATCACCTTGATGTTTTCTCCGTGCTTATTCTCACGCGTGTTAACTACTTTCAATATATCCTCAATCTTGGTATTTCCCATCGCCGCCGATTCTCCAGAGAGGATGCAATAAGACGGAAAAGGGATGCCCGGGTATTTTACTGGTGGTTTTATGATATCGGGGTTCTTCAGAATATTTCGTCCACCGTGCCTCCTGAAACCCATATGTTCCAGTGCCACTGCAAGGGGTAGTACGCCGCTCCACACAAACTGCGAGTAAACAATAACGATACCTTCGGCTTTCTTGATGAAATCACAAATTCTTTGGATCTTTGGCGCGATCACCCCAAGCTTCTCGGGGGTTGGAAACAATGCATTTCTCCGAGATTGCAAATACGACACTTGAATTGGCTCGGCATCATCCTCTCTCTCAAAAACGGAATAGAAACCTTTGGAACCCACCTTTGCAGATGCACCAGTTGGGAAACAGATATTGTTGGCTTGGTGGAGAACCGCATCGCTTTTGGACATACTCTTTATGCTATCAACTTGAAATGGTGTTAATGGCGTAGGTATGATGTCATCTGGAACCGATTTTTCCCACCTTTCTGATGTGGTTAACACAGGAATATGGCTTTTCCCGGGAGACAACCTCGTCGCAAATGTGAATGGATTGGTTCCCTTGATGTAGCTAATGTATTCCGATGATAGTTGTTTTAGTTGGGCAAATGCCGTCTTGGATTGTTCGCCTTTCGCGTTGTATAAAGATGGTAGCCGACGAAGAACGTCGTTGCGTTTATCGTTTGTCGTTAATATTGATAACAACCAGAATATCTCATCGGGCTCGTTGTACATAGGCGTGGCCGATAACAATACAATCCTGTTGTTGACCCCATTCTTAGCTACCTCCAACAAAGATTGAGCTACCTTTTTGTCGGTTTCTTCAATACGAAGGTTGTGTGCCTCATCAACGATGAACACTTTGTTTGTGATGTTCTTTTCATACACACCATTCTTTTTCCACTTTTCAACCTCAGATGCAAACCCATCATAGGTGAACATTTGATAACGGCTCTTCACTATTGCCAAAATCTTCTTTTTCAACAAGTCGGGATCGCTTCCGAATACCATACGGCGATATGTATCACCGGTACATTGGTTACGGATGAACTCGGTATCCAGCAACCGAAGGGTGTTAAACACTTGCTCCTCGTACGATTTCTGTAACGCATTCGGTAAGATAACGTAGATACCCGGTCCGTCGCGAACGGTATGATCCGTCAACATGGCTTCAGCGATAGTTATGGATGAACACGTTTTCCCAACACCGAGTCCATGATACATAAGTAAACCCCGATAAGGTGACCTACGGGATAAGTAGTGTTGCATCAAATGTTGGTAGAGTGTTTTTTCAAAGATACATAACTTTGTCACCCGGTCATCATACTCCTCTTTTGTGCCCACTGGAGTCACTGGAGGAATGCCAAAAATACGGTATTCTTCAAGTTCCGCAATTTTGGACTGAAATTTGGGATCACCATGCTCCGGGAATGTAAGCATTTCCTCTAAAGAATGCTCATAAAAATGATTATTAGTTTTCGTTTGCCACCAACCGGAAATAACATTGGGCACAAAGCTCCACATCAACGTCCGCATCATGCAGTCTTCCTTTGGGAGCCTCGCCGAACAGCTGTTCATATAGCACACCCAATTTAGGCCATTTGCACTTGGGAGGTGTACCCATGATCATTGTGCATTTTTTTGTCTTTTTGTTCCATTCATCAATCAAATCACAACTTCCGTATCTATGCAATTCAGAAAGCAACACAAGGTTATCAAACCTGATATTATGGGCTACGACTGTATCAACTAAAGGGATGATCTTTTGGAGTTGGCTGACGACCTCGGAGAAGGGTCGGCCAATGTTCATGGCCGTCTCGGTCGTGATGCCGTGAATATCACTGGCTCTATCTGGGATCGTGAAGCCGTCTGGTCGTACAATGATATTATGCTTTTCTTGAAGTCCTCCGCGCTCGTCGTAAACGTGCCAGGCAATTTGTACGATACGGCACCTCTCCCATGACACCGAGTTTGTAACGTCTCCACCTCGCGGCGGCAACCCAGTGGTCTCGGTATCAAACACGAATATCTTTCTAGCCATTGGGCTCGTTACGGGACTTACGCTTATATCGTCATCTGATGAAATCAAGAACCTTTCTATGTGCCTGTTTGAACAGTTCCTTTCTCTCTTGGTTATGCGCTCGGATGTGGGTGAGCGTGTCTTCGAACCGGAACCATGATACCGCTCGCACCTCCCGAGCTTGGTTGATGTTGTAAGGGTCAACGGTTGTAGTTCGGCATTGGTCGCCTTGGAGGCATGCGATGTAATAGACGTGCCTGTAGAGAACATTGTTTGTACCAAAGAATATCTCCTCGAAGGGGGGTAGTTTGGTGATGACTTTGATGTCAGATGGTTCAAATGCTGTCTCTTCACAAAACTCGCGCACAGCACAATCAATGTCCTCCTCCCGCAAGCGCCGCCTGCCTTTTGGAAACCCCCACTCTGGCTCGGTATAAGGGCTCGGTGAATGCTCGATCAAACTCTTCAACGTAACAAACTTGCCTGCGACATAAAGACCATTCTTCAAGCAATCAAATTTTCTCTTGGCCTCATAATATTCGGAGGTATGCTTGGGAATTGACGGTTGAAACCATATGATATTCCACAACTCTTCAAATGTCTTGGTCAACAACAACTCACGTTCTGATATTGCCATGCAACTCAACAATTGGCTGATATAAGCAACTTGTTCGGGCTTGTACTTGCCTCGTATGAATTCCATGAAGCTCAAGCTATCTTTCCTTTGAATCATGAGGTATTCTATCTCTCCATCTCGAATACGGAAACATATGACACCAAAACTCATAATAGGATGCGGGCAATCTTTGTAAAGATGCCCGTGAAGGCCACAATTTCTGCAAGTATGGGGCATATTATTATTCCCTTCATTGCTTTCCCTTATTATATGTTCAAATCCTGGTGGGGGCACCGCCTTCATTGTTTTATGTTTTATATATTACGTAAAGCACGTAGCGTAAAATCTTTAAATAATATTTATAGGTAGAATGGGATTAGATCCTAAGTTTTGGGGTCCTCACGTTTGGGCGGCTATTCATTTGATATGCCTTGGAGCTCCGGAGTCTTTCACAGATAACCAATTGAACTACCGCAAGTTTATTGAATCGTTGCCAGGAGTGCTGCCATGTGAAGCGTGTCGGCAACATTTGGTAGACAACTTGAAAGCGACCCCCATGGATGCCGCATTGGCTGGGGGGAAACATTCGTTGTTTGTTTGGTCGGTAAAGCTACATAACACGGTCAACAAGATGTTGAACAAACCCGAAATGTCTGTTGAAGATGCCTATAAACATTGGACGAATGTAGCTAATGGTGTGAAGTCACCAAAGAAAGATGAAGCGATTGCTCCTTCTTCTTACGAAAAGAATGTATTTGATACTAAAACCATAATAATGGTAATGTTTCTCTTTGTTCTCATAATATGTGTGCTTTTGTGTGTTAAGATTAGAATGCCTTGAGTTGGAAGCCCTCAGCCCTCATCTCGTTCACCTTGGCATATTGACCGGTGAAGTGCTCATTCGTTGTAGCAGGGGCTGGTGTGTTTGAGGATGCCATCATCTTGGCCAGCTCAACGGACTTGGGATCGATATATTGAGGTGTGCCAAATGTCTCGGTTACCGTTTCCTTCCTTTCAGGGGCAGGGGGAGGGGGATCCCTTTGTGCAGTCTCAGTCTCCTCCTCCTTCATGTCAGTGAAGCCTTCAGTTGCCTTCCTGTTCTCGAAGAACTCTTGAGCTTGCTTGTTGGCCTCACCTTGCATCATCTCATAGGTCATCATTTGATCAATCTCCTTCCTTACATCGGTGCCATTAATAAGGGACATGACGCCCACTACTACAATAATAGCGGAGTAGATCAGAATGAAGAAGGTGCCGATCCAAGCATATGCGCCGCACCACCACCGCTTGTTCTTAAAGCCCGAGCCGGTAACAAGGCACGTCAGTTGGAAGAGGGACAGAAGAATACTGGGTAAAGCTACAAGGAACATGATGAGGATGAAAAGGAACTTTTGGCCAACGGGGACTTGTTCCTTGCCAAACAAAATGGCAAAAGCGACAACTACGAGGGCAAGCATGATGGCCATACCGGCATACTTGGATTGTGGGACACCAACGAAAATATCAAGTAGAGCCATATATGATTGTTCTATAGTTACATGCGAGAAAATATAATTTTTATTTAAAGACATGACAATATAAAAATTGAACGTCCTTTTTAAGAGTTCGGTACTTCCCTCCCAACCAACAAAGATGGGTATTCCTTATTATTTTTACGTTCTGATGAAGAACTATCCTCGGATTCTGCACAGCACAACACCTAAACGCTGTACTGACTTCTTTATGGATTTCAATGGAGCAATCCACCACGCAGCAAACATGGCTTTTGAAGCGGATCAGGATGGAATGTCATGCTGCGACTTTGACGCCCAAGTGATGGAGGTTACTTGGAAGTATCTCCAAGAGTGTGTGTCGGTCGCAGACCCTTCCGATATGGTTCACGTTTGTACAGATGGAGTTGCACCTGTTGCGAAGATGTATCAACAACGGAAAAGACGTTATCTTTCTGTTTGGAAAAATCAACAGCTTCGCCACACACCAAAATGGGATCGTAATTGTATCAGTCCTGGCACTCCCTTCATGTGCAAGCTCGCGGCCTTTATGAATCAAAGGATCCGTGATAGAGACATGAAAAAACAAGTCAGCTACTTCTTCAGCTCCGCAGACGAAGAGGGGGAAGGAGAACATAAGATTTTCGCACGGATCGCCACGTTGCCTTCTACATCCCATATAATTGTACATGGATTGGATGCTGACCTTATAATGTTGTCTTTGATATCTCATAAACCCCATATATTCTTGATGCGCGAGCCCACTGGAAATTACAAGGACATGCAAACATCAGATGGGTTCATGTACGTTGAAATTGATAAGTTGCGCGTTGCCTTGCTTCAAGATTTGCGCATACATTATTCGTGGCCTGTAACACAAGGAATGATGGACGATATTTACTGTGATGCAGCGTGCAAGATTATAGAGTCATACGTGACACTCTGCAGTTTGTTGGGCAACGACTTCCTTCCACATCCTATTACACTACCCTTGAAGAAAAACGGGTACGAAAAGCTCCTCCTTGCGGCATCATCGCATTGGGGGATCCATCAAGATCTCATCCTCCCAAACGCCACCGTCAACATGCCATTCCTTGTTGATATCCTCAAAAGTCTTGCTGATGATGAGGATGCAAGCATGATGAAATCCAACGAGGACTATTTGAAGCGTCGGCCGTTTGAATGCAAGGAAGATCCACTTGATCCATACCCTCTTTTGCACAAAGACCCCTTGTGCAAGGCAATATATGACAACCACCCTAACAAGTGGAGAGCGCTTTATTATAAACACTTGTTCTTCACTCGCTTACACGACACCACTGTGATCACAAGTGCATGCAAGGTGTTCGTGCAAGGACTCACGTGGGTGTACCGGTACTACAAGCGCCTCCCGAAAGACCCACGTTGGTACTACCCCTATAGCTACTCCCCTACCCTGCGGGACTTGGCCAACTTTACATCGGGATTGTCAGGAGAGGAGGCGTCGCGATTATACAACACTTTCACGACACCGGCAAACAGGGGGTTTGTGTCACCGAATCTCCAACTATTGTGTATCATGCCACTCGGAAGCAAAGACATCTTGTCTAAGAAAGTACAAGACATAATGAGCGCACCCGACTCCGGTGTTTCGCATATGTTTCCAACCTCATTTGGCATCCAAACCTACGCCAAAGGGCACTTGTGGGAGTGCATCCCGATCCTTCCGGCACTTGACATTCCGCTTCTCGAAGCTTGTTTGACTTAAGAACAGACGTGTTTATGTATGCAACTCCGAAGCTATGTCAACTTCATTGTCTTGGAACGATATTTTGAACGCACCGTGTTATCTTTTGAACATGGACAAATGTACAGACCGTTTAGACATTGCCACTACACGTATAAAGGATGTCAACTTCCGCAACGTATCTAGATTCGCCGGACTGGATTCGGAAACAGACGATCTACATGCAGCTTGGGCAAAGTTTGGATCGCCCAAGTTTGACCCCTCAGACCCTGAGTTTGTGAAATACCCTGGGAAACAAGCATGTGCATTGGGACACTACAACATTTGGATTGATATTATCCAAAAGAACATACCATACGCCGTAGTGTTTGAAGATGATGTTGAATTTCACAAAGAATTTAAAAATCTTGCCCCAATATATTGGCTCAATACACCAAGAGATTTTGACATTCTTTATTTTGGTGCTCAGATAGAATCGCCACACATCACAAAAGACGATCATATTGTTGTAGCTCCGGTGTTTTGTACTCATGCGTATGTCATAACGCATGCGGGTGCAAAGAAATTGTACGATATATGTATCAATGACCCTCGTGGGACACGCACGATAGATTGCATGATTATAGACAAGATGCATCACGCATTAGCTACGAATGGCAACGAATGTGCTTTTATGTGGTATGCTTGGAATGCGACCGGATTTCAAGACGAGAACCGATTCAAGCGGAAAGATTGGGCAAAGCGAAATATGGGGCTTGTTTTCCAAGACGCAGAGCTTGGCACATTCGTTCGTCCATGGTAAGCATATAAGACGACAATAATAAAATAATTAACTTATAAGAGATATCATACATTTTATGAATACTTCATCTTTAATCGATTGTTGCTTAGGAAGCAAAGGCGCGCCGTTCGATGTAGCTCAAGTCGCCAATAGGGTTTTGGCTCACAGATTTCGTTACAAGGGAGACAACATTTGGGAGTATAAAGATGACAATACGTCAAATTGGGTCATCGACGAGAATAGGGCACGAATTGAGACGGCAATAAAGGTAGATGTTTGTCAAGTGTTTATGGAGCGAGCTCTATATTGGCAAGAACAATCTATGTGTCCTGACATGGCTTCTAAAATAGACAGTCAATTACGAAGTCACCGACTTCTTGAGTTGTGTCTGAAACTTAACAAAGAACGATATGTAAGGGATGTCATCAAGGAACTAAGGGCATTTCTAGCGGTTGACTGATCACGCTTGTTTTGTTTCATCCGAGATAGGATTCAAACGCATTATTGTCTTCATGTCCATAAATGATTGTTCGGGATTCGTGAAATGTTCGTTGTGCAATTGAGTCACAGTAGGAAGGGGGCTTCTGATTATATTGATTGCCGGTTGAGAGTCCCGGGATTCTCGCAGGCTTCCACTTAGCTTTTCGGCAAAATTCTTTGCCTTTTGATAAGTATCGTTCCCATGTTTTCCATGGAACTCGATCGGAGGCGCTTGGTCAAGTATTGTTTGGTAACGACTGAAACAATCCCTTAGGAATGTTATGCCAGTTGAGTTCCTATCTTCCAACGGTATGAAGATCTCACAATAGATGGTATCTGCTAGCTTTTTGAAAGCTTGTGAGCATGACAGCGACTTGGAAACAATATCACCTACCTTGAGGTATGATTCGTAGGTTTGGATTATGGCAATACCGACATTTACAATACCGACAGCCAAGCTTATATACTTTTGAGCATGAGTACCAAAACCCGATGAGCCGAATGACGCAACTCCCGAACAAGATGAAAGAATAATAGATGGAAGCCGGAGCCTTGTTTGGAATTGATGGGTTACAATATAGAGATCCATATATTCTTTCGACAATTGAATACATATGTCATGAAGCATTTTCAAGTATTTTTCTTCAGCATCAAACCATTTCATTTTGTATATAGCTTATATATTTTTGAGAGCAAGCATCTTTTCAAGGAGCTCGTTCGGTGTACACCTTGTTCGTGGATCCGGTGATATCATTGACTGTACCAAGCTCTTATAACCCTTTTTAAATCGTGAGGAAAGCCCTTTGGTGTGAAGGTGTTGATCATTATCAATGAATACGGTGCCTAAGGAGTATACATCTATTTTTTCCGCCATATCTTCATAAAGCGAAGGATGTTTATGGATCCATTTAATGAAATCTTTCATCTGCTTTTTGAAACGAGATGGAGAAACGTATTTGGAATATATTTGATGTCGGGTTTCACCAAAGTGTGATATGTTCTCTTCAACATGTGATATAATAGCAGTGGGGTCATTCGCCCCACGAAGTATTGTCATCATATATACTTTGAACTCAGGTGGGTACGGAAAGTAAGTATGCTTTATCCGAGAGGCATTTTCTTTCGTAAATACTTTCGAGAATGGCATCATGAGGCTGAAGTCGATCAGTATTGCTTTGCCGTCATGTTTCACAAGGATATTAGATGATTTTATATCTTGATGACAGTACTTATGTTCTTTCAGCATAACAAGTGCTTCTGCGATCGGAATAACAGTATCCAAAAACCCTTTTTGAGACATTTTCTGTTGTTTTACGAACCGATCCAACCTTTCTCCCCCATATGGCATAATGAGTTGATATAAAGTATCAGAGTGTTTGTAACTGTTTATATTTTGCACTACGCCACAATGCCATGTGGCTGTATTTTTCAAGGCATTATTGACATTCGTTGTACACGATTCGATCGGTACTAGTAAGTTGTCCCCTTCAGGATCAATTTTGGCAATTTTTTTTGACAATCTCACTTCCGTACTGAAGTCATGCTTGTCTACGAATATCTTTCCTGCCAGTCTCGCTTTTGCAGACGGCTTTGTCTTTGCAATCCTTTGCTTTTCCCCAGTACATTGTACCGGTGGTGTAATGACACAGCCAAAAGAACCTTCTCCAAGGAGCGTTTCCATTTGTTTTAATATTTTGTTACATTATTTAATCATGCCGCCTATTATACTCGTGATGTCAAGCTTTGGTTTTATCATCCCAAGTATCATTGCAATCAGACGTGGACGGAAAAAAGATGCACTTGCGTCGGCAATACTTACCGTGACAAGTATTGCGTTCCATGGAACGAGACATCACATTGCCTATGTAATTGATAAGACGTACGCCCATTGCTTTGCGATCACATATGTTTCAAAAGCTTTATGGCAATGTTGCACGACAAAGACGCAGCAAGATTTTATCACATGTGCTCTTGGAGTCGCATCGGTGTCATGTTACATAATAGAAGATATGATCTCAAAAAACGCTATTCTGATAGGGTGGCATTTTTGCGTTCATGCATTTTCCAATGCCGCATTGACAATATATGTATCATCTAAACATTAGAATGTCTACCATATCTTATGATTTGCTAACATCGCACTTTAAATCCGAGCTTCTCCTTGAACTCAACGAATCAAAGTATACACTCGCTGGTCTTGATACATTTGTGAAGTCGTGCACCCACATATGCACATTCCACTTACCCAATTTGAAGCTTTCCATTGTATATCCATCTGAAATGAAGTTGAATTTCCACCATTTAGATAAAGTATGCAAACGCATTCAAAGCTTGTTGAATAGTAATGTGAACACATTCTTAACATTCTTTGTTGTCCCGTTTTCAGAGCCTAGAAAGTTTCCAAAAAATGGTTCTCCATTTGGTCCGCAACATATTAACGGAGGATATACGTACCCTGCAAAAAAGACGATATTCATTTACAGATACGAAGAACTTCCGAAAGTATTGTTGCACGAAACATGCCATCATCTCCCGCTTGACACCTTCCATAGTTGGGATCACACTTCATTAATGCGTATTTACAGCTTTTTTAACATCGACAAAGAAGGGTGCTCTGTATCATGCACAACCAACATCACACCCAATGAAGCTATTGTAGAGTTTTGGGCAGAGTACTTCCATTGCAAGTTCCTATCTGACGAATACAATATTCCTTTTATTCACCTGTGGGAAGCAGAAATAAGACATGCGCTAATGAAAACAAAAAAGGTGTTGCAGTATCAAAAGAAGTATTATCCTTTATGGAAAGAAGATACTCATGCATACAGCTATGTAGTACTACGAACTATACTAATGTGCTTTTGGAGGGAATTCATCCAAATCAAAATACCTTACGATGTTAATGAAATAAGCAACTTTTTTATGAAGCACTATCAACCCATGCTGCAACTTGTTTCTCAAGTAAAAACGAAAAATACCACAGATATGCGTATGACTTTATTAGGGGATTTTTAATATATAGGCAAAATAGACTTGAAATGTATAGCGATAACAGTCCTTTCATTAAGGCAATAACAAATGCCACATTGTCCGAAGTGACAAAGCGAGTTTATTTGGAACGCTTGAAAGTACTAATCAATGAAAATGAGAAAGACATATTCTATATAATCACACACCCTCAACCAATTATCAAATGGATAAAAGCTAAGTATACCTCTGAACAAACGCAAAAGAGCTACATAAGCGCAGTTCTCGCGGTGTTTCGCCATAATGAAGGCTTGAAGCAGCAAGAGAATAAGGCATACACAGAATGGTATGAGGCGTTCCAGAACATACACAATATGATAGAAGAAAGGTACAAGAAGAATGAACCTACGCAAAAACAAAAGGAAGCCTACGTTCCGTATTCTCAAATCGTCAAGGCACGAGACTCGTTGGCAAAGGGCACGCCTGAACGGTTATTGTTTGCATTCTACACGTATCTCCCTCCTTTAAGGTGTGATTTCAACCGTGTCAGAATCTATACAGCTGAAGAAATTCCCAAAGAACCCGAAGCAAATTACATCCATCTGAAAAATACCACGCATGCCCAATTGGTGCTTAATGAATACAAGACACAAGGCAAGCGCAAATCCCCGTATGTGAAAGACCTTCCGGAACATTTGATAGAGGAGCTGGAAGCAAGTTTGAAGGATAAACCTCGGGATTGGTTATTCACTGATAAGAACATGAATCCTTATGTGCCCAAGTCCTTTACAAAATGGGCAAATAGGGTATTTGCTCGTGTGCTGAAAAAGAAGATGACGGTGTCGATGATTCGACATTCATTTATCAACAGTCTTGATTTTAACACAATATCCGTTGCCGAAAAAGAGGCGATTGCTAACGATATGGCACATACAGTCGGAACACAAGATAGGTATAGGTTGATTTTTAAGGAATAAAGTCGGTCTTAGACACCGATCCAAACTTGGTGGATCGTATCTGTGCCATACCCGTCTGGATCGAATTGGTAATTGTCTACTTCCCACCTATTGTCTAAGCCGCGAATACCCCAGTGTGCTTGTCCGCTGCGCCAGAAAGGGAAGTTTGTAAGAGCATAATCACCTTGATCGGAGAACACACTTCCTGCATTCTGAGGAATGGACGCGTTATGGTCAGACATCAATGTATATGTCATGTTTTGCATATTACCTTTTCCTGTCATTGCGTAGTTTATTACTTTGGAATCGGATGTAACAAAATGTATCTTGCTTCCAAGAGAATTTCTTGCGAAGAATCTCATTTTTGTAAAACCACCACATTTATCATATACTTCTTTCAGTAGCTTGTTGCCCACATGACCCCATGCCTTTGAGTCGGTACTACCATCCACACCAAGTGTATTATTTGATGGAATTGGAAAAATGTTGTTCATTACGGTCAAAGTCGGATTTGTACCACCTTTGTGGACGTAGTTAAGAATAAGGAGCCATTTTGAACCATCCGACATGATGTCAATATGGATGGGATATATTATCGTGCCAACTTTCAGCGAAGTCATACCGGACGATGTGGCATTTATGAAACCTTCATATAACCTTCCACCCATCACCCTTTCTAATGACGCACTTTGATAGTTGGTGAACAATTCCCGTAAGCTTCCGGCAGGGTTAGCTGGGGTCGGCTCCGGCATACCTGGGATACCGTTTACTAGAGCCGGAGTCGCAACGATTGCCTCTGTGCTCAGTGTCTTGATATCCGCATCACTTAAAGCAGTGTTATACCAATAGAAACGTTGAATGAAAACAGGACGTCCAGTCGTTTTGGTGCGGTCGGTAGCATCCCGGGTACCGCCGATGAGGAACTTCTTATATGGGCGTTCATTCCAATCAAAAGAATACGCCGCACCAAGGTCATTCGTACGTCTCAAAACTCCATTCAAATACACCTTCATGACATTCTTTTTAACTGTCACCGCATAATGGAACCATGTCTTGTATTTCGGACATTCAGATGCTTCCGTAAGATTCTGGCCAGCATTATATGTGGTGCCCGAGTCATTGGTAGGCTTTATACGATGGACATATTGTAGCTGCACATAATCTTTACTATCAGTGGATGGGTATATCCAGAATCCCGGAGTCCTATCTATATTAGCAGCGCTGGGGTTAGTCCAATCATCCTTTTCTCCGTAATAAATGACGGTTCGCCATCCAGACGAGGGTTGATGTACATATACCCACATAGACACCGTATATTCCGGATCTGCCTTGAAGTTAATACCGCGTGGAGGCGTAATACTCCTGTATTGGACAACAACATCCATCATATCATTTTGGATGACTTGCTTTGAAGTCGAGGATATCTGCTGAGGAGGTAAAGTGCTAAATGTTGATGGGAGAGGGGTAATCTCAAAGTACACGCGATCGTCTGCCGAAACGTGTGAAGCTTGAGCCAAGGAACTAATATTCTTATTCTTACATTGTAACATTAATTCGTATACGTAATCGTCCGTATTCGATGCAATACCTTGGCGCAACTCCTCAATGTCCGTCAGCTTAGCCTCGATCTCCGCCACTTTAGTGCTTACGGAAGAAGCGTCGTATACGAAATATGCGCTCGATGGAACCTGTTCAAAAAGAGTTTTACCAGGCTTCTTCCAAAACAAGTGGAGACCCTCGTGGCCACGCCACTCGAACACCCTTGCATAAAACTTGACCTTACCCTTATTGTATTGGAGTTTGCCCATGGATGTACCGTCTGTCCAGGGTCCGTGATAGCCATAATAGTGAGCAACCAACCGATTGGCCTTTGCACTCAAAGAAGCATTTGCATCCTTTTCGCCAATGAATATCTCTCCTGCGTCGTCCGACCTTATTTGGAACTCATAAGTTCCGGTTTCGGGAATATCAAAAAAGCCAATGAATTCATACGCAATGAGCTCGTCATAGGTATGTTCGAAATCGATGTCGGCTACTATCGTCTCCGTAGGAGTAGTGTTTTTCAGGATAGTATTGTATATGTATTCCATATCCTCATATGTATCGGCCTTTGGTCCCGCCCAATAATGCGTTTGAAGAGAAGGGCTCAAAGGATACTTCTTCATGGTGATGCCCGGTTTGAAAAACTCATCTTTCAACGAAAGAGTATTTGCCAAAGAATCTCGTTCAGCTAAGAGTTGTTTGTATGTTTTATCCAAGTTTTCTATGGAAGTTGTAAGGTCTATGTTTGTGGAATTAAATATATTGCCAATGGTCTTTGTGGACACGCCAAGTTTGTCCATAGAGAATCCCACCGTGGTCTTTGTTATCTTTGACACTCGTCCGCACATGTCAAAAGTAAAAGTGCATAATGACATATTCATATTCTTGGGACCGAACTTGATATCTTTCGATTTTCCGTCAGGGTTATTGACAGCCGTGAATCCAAAAAGGGAACGATACACCTCCATGGCCGTATTATAAGGATAGCGTTCGGTGAATGGCACAAGCTTGTTGTCCTTCACCGTGTACAAATTGTATGCACCGTTAACTCCTTTGTCAACGATATTCATGTTCTCATTAACAAGGAAGCCAAGGTAGATGCTTTCACTATCTAAAGATGCGGTTGGTGGTATTGTACATAACGCTTGGTTCACAGAAGCATAATCAAGAGCATTAAAGTTTACTTGGTACCAATAACTTGATTCCCCTGGGAATGTAACGGCTGTATTTTGGACTGCACTTATGACACCCTTTGTCCCAAAGTTCTTAGCCTCATTGATAGCATCCGCTTGGGTTGCCTTCTTTCCCCAGCAGAACGCCCAATTTCCAGAACCATTGTTTCGTGCACCATTCCTAGCTTGGATAGTCGCTTGATCAGTTGTATCGAATACCAACTGTGAGTACATATTGGGAATAGCTAGCCTACAACCTCTTTTCTCAGTATCATTGAAATTCACTGTGCTGCGTGCTTCAATGACACTGTCTATCATTTTTATTTGTTGATCATTGGCATTTACTCCTTTGCTCAATAGATCATTCTTTTTCAATTGAAGTTGTACGCTCGACATATCAAAGTACCCTGCTGCACATGCATCTTGGTACTTAGCCGGAACATAGTACACCGCGCAATCCTTAGAAGGAGCAGCATCGGGATTCACGTCAAGCTGGGTTGTAAAGTTTTCCTTTGTCTTGTTTCCCACGACAAACGCAATAACGAGCGCACACGCCACAATGCCAATGAAGTTCACATACATCGATTTAAGCTTCCATTGTTGCGCCGCAATGACACCAACAATGAAAACAAGTGCCAATATAATAAATTCTTTATGATTACTTGCTGCTCCAAGTAACACCAATATTGTGGCATAAAGAGCAGTTTGGGTTTCTAATATCATGGAAACACTCTACCTATTACAATACAAAAGAAACATAGTCAACATCACTTAAAGCAGGCAATCAAAATAATATGAAGCAAACTTAGTATGCCAATCGAAGATGTAGATTATCTGAAAGACAATAGTATACGACAGTCATACGTTTTCATAATTGACAGCGCCGACCGTGACAAGAATGTATACCCAACTCCTTCCGAATACGTAACAGAATTCACGGCTCCTTTTCATAACGTTATTGGATTTGAAGTATTGCACGCATCCATACCACGGACGATGTATAACATTGACGTTATCAATAATAAGATAAGCTTTTTTATCCACGACGCAACCAATACGACGATCCCCCGAATATTTCAACATGTCGAGATCGCTCCAGGCGAATATACCATACAAACGCTCATACCGGAATTGAATAGGATTTTGGGAATGCATGTAAATAATGACCCCACGGAAGCGCTCGCTTATATCACGGCAGAAGCTACAAGTAATCCACCCGATGTAAGAAACACGATCCGATTCAAATGCCCATATCCATTTTACTTACACATGGGAGAATCAACAGTGGCAGAGACCCTCGGATTTGATACGTACACACAAAAGTCGGAGAGGACATTACCTATTCTCGAACGACGGTATGAAAGCCCCTTTTATGATGTGAGGCAATTGTATCATTCTGTTGATATTCCCGCAAATGTCGCTCTTGGCGATGCCCGAGTAGCATTTGAAGGACCTCGCGGTGTCATACGCCGACTATCTTTATCCACCACCAAGTGGGTGGCACAGAAGTTCACGTTGTCGGCAAAAGGTTACTTGACACAGATTTTTGCCGCATTGTACGCATCGAATGTAACAAATGATGACGTGGCTATATGGGAAGTCCATACACAGTTCCCTCCATCTAATACCCCACTTGTATCTGGCACCATAGCATTGTCTTTCATCGATGGAACATTATCAGATAGCAACATAGTGGCGTTCCCGTTGGAGGCAAATGTCGAATACTGGATGATCATAAAAGGGGCTCCCTCTATTGATGTACCCGATTTGGCATTATATTACAATGATGTTTTAACGGATGGTTCATCAATGTTTTCAAGTGAGAACAGTGGACAAACATGGCTCACACAAGATGTAAATGGAGTATACTATAACCTTTCAATCACAATTGTAGTTAAAGACGAGTACCATGTTCTCACTGCACCAGGTATCTATAATTTGGTGGGACCAAAATACATTATAATGCGATGCCCTGAAATTGAAGAAAATAGCTTCCGATCTCTCGCATATTCCAAGCATCACTTGGGATTGGCAATGTTCCGTCTTGGTGTGGTCGGTTACAGTGAGAATCGCATTGATTTCAATAAAGTACCAACAAGAGAGTTTCATCCAATCGGAAAGCTGAAACGAATTACCCTTCGATTTGAACTTCCGTCCGGGTCATTGTACGATTTCAAAGGTGTTAACCATACCATAACGTTCGCGATTCATTACTTAGAACCGATCCAAAAAAAGCAATTCACGAACTCGATCCTGAACCCCAATTACGATGGCAACTTTATTCAGTACATGTATAAGCAAGAAGAGCAAGAGGAAGAAAGCGAAGAACAAGAGGAAGATTACAATAGAGATGACTTTTTAAACGAATACAGGCGTAACGAGCAATATTACCTTCCCGAGAACCAATGGCGTCGTGACTTGGATTTTATTCACCGGATGCCAAATTTTCGCCTTGAATCTGACGACGAATGAAGTCACGGAATTGCTTCTTTGACGGTGTAAACTCCTTCATGAGAGTTTGGACGTTGATTTTTTCCCGTATGGCGATTTCATGCAATAGATATTCGTTTTGCATCTTTACAATATTATAAACCATCTCGAAGAACCGTTCGGACACGTCCATCTTACACGACACGAATACACTAACAAGTGATGCTCGTCTTCATTTTTTAGAACGAGGCACACGCATACCTATTTCCGGTTGATGTGAACCCCTCGATGAAGTCCTCCTTTTCTTCATTCTTTTCATCTGTGTTGGATACGGTATCAACTGGGGCATCCAATTGGAGCAAGAACTTCTCGACAAGAGCCTCTGTGAGGACGCCACCTTTTACCAACTCGGTTATTTGCTCGGTGCTCAACTTATTGTCTTTCAAATCCTCGAATAATTCTTGCTCCTTGGGGCTTAAGTCACTCGTTTCGGTCTTGACCTCTTCCTTATTTTCTTCCTTTTTATCATCAGTAGTTGTTGTGAAGTGTTCAGTCTTCATGTTCATGCATCCGTAAACTATGAAAGCTACAAGAGATACAAGCAATACAAGCAGCAGCAGTATCAAAACGGTATTACGTGACATCCTTATGATATAAAAAGATATTTTAATTACTTATTTATTCTTTGCGTAAACGATCCGCTCGATTTGTTGCCTCTTCATAGTAACCAATCCGGATTGAGTTCCGTAGCATTCCATAACGAACTGGTTGTACATTTTTTTCCTCGATGGATTTTTCATTATCCTTAGTTGTATCACTCCCAACATGTTAACTATGCACCTGATATGCTCCTTGGAGTGATGTTTATATGGAGAGAAAAGGAAGCTCATATACATTTGACACAATGTATGAAACGATGCCATGCGCAACCCGTTCATCTCGACAAAACTGACGCAATAGCTTGTTTGGTAAACGCCAAAAAGCGGCATATCTTCATACATGATCAATATATGTTCGGGAACGATGTCATCCCCCTTGAAAACCTCACTCGTGACTATATTTTCATTTCCTAAGGCATGTTTAATTTTATCGGCAACGACTTTTACATCATCAGACACAATAATATCATAATAAGTTGAATAAGGCCACCCGAACGATTCATAATCAGATTTAAATAGCATCTCTTGTACTTGGGTACCACCAAACATCACGTAGTTATGATCTTTGACAAAGCCCTTGAAACGATCAAGGATATCCTGATCTAAGCCTTTAATCGGCCTATCTTTAAAGCCTTGCTTAGTTGTCTTTGAGCACCTCCTCGGAGGGTATACTTTATAGAACAAAACCAAGCGTTCATATACCTTTGCCCACCTATGGGCGTCGTATGGATGTGACAACATCAAATGAAGAGACATACGAAGGAAATCCGGATTGACTATCTTGATTCCAAAAGAGCTCTTGGGTCCTCCATGTGCCAGCTTTGCAAAGAGGTGTTGGGGTACATCAGATATGTCTAAAATCTGTAACCCATCCACAAACACCTTGTATGTATTTGGATGCAATGCTTCTTTCCAACTAGAAAGCTTGTAGCCCTTTTCGCGGAACTGTTTTACCACCCGATTAGCTACGGCTTTGGCATCGATTGCAAACACATCTATGTCAGGAAGCGAGTACGCTGAGTAGAACTTTAGGTGCGAGGGCATTATGTCGTTAAGTGCACTTCCTCCATACAACAATGCCTTCTCTTTCTTGAGAAACCTTACTGCAAGCTTCATATAAGGATGGTACTTTTCATACTCAATTTTATCAAGTTCCTCGGCCTTCTTTTCAGCCACGTCCTTTATCTTTTCAAGTTGAAGTGAAATGCTCATCTACCAAACAATGGTAAAAAAATGTGCTTGTGTTATATAGGAAATGTTCGACGGTACTGATCTTTCTCTTGCATATGGAGCCGTGTATGAGCCGCAAATGCCGCAAATGTCAACACCTCCACCACCTCCTCCCCCAGTTACTCCGCCGTCCATGGAGATCCCTGCGGCCACAATGCCTCATGTTCAACCTCCTGAGGTACAATATGCACCTCCACCTGCCATGTTTCAAAAGCAAGTTCCCCATCCAGTACCCCAAGACTCCATGTGGGAAAAGATTTCCCAAAAGAAGGTTGATGTTTTGAAGCTTTTCATACTTGCAATGGTTGTCCTTTTGGGTATATCCATGGATCGTGTAGCAACACATTACCTTACCACGTATGTTGGAAAGGCGTTTTTGAGTGAAACCCATGAGTTCCTTGTTCGTCTCAGTTACCCAGTGATCGTCCTTGTTATCCTGTGGTTGATCAAGGCACTGACGTAATCCCCGTATAAATAAGGTTCATTTTTCTGATATTGATGATAGGGAATCGTCGATATGGATCAAAGTACTATTATAACCGGTATCAGGGGAGTTATGGATCAAATTAAACTTATGAGTGGTCCGTTGAAATCCGCTGTCATAACATCGTCTATTGCGACGTTTGCAGGTATGGTCATGGCGGTTGTATTCTTGTTTATATCTATATCTTACTGGTCATCCTCGCTATCAAAGAAAAACCCAGTATTTATGGAGTCATTTGACTATTTAATGTCACAGAAAGGCTTGTCGTGGTTCCCAAATGGTATGAATTACAAATACTTCTATCTAACTTCTGTATTGCAAGTCTTTCCCTTCATTATTGCTATACTGTACATGAAGTACCGAAATTTACCAATTGAAGTCGGTGGACCCGTTGTGATCATTTTGATAGTGGTATTATTATTACATGCATGTGCAAGTATTCCTATAACTACATTACTCCTTTACAATGCTAAAAATTCAATGAAGTCCGTCAATGACAGAGTTGCTCAGGTAAATAAGTATATATATGCTCGTATGTACAAAGGTACGAAAGCCACACCTGTAAAATCAAATGAAGATGAAGAAGAATCTGAAGCAACGGCACCTGTTCAACTGCCAAGTTCAACTTCAACTCCCATTCCCAAAACCCCTACACTTGACTTCTATTCTCACTTTCAGGTTGTGCAAACCGATATGTTTATGATTAAAGATATTGCAGAAAAGGCCTTGAAAAGCTTGCCTGTAGATATTTCCGCAGAAGACCTTGCAAAAGCCGTGTTCACAATAACTTTGTTCGCTCACTTTCATCGTTTGGGTATACGTAATCCTAACATTTATGAGGCAATTGGATTGTTTAACAAGTTCAAGCTGCTTGTTCCGTTCTTGTTCAATCCTGCGGATTACTTTTTAAGGAATGGAACCTACGTCAAAGATCTTGCTCAGGTCATTGCTGTAAAGAATTCTACATATGTGAACTCCGACTTAGTCGATAAGAACAACAAACTGAAGAAAGTTATGCAACTAAACTCCGAGTGGGTTGCTAATATCAATAATATTGCAAATAGCATATATCCAGAGGATAATATATTACCTTTCATAGTAATGTCCGTTGGGATGGTAGTCATTCAGGTATTAGTGTTTAGTGTTCTCGTATATATTCTATCTCGCGACTCCGTTAAAGCCACCGTGTTACAATTTGCCACAAGTATAATCCCTAAAGAAAATGAAGTGCCCCCCTCCTCAAACAAACAATAAAAAAATAGCAACCACATAAACATCAGATAAAATCATTGTCAGCAGGTCACAATGATTTTTATAATCTCTTATTTGATAGAGAGTAATGCCGAGAAGAGGAAAAAGCAAGAAAACAGTCCAACGATCATGCACTCAAGAAGGAGCAGGGATAATAAATTCAATTAAGGAACAAGCGAGACGTGCGAAAGCATCGATTTCTACACAAATTGGGGCATTAATGAAACCAGGCGAGAAACGGAATGACAATTTTACAGTAAGTACAATTCCTGAAGGTAATAATAACGGGAATGGTGGGTCAGTACAAAATAATAATAAAGGTACTAATATTAATAACGGGAATGACGGGTCAATAGAAAATAATAATGAAGTTACTGATAATTCAAATAAGGTAAGTTCCGATAATGTGCCAAAGGAGGGTCCCAAAGCTGATGGTGTGAATGATGCGTTTTTGATTATCTACAAGATTAGCGCTATTGTTGCATCATGCACATTCATTATAGTATGTCTGATGGCTTTCATAGATCTATGGGTATACATCATACGTGAAATGTACCAAAGATCGCATTTGTTTGTGGATCCAAACATAATGAATCAATATACAACCGACTTCGATGCACTAGAATATATCCATAATAGCACAGATGATGAGCCGTATACTATATACATATCTCAAACGATATTGAGTTTAACATTCTTTATTATCGGCTTCGCACTTATTACACTAGCCGTTCACGTATCAATTTTCATTATAATGATGGTATATGCCAAAGCACGTGGCTTCAAATTCGAGAGCAAATTGGATCTTCCAATTCAAATCATAGGTGTGATTATTGCAGCTCTCGTGGGCGGCATCATATTAAGTAGCATTTACAAATCCCAATTCCTAAAAAGCGCCCGCCCATCCCTCCAATCAGTAAAATCAAGAATGCGAGATGTGAAATCCTACATTTACACCTACGTCACTAACAATACCACCTTTCTAAATGCATTGAAGTATGAAGACTTGGAGACCATATCAAAGTCTTTAAAGGAAAATGCGTTAAACCACAAGAACCTAAACAAACTAATGTTCACTCTTAACATTTTCACTTTCTTTAAAACGCAAATCCCGGAAAGCGATCCCAACATGGAGACCATGTTACAGATGTTCACATTTGATAACATCAAAAATCAAAAGATAGATCCATCTACACTTTTCTATTATAAGAAGCCGTTATATGTACCCAATATCTACCCATCTATACAATCACAACTATCCACTGTAAGTGGCTACGATGAACAAACGTTCATGAGGTTATTGGGCTCAACCATGGAGGAACTCAACAGGAGGCTTGTTAAATTCAACGAGCTTCCCAAAGGAAAGAGTAGTTTGGGTAAATACATTGTAAAAGCAGGGATAACCGGTTTCGTATTATTGGTACTTCTCATTGTCATATTACTTGCAGTGTTTGCCCCAGACAAATTAACTTTGTTAGTGGGCTATGTCTACAAGTTTTTGTTTTTACAAAGAAACAAAAATAATTTACAGTAATATATCGTGATTATAGTTAGAATATGGATGTTAGTTTGATCCCAGATGAAAAACTCACTATACATGGGTTCCAGAAAAAGTCGACTCACATTGTAGCCCTTTATATTTTGATTGCGTCTATTTTGCTCACATGTGTACCATTGCTTGTAATTGTACCAAGTGATATCGTCCCATATATTACTTATATGATAATTGCATGGTGGATAATACTATGCATGATATGCGTAGTTGTTCTTGTTGTCTTAGGAAAACATTTCATGATACTTACCAAGGCCACCTTATTGGAAGATTTATGTGGAATGCAAGGCGCGCTGGAAGGTGAAACAATACGCTATAATATGACGGTATTCTCTTCACGAAACAAAGAAGAAGAAGTATTTTTATTCACTACAATTCTCTTATCAATTTTGCTTCCGTTGACAAGTTCTATTTGGATTGTCATACAAAAAACCGGTCAAAGTAAGACGGCGTTTCTAGGTATGGCTGCATTACTGTTTATCCTTATTGTCGTATGTATATCTGTATTAAATGTTTTCTCTTCACAACCATGGAATTATTGCCCGGAATTCGAAAGTTACAAGAAACATTATGCTACATTGAAAGAATTTGTTGCCATATTGAAAAATAGAATAGAGGAAAAGAAACCTGTGCCATTTGGTTTTCGACGACTCTATGATATACTGGTAAAGCGTATCAAGGTACACAAAAGTTTGGTATCAAATGAAGAAACAATTAATGTGATGAAGAACATGACCCCCGCTCGCATATTAGAGTACTTGCATCTTGAACCTCATTCGGATTCCAAGTTAATTTTAGATTCATTACAATGTAGCGAAGTGTTCAAGACATGTAATAACAAAAAGCTACTTGAAATTCTTCTTACTGATGATGTTAAGCCATATCTTCCGCCACAAATAAAAACAATTCAAGATCTACAAAACCATGTCCAAACAAATTACAATGATCTGAGTACCGAACAAAAGGCTCTCACACCAAATCCCCTTACCGAAAGTAATCCAACTACGGTAGATAACATTCTTCCGTTTATAAAGTTTAACCGACCACCTAATAGAACCCGCCTAAACGAGTTAATGAACATGAAGATGTATGTTAACGTTTGTACTGAATGTACAAGTAACATAAAATCCGATTATAATGACTTTGGGCTTCCTTTGCTTCAGAAGCTGGCCTCTACAATGATTGCATTACGAGACATGCGAAACTTCGACCCGACAAGTTGTTTGAAATCTAGATACAAGACAATATTCTATTTGTTTCTACTCATTATACTAGTTCCATCTTACGTCATTTTCCATATTATATACAAAAATGCATCGGATCCAATTGTTGTCGTGTTTTCTATACTAGCAAGCATTACAATAATAATATACATATGTAGCATGTTTGCATAGTAAAATATAACATGCAATTATTAGAGAGTATTAATGAGCACAATAAAGGAAGATATAGAAAACCTCGTAATACATATAAGTGATACTGAGGCAAAATATAAATTCAAAATCAACGGTGCATACACTGACCGCTATCTTGACGGTAGTATCCTCAAATTTGCCATAGGACTTAAAGTTCTTTTAATTGCATTGTATTTAGTGATATGGGTGATTCTTGTCATATTTTGTGTAAAACTAAACTATGCGCGAAAGTTTGGAAAAAGACTCCAAGAAGAGTGTGGTAACGAGCATTTAGAAATAGAGACTCCACGATTTGCAATATATGAAGCACATCAAGCGATGAAGCACTATTTCGTAACAAACATGAATCTTTTTGCAACTATATTGTTCCTGGTATTAGTACTCAGCTTCCTCGAGGTATTTCAGGTTTATAAGATCTTTAAAATCACCAATACAACAGGTGCCATGATTGTCAATCAATGGTTTATGATCATTGTGTGCCTATTATTCTTCTTTGTATTCTTATCCGCATGGATTTCTGAAATTTCCGTGTTTTCTACACGAATAACAACAAAGTACAATAATCGTATTGCTCCAAGTGTACAGAAAGGTCTCACTGCTACTCTTCGTATTATGTCTTTGACTGTGATTTTATTCATAGTTTTCTTTGGAGGTCTATTTTATTATTATGGTATTAAGACGCATATATGGTGGTACATAATTACGGCATGTGTAACGAGCTTTCTTCTTCACTATTACTTTTGGTACTTTGTAAACCTTCATAACAACTCGATTGTCCCATACAGCAAAGCATCATCAGAGTTAAATAAATACATAGAGGACAAGCTCAAGTCATCCAAAGAAAGGATACTTCTGACAAACTATCTATCACAGAATATTCGTCGCACCAATCCTGATATCGATACTATGCCTGATTTGACTCAATACAAAGACAAGTATTATCAATATGTCATGCATAAAAACGGACGCGAGACCCTTAATGAAAACACAAATAGCATCGACATTCCAATCTCGACCTTAAAGGCCATCTTACAACCTATATTGTTCGCAAACATTGCAAGTATAACAGATGTTCAAGCCTTCAAAACAGACATAGAAAAAGTAAGAAATAATTTGAAAGCCATTACATATGTAACTTCAAATTCCTCCATTAAATATACTACAGTAGGTGAGTATGTACGCAAGTGGTTTGTGACTTTGATTAAAACGGTTGTAAAATCAGATGAAGATATTCGGGCAACCCGAGAGACAATCCATAAAGCTATAGACATGTATGCGTTCGGCGGAGATTTTATCGTTCATGAGAGTGGGGGACCAGCATGGGGAACAGGAATTTCAACTACAGACTCCGGAACCAAAAATGCTATCAAGGCAAAGTTTACGAAAGCTGAATATAATATCAAAGAAGTCGAAGAGATTTGGAATATACACTACTTAACATCTGGTATTGTAGTTACGAAAGAAACTTCTCAAGATGTTACGAATCTTATCGCTATAATGGCAGATTCTTATGGATCCAACACAATTTCTTATGATGCAATAAGTAGTAACATAATAAACTCTACATTAGAACCTGAAGTAATCAATCTTATAGAAGATCAAATACGGAAGTATAAAAGTGGACTCATGGTGTCCACCCTTCAAGATTATATGATAACCATGAGGAAACTTGATGCTCCCATGCAAGAAGATACAGGGAACATGATTTTTATCATAATCCGTTCTTCCTTAGTTGTCTTTTTCGTTTTCAGTTTCTTGTTGTTTCACAAGCTTTATCAAAGTGCTAAGGAAGAGACTAAAATGGTTGTGGCATTAGTAATGTTAATATTTATTGCGATTGCAGCCTGGTATTCATGGTTTATGGGTAATGTGCTTTAATTGCTAAAAAATTCTGTAGGATACTGTAAGGAGATGGATAGTAGCGCACTAGACAAATCATATTATGTGCGCGATCTAACAAGTATTGGAATGCCTATCACTAACTTTTTTCAGAGGTTTACTACCGATACGCAAGTTCAAAAGTACAACCCTGATAGATACTTTTTCTACATGCAGTTGTTGCAAGGAATTATGAATCCTACATCCAAAAACATTGTCGATACTGTGCTCTCTATAGAGGCTTCGAATCGTGAACGTCAGAAAAGAATAGAAGAAAAGTCTCGCGAGCTCGCAGACGCTTTGAGCTATTTGAACTCCATAGGTGACACTAAAGCGTTTGACAAGATAAGTGGACTCTTGCAAGCTAATCCATTGACTATTGGAATTAAGCTGACAAAGACGTCAGGGGGAGGTAAAAAGACAATAGATCACGATGACGAGTATGATGATGATGACGAAAAAGTATGTGATGAGTGCAAGTTTCATCTTACAAATCTTTTAGAACTATTACAAGCTCGAGACAATGATATTATCCAAGGCCTTAAAGAGTTGCGTCACGACAATGATTTTATGAACCATCTACAAGAAATATTCCCACGAACTATCCATGTTACACAGATGCTTGACACAGATGATGATGACCATTTTGCGGATAACGCATCATTCCTTACGCGCTATATAATTGTCGATTTAACAGATCCACGAACAAGCCATTCCCTTCCGGCTCTCAAAAAGTGCATGCCCATGATAATGATGGATGGTGGTGGTTTTTTGGGAGAAATGGCAAAAAAAGCAAAAGCTGCCACAATGAAAGCAGCGGCAAAGGCGAAAGACGCCACAATAAATATAGCTGCAAAGGCGAAAGATGCCACAATGAAAGTAGCTGCAAAGACGAAAGACGCCACAATGAAAGTAGCTGCAAAGACGAAAGATGCCACAATGAAAGTAGCTGAAAAGGCAAAAGCTGCATCAACAATAATAGTAGAAAAAGCAAGCAATTTAAGAGAAAAAGTCATGTCTCCAAAACCTAAGGACGATAAACCAGAAGGAGAACAACAAAAAGATACATCTAATACGACTTACAAGGATAATGGAAATTTGTCTTCAGATCCTAATGACGATCCATCAAAAGCAAAACAAGATGCATCAAATACTATTACCGAAAATATGTCTCCAGAACTAAATGTTGTTAATCCTACAAACGTATCACAAGAAGATGCTGCATCAAAAGAAGATCCTAATGTGTGTCAACAACCCGAAGTGCTAAATATTAATAATCCAAACGAGCTTGAAGAAATTGCAAATAAAATGACTAATGAAGAAAAAATTGAACTTAAAAACATTATAGACACTCTTGGAGAAATAGTCGACAACAAACCTGGTCAACCTGGAAAACCTGGTCAAACTGGTGGTAGTGTGCTACAACCTTTGAAGGCGCTCCTTTCCAAACTATTTTCCCGTATCAAAAATAGGATAAATAAAAATAATAACCAACCTGGAAATGCTCCCAATGTCCAATCTGCACATGCTTTAGATGAATCTGAGTATACTATTTTGAAAAACGAATTAAATATAATCGAAAAGATTGGTAAACTTGATGAGAAAGAAAGTGCTAAAATGAAATTGTTGACAAGATACAATAACAATCCTGTTACTTCCAATAAAAGTGAAGAGCTGACAATAACAGACCGCATTGTTTTCATCGCAGCTACATTTGTTATTCGTGGTCTCGCTCTGTTCGTAGTGCAATGGGGTGTGAACACCTACATGATTCGCAGTTTCAAGAGTGCGTTCCTTCTATACATTGGTGCCTACATAGGTATTTTTGTACTTTGGGTACTTCTCACGAACGCATCCAAAAACATCCTTTTCTTCCGTATGATGTTTTATTATGTTAGCACCGATCCACATGGCTACATGAGGATCTTACTGCATATATTGCTTCAACTTATGTTTATTCCTATTCCTGTCATCGTTCAAGAAAAAGCCGTTATGGGCAATGATGAAACCGACATTTCCTTCGAAAAGCGCCGAAATGTAATAACGACAGTATCCAACTTTACCTTCTTTATGTGGTTACTTACTACTCTTGTCGCAGTCAACTATTAAAGGAAAATAATGTATGACACAATGTAGAGTTGGTATCCATGCAATCATCAAGCGGTCCAAAAGACCTTTTTGTACAGTACTTCACAAATACAGAATACACTGCAGAGACATTGTCTATCTATATTGAGCTTCTGGATCTTTTCCTTCCTTCCCCAAGTAATAACTCTCAAGACCAAAACGTCATTAACCTTCGTAGTATACTTGACCCACTAAAAAAAGTAAGGTGCTATTTGTTGAAAACCGGTCAAACAATAGACACAAGTACAAGCTCATACAACTTAGGAAAATTATATGATGCAGCACAACTTGTCACAGATTGCAATCATGGAGCCCCGTCTGCACCAACATCTTCACAGGGAGTAGCAACATCATTTGTTAGTATATTGAATACGGTTCATATTCAGAAGCTTCTTAGTCCCGATAGTGAATTGAACAAAATGGCAAAAGACCTAAATAAGGTACGATTTACACATTTCGTAGAAAAGTTTAAGAATCGCGATGATACGGAGGAATTCGAAAATGCCATCAATAAGTTCAACCTTGATGTGCAAGACCGTGACAAGAAAATTCGCGATATCTCAACGACTGTTGTGATGTTGTTGTCTTCGCTTCCCGATGTAGAAGCACGAAAGGGTATTGAAAAAAAGCTGAACGGAATGTTGGAATATGAAGATATCCCTTATCGGTTTTCAGGAACAGGCGGTGGTGTAAATGATAAATTCAAAAATGCTGTAAAGACACTCATATTAGGTTCTCAACTTTCCCAGCCACAAGTGGGTGTAAATGCACAACTACTACCCCCCAGAACTATGCAAACGTCATCAAATGATCCTTTGGGTACTTTGAATCTTAGAACTCAACTTACTAATTTCTTGATAAATATTACAAGTGATGCTTCATCTCAAGGTATACAACTTCTAGGGGATTACACCACAATCAATGACCCATACAAAACCATAAACCATATGGCACAAAATGGTGATCTGTCAACGTTAATGCTTAGCCCACAAATTGATATCAAACAAGTTATTTCAAATAATTTAACTGATAATAGTGAACTTCATACAGCATTCAAATTAGCGCTTACTCCAGCGCTTTCGGTACAGGCTGCCAAGAAGCTTGATGAAGCAATAAGCCTCTCTGGGAAGACTTTACAAGCTAGCTTATTAGCAATATCTGTGGTCGTGTCAAATCTACTTTCGATTCTACAAAAAAGACAAGTTGTGGATAAAGTGGCCGCCAAGGCTAAACAGGTTGTAGATGACGACCAACGAAGTAAGTTATTACTTTCTATCCTTCCCGAATCCCTTTCAGCACAATTACTGAGCACGATTTACAACGTTAATACCATGCTTCGCCTTCAGGATAAGAGTCCCAACATAAACCCTAACGAACTTACTACGGACAAATTTCAGATGGCATTCAACAAGACGATTACTCAAATGCTTACCGTACTAATGACTGCTGTGCAAAAAGTCATGAGCGAAAAAGGAATGGCTCAAAAGGATATGACATCAGCAATTCAAGAATTGGCCAGTAATGATGAGTTTAAAAAAATGGTTGAAGAACAAATCAAGCAGATACATGATAATTATAAAGGTACAATTAATCAACGGTTAGAAGCACTTGAAAAGACAATATCAAGTGTAGACATCAGTAGCATAAGAAACGATGCTACATTTCTTAAGGAGCATACAAAACATTTAGCACAGTTAATTCAACCATTTTTAAGTTTATTCAAGCCAACACAAGGAGGACCGTACTCTGGTGGAAGCGAAGATCTTGTGCAGAAAGCAAAGGAAACAAGGAAAGAGTTGGATAATATAAAGAAACTCCTTCGTGGCACAACAGATGCACTTGGTGCCCTTTCAGCTGGTTATGATAGGATTCTACCGACTTTGAAACAAGCTCAAGAAGCAAAACAACCAGAACCACCAGCTGACAAGGCGACGGCAGACCCTAAGCAAGAAGATGCAAATGCCGCCAAGTTTCTAGGACTCGAGACCGCAGTCAAAGAAGATGGTCAAAAGTTTTATCAAGAAGTAGTGAATGTTGTTAAAGAGAAAAAAGAAGATCTCAAAAAGGTACTTTCTACTCTTCAAAGTATATTCGACCAAGAACCAGGAAATTCCAATTATGTCAACAGAGGCCTTGAAATCAAACGTATCGTTGAAGGAGATTATGACAAACAGGGCGAGGATGGTATGGGTCTTTTGAGTTGGTTGGATAAACTCGAAAACACTATAAAGACAGAATACGAAGGGGCACTTTCCAACTTGAAGTCTATAGCAGAAGGTATTAAGCAAGAAAGAGAGTTCCGTATTCGTGAAGCACAAAGCAAAGCCACCATGGTACCGATGATGATGGGTCAACAACCGTTTCGTGGTGGCAATGATGATGGCTTTAAAGGTATAATAACTAAGGTAGTCAATATAATTAACGAGAATATATTCAAGAACATTGTACAAATTACGGACACCGAGTTCCTTCGCAAGTCCAATCCGGTGATGGCCGCCGCGCTGGGAACAGAGCCTTCGTTATTCCAAATGATCTACAATAATTACTTGGACGCCAAGGCCAAAAAGAATCCAACAGTGGCAATGAACGAGCTTTCCGCAAGTTTAGAAGCAAACAGGTTGATCCCAAGCGAAGCACTTGCTATTACAGGGCTTGACAAGACCGTATTCGTGTTCGTTATGTTGTTTATTCGCCTTTTTGCACTTTCTGCCACCGAGAAATTGATAGAAAAAGGATACATTACCAAGTTGTCTACGTCGTTGCTGATTTATCTTGGGTTTTACACTGCGATCATGCTGATTTTTGCTGGTATTGTTAACGTGGATGTATACAGGCTACGTATCATCTTCAACTATATTAACTTTCATGCTAATGCCGGAAGGCTCATGATGCATATTGTGTTCCTGTGGCTTTTCAGTTTCTTGATATTGTTAATGATTTGGCACATAAACATAGGATCATCATCCTTGTTCTCTAAACAACGCCTTTCTTCAGAAGGCAAAGCTGATATAATGTACCGTCTGGAGGTTATTACCATGATATTGTGGCTTTTCTTGCTTCTTACTATTGTTATATTCTAACTACTTATAGACGACTTTCTTCCGACATCTCGTAAATATACCATACGGAGGTGGCTCGGTTATTCTTCCGTGGCGCAATTTCCCATCTTTTTCTTCCATCTTGGAATGGTGGCTGCACAGATCAGAATCTTCCGATTGTTTTTTCCTTGTGCATTGGCCACCGTTGCCACGATTCCATATCCGTGCTCGGCATCGTTCTTCGTCGGACGGTGGTGGTTTCTGTTCCACCTTTCTCGTAATTTCTATCTTTGTGTGCGCATTAGGTACCACTCGGATTGGATCTTTCAGAAACCTTGAAACAAGCTCGCTGTGTTCGAGTCTATACTCATTAGCCACTTTTTCAAGAAGTGCCGATTGGATGTCATACAACTCCTTTTCTAAAATATGAAGTATGAAACTCGGAAGCTCGGCCATTTTCAGTCATGAACATGTAGCTCCACTAAATCATTTTTTGACGTGTATCTCAAGAAGAATACATACTTGTCGCGACATGTTGATGACATAGCCATTTTGGGGAGACTTGCCTTTCACTTCCACAGTGTCATATGTCGTATATACAACGTTTGTAGAATAATCACCGTCGTCGTTTTTGACGATGATTTTGTCATCTTTCCTAAATTCTGTCATCAAACTCACTGACTCGTCGTGAAAAGGGTGTTCAAGATACAACACGGTATTACCATTTTCTTTAGTAATCGTGTTCTTGACGTTCCATCCATCACATCCTCCCATATCAACATCTTTTCCGATGCTATCTTTTACGGTCACAACCCATGGACATGCAAGCAACGACCATTTGCCTAATCCTGAACTAAGAGGTCTCAAATAAACCCAAGTATCATCACTCTTTTCCACACCCAATGTGATACATACTTGTTGCTTTCCTGCGCCCTCTATGATAATATCATAATATGGATCTACAGATCCTGACCGTGGCATGGTTGCTTGTACAATGGTTGCAAAAGATGCTTCTACGTTCGGGGGGAAAGTAGGCGACGCAATGAATCCATTACGAGCATTATGGTACATCCACATCCGATCCCAAGACCGTACTTTTAAAACGCGACTATTGTGAAAGATATCTTTATTTTCGGATGTCTGGACAATTATAGTAGAAGGAGGAAGAATAGGTGGTGGTGGAGCCGATGGTGGTGTAACCGCAGGTGCAATGTTCTTTACATTTTGTGGGATCGGCTCCCCGATCACCTGTACCTTTCTTTGTAGCTCCAGTTGTTGTAGCTTTTTGAAGAAAGTATCATCATTACTATCGTCATTGGCATCTTCATGCTCATCTGCAACCCGAGGTTCTTCAACGGTGGTTTGAAAGTTTTTGCGCACTGCCACAATAACACGTTTGTTAAGTTCGGCCAACGTCATCCCTTCACGTTCTAGAGGTGCCAATTTCTGCATTTCACGTGCGACATGTTGTTGCAATGTGACTGAGTCAACATCTATCCCCAAAGCCTCTTTGAAATATTGCAGACATATATCACATATATGGCCTAAATTTTCTTTGGTCAAGAACTTTGTCATGCTTTCTTTTGGTACGGACGATATAAGATGTTACGAAGTTTGTGTACTTCTTCGTCGTTTAGCTTTATATCAACAATTTTGTTGAATGTTATTTTTGGATTCTCTTTCAAAGCATGTATCCATCGGAGCTGGTAATCCATGGAAAAAACCCCACATTCCGTATTTCCTCGCTGATGCCTGTTCTTGTTGATATTGAATTTAAAAGGAACTCTATCCGATCCAGGGATCTGGAGTACTTGTTGTTGTATTGTATTGACAAAATGCATTATCTCGGATGGTGGTCGAGATCCCACAGAGTCGTAATAATGTGCTCCAAATGACGGTAACTGGGGATTTATGCAAACAAACAAAGACGTCCAATGCGAACCAGACTGATCATGCCTGTCGAGGTTAGTGATAAGTCCGATAAAATGTATACCTTTTCGGTAGTAGTTAGCTACGTTTATGGCACAAAACTCCTCAAACAAACATTTACCAAAAAACGTCTTGGCCTGAAAATCGATGGGATATACACCCAAAAACTTATACTTGTAGCTCTTATTGATATCATAATCGTACTGATCCATCACGGCTTCAATATCAAAATTCGTCAGCCATGTATATTCATTCGCATTCCACTCAGATGGCTTCACCGGGCGCAAACTTTTTGCCACTTCCTTGCTTGGCCGCATACCCTCCAAGTTATCCACCCAACATGCTTCCTTATGATCGCCCTTACATATATTATCCATCTTCGCATTAATAGCGTGCCAAAGGTCGATCTTACTTAGCTTATGTACGTTTTTGATGGGCGAACTTGGATTGGTGTCATTCCATGCCTTGGCAAGACGATTAAGTGCACCACGTGTGAAGCATGTTTTGTCTTTTTTGTACACCTCTATACCCGAGGGACTACAATACATCTCTACCGTCGTCTATTAATCATCTTAGAAAGAAAAAATGATTCTATTTACTGATATGGTGTCACGTATGAACTAAATCACCCGATTCGAGCTCACCAGTGTGCGATCAAGGCTTAAAAAATATCCACCTTTATATTCCAGGGGAACCGCTCTCGGGTCAACAAATGGATAAGTTCAAAAAATACCTTTACCAGTTTCGGTGTGAAAAAGGCCAACCATATACGCATACAAGCATTGCAAATCCTCAAATTTCGCTTCACGTGCCCTTGGATAAAGCGAATGAGTTCAATTCGGCGTATACCAAAGCTATGGTGAGCGGATGCTCGCTACACCTTACCGAAAAGCCGACGGATCCGAGTCCCATGCGCGCGGACTTGGACTATCGCTTCTCGCTTCCCGAGTCCAAGGAAATCGTAAGGTGTTACGGAAAAGAAGATGTCAGGAGGATCCTCACATATTACTTTACCACGTTGGCATGCTACCTTGAGGCACCAGCCTCGGCTTGGATTGCGTATGTTATGGAAAAGCCCGAACCCACCGAATACAGAGGAAAGGTAAAGGACGGTATCCATATAGTTTGGCCTGAGTTAGTGGTTTCACACACATTCCAACATCTCGTACGTAAGAAATTGCTTGATGAAGCGCAAAAAATGTTTTCGGGTATGCCTATTTGCAACACGTATGAAGATGTGATTGATCAAGCCATCATCGACAAGAACAACTGGCAGATGTATGGCAGCCATAAACCCGATTCTGAAACCTACCGTGTGACATCAGTTTTTCAATATGATCCTTCGAGTGGCGAGTTGACCGAACTTGCGACTCCGTCCGCGGAAGAAGAACTCCGTTTCGTTTCGCTGTTCTCCATGCGTCACAAAGAAAATTCCCAAGTTTGCATCAAGGAAGAGAAAGCAAATGAAGTGGATGAGTACGTTCGCCTCGTTCTTCCCACCATGGACGAGCGAAAGAAGAGCAAGCTTCACTCTCAAATTTTCGGCAAGTCAATCAACCATACGAAGAACTTCATATCGGATGATGAGCTCACCTTGGCGCGTCAATTGGTGGCCGAATGTTTGAGCCAAAAGCGCGCGGAGAACTATGAAGATTGGATCAAAGTGGGCTGGACATTGCGAAACATCGACTACAGGTTGTTGGATGCCTGGAAGGACTTCTCCAAGTGTTCGTCAAAATACATCGAAGGAGAATGCAATTCATTATGGGAACGAATGCGTATTGACACATTGGGCATGGGTACGCTACGTTGGTGGGCGTCATTGGACAATCCGATAAAGTACAATGAAATATTGGATAGTAATGCGGTCACATTGATCGATCGCTGCATTGGTTCCGATGGGGCGCATTTCGATGTTGCTCGGGTAGTACATGCTTTGTACAAGGATCGCTACCGATTCACTACAAAAGACGTGTGGTACATGTTTAAAGAGGAGAAACATCGGTGGGTGCGAACACGCGAGGGTTTACAACTTCGTCTTGTCTTATCAAACGAGGTTTGTAGCAAGTTCCTTGAGCGTGCCGCCCATTGGAACAAGGAAGCGATGAAGTTCCAAGAAAACAGAGACATAATCGAGGACAAGTCCAAGAAGCTAACAAGCATTGCGTTCAAGCTAAAGCAGTCTGGATACAAGGATAGCTTGATGAAAGAATGCAAATGCCTTTTCACGGATGAAAAGTTCGAGGAGCTTCTGGATAGCCATCCCCATTTGATCGGATTCGAGAATGGTGTGTATGATCTGCGGATGCACGAGTTCCGTGATGGTCTGCCCGACGACTACATTAGCTTTTCGACAGGGCGTCATTATGTGCCTTTCGACAAAGCATCAATTGAATCCCAAGAGATCGATGCGTTCTTCGCATCTGTATATACTAACGAAGAAGTCAAGCGATACATGAAGGATGTGTTGGCATGCATCTTGGATGGCGGTATTCGCCAAGAGAAGTTCTACATCTTCACTGGTTCGGGAAGTAATGGAAAGAGTAAGATTATTGAGCTCGTTCAAACAGCCATAGGTGATTATTTCTGTATCCTGCCAATTGCACTACTCACCCAGAAGCGTGCGGCAAGCAATTGCGCTCAATCCGAGCTGGAAAGGACAAAGGGTCGGCGATTCGCGGTCATGCAAGAGCCAGGAGAGAACGAGAAGTTGAACATCGGTCTCATGAAGGAATTGAGCGGTGGCGATCGGATTATGTGTCGTGGTTTGTTCAAGGAGCCCATCGAGTTCAAGCCGCAGTTCAAGATGATCATGACGTGTAACGAGCTTCCCGAAGTGCCAAGTGATGATGGTGGTACTTGGCGCCGTATTCGTGTGATTGAGCATACATCGAAATTCGTGGAGCATCCTGATCCAAAGAAGAAAAATGAGTTCCTCATGGATACCGAGATAGTAGAGAAATTCGAGCGATGGGCGGATACATTTGTGAGCATGTTGATAGACCATCATCGGACAATGGATCCGAAGAATATCAAGGAGCCTACCGAAGTCCGTATTGCAACGGAAGGCTATAAGAAGAACAACGATATAATTGGTCAATATGTGTCGGATAAATTAGTCGCAGATGAAAACAGCAGCGAGCGCGTATTACTGAACAAGGTATACACCGATTTCAAAGCATGGGCATATGATGCGGTACAAAAGGGTAAGAAGATTCCTGATCGGAACCAATTCCGCGCGTACCTGGAGAAGCAATTCGGTGCTTATCCAAGCGACGGCAAAGGTTGGCGTGGTATCAAATATGTTCGTATCGAAACTTCGGATGATGTCGAATAAATAGCGCATCCTTTCTCTTCTTTTTGTGTGTCATCGTGAACCTAAAAAATTGATGTGCAAAAGAATATAAACAATACGTAGAAGGTATCACCATGGATATTCTCAAGGTCATTAGTCACATCCGAGAGATGTTGGAGATGCGGGGGGATGATGTATCATACATCGAAGAACATGCAGAGGCGGTCGCCCTTCCAAGGTACTTTACCGAGTTGATCGAGCTTTCAACTGACAACACAACGGTGTTCTTTTGCTTGACAAAAGAAGTATTAAAGGACTTCATGAAAGAAATGAAAGATGAGAAACCTGATGCTTTGATGGAGAAGTACAACACCAAAAACTTTATCATCGTGGTTTCCGAGCCGCCTTCACCTGCCAGCATGAATACGCTTGTTGCAAAAGACAAAGAGGTCAGCACTCATATTAGCGGTATGCTTCAGGTTTTTCAGATGAAGGAGTTGATGTACAATCCGAGTAAGCACGAACTTGTGCCGAAGCATGAAAAACTCTCGGAGGAGGCCGCCAAGGCGATGATGGAACAGTACATGTTGAAAAGTAAAACACATATCCCTATCATCCATCGGAATGACGTCATGGCTAAATGGCTTGGTCTACGCCATGGCGACATTGTCAAGATAACACGATATAATGAAACATCGGGAGAGTACTTCTATTATCGTTGCTGTATGTGATGTTTTTTCTGTCTATTGTTGTAGAGATTAGATGACAACTGCGATTCAGGGTGATATTATAAACAAGTTGAAAATAATCAAGGACAGCTTTATAGAAGAAAAATTCAGATCCAATCTTGTGTTTACCGGTACCAATAATACTGACTCTACCAGATACTTCACCGATTTAACGACTAAAGTTGTAAACAAAGGCATCCAAGACATCGTTTGTCATACGATGCACTCATACAGCAGATTTGATACAAATTTTGGCAATGACGTTACTGTCGCAAGCAAGACTTTATCAAATGTCAGGACTAGAGATATCAACACAAGTAACGAGTTTACGTTATTAACAAATACCACTTCTATACCCACTGACAAGGAAGTATCCTTGTCTGACTTTATAACTTCTTCAAGCGATCTTGCAAATCGTTTGAACACAATTAGGCGTTTATACGGATTGCTTGATGAGCGCAATTATGCAAAATATCTACAACTGCTTCAAAACCCTTCCGAAAAAGTATCCTTAGTTCTTAACGAATATATCCTCGACTCAAACAAACGCCCTCAGCAATTTATCGTTAAAGCCAGTCAATCAGCGGCGATCGACATGACCAACTTCCAAATTATTAAAGATGATATGCGAAAATTACTTGGTGATACAAATATAATCACAACATCATCTCTATACTCGGAACTTTCCACCGTTGGTACCGATGCAAAAGCATCTCAAGAAATGACTGTTAATCAGGTACAAGTGGCAACTACAACAGCTATGCCTGAGAAAGTGAGTGATTCAATTATTGTCGAATTATCCCCATCTTTGATCTCACCAACACAGACTGAATCATATACAAGGCAAATGAAATTGAAAGATATTGAGCATGAAACAGATGTATTGTATACAGTATCATTTTATGTAAAGATGCGTGCTTCAAATGGCACGGATGCAAAGTGGTGCAATATGGATGTCCATTTAATGGTAAATGATAGGTCTGGTACTCCTGTTAGTACACTTGCAGGTGGTCTAAAATGGGCAGAATCAGTCAACTTCAATGTCACCGATTCATGGCAACGTATAACATTCTATAGATTGGTTAAGCTTCCGAAACAAGCAAAAGGTGAAATAGCTGTACGCTTTGATATTAATCATCAAAAGAAGTATGGTGCTAATAGTCAAGTTGTACATATAACAGGGTTCCAATTTGAAACCAAAGATGTTAAGGATATTACCAAGGACGTAGCATTTACCCCATCGGATCAATACAAGATGCTATCTTTCTCGGATAAAACAAATATTTTTGTAGTTCGTCGATTGTTACTCATGTATGAGCTAATGATATTATATTATGTTGCTACAAAAGTGAAAATATTAGACGGTACAAACCTCAGCTCAGTTCAAACCCTTTTCTATAGTTACATGGATAACATTCGAAAGAAGCAATTTACAGGTGCAGATAACTCTACTTTCTCTAAACTCTCAAGTGATGTAGGGTCATTGCTCACCACATTCCAAGACAATAGTAAGACAATCACCGAACTCGACAATAAAGCAGCCGAATCAAAGGCGATATTGAAAGGCAACATCGATTTACTGGATGGGCAAAAGGCAACATTTGGCAAAACAAAAACGTATGCACTTATTGCTACCATCTTGCTCATTATTATCGCATTGGCATGTCTTACAATTTATATCCTCCCACTTGAAAGACCTCAGAAGCTTCTCGTGGCAGGTATAGTATTTGGCTTTGCCGTTATTGCCACAATCACCTTCAACATAGTCTTCTCAAGTAAGGTTGAACGTTTTACATTACCAAACCCCAGCGCTGCTGGTGCTGGTGCGGATGTAGCCGAAACCGATGCCACGAAAACTGCTGCAACATTAGCATGCCTCACTTATGCTTCTTCTTTCTTAGATGATACAATAAATACTGCTTTGATGCTTCAAACATATATGGGCTATGGTAATGTTAACCACTCGATGCAAAAAGAAATCGGGTTCTATAAAAATGTCACTCAACAACTTGATACTTCCAACTACAAAGTATCTGCTTTGAACAATGTTTACAAGCTACAAGATAACACATATCGCGCACGCATCACCTTCTTCATAACTCTCTGTCTTATCCTTTCAGCAACCATCGGATCTCTCATTGCAACCGCCAATTATCCCGTCTTCCGTCCAATTATCTTGGGTATTTCCGGATTCATACTCCTTATATCAGTGATGTTCTTTATCCTTGATACAGGAAGCCGCGTTCGCACGTCCGGTGAAAAGCTGTATTGGGGAAGGCCAAACATTTCCAATTTGTAAGTACATATTCATGGTAACTTTGAGATGTTCTCATAATACAGCTCACGAGGATTCCTTTCCTTCTCGCTGAGAATGCCTTCATCTACTAGCCAGTTACGAGAGATAATGTTCCATGGGTGTTGCTCATTGATTAAAACAAACATAATGAGATAGTATACTATCAACAATAAAATGGCAAACACTATCTTCCTTGTACTTAGGTAAAACATCCCAAACAATATCAGTGATTGAGTAACGGGATGGGTTATGATTTTTTTCTGGACGGCACTGAAGTTAAATACAAGATGCCGTGCACCGACCTGCGCCAAAAACGCAGCAGCGACACCAAGCATGTCAGGGCTTCCCATTGGATTCATGAAGTTCATTTCTTGCTACTCAAATAAACGATAAAAATCATAATTCTCATGGAGTGCTCAGAATGGGCTTGGTTGCTCTGGATTGAATCCCATATCACTATCATCAAACATGGGATATACCGGTATATCCAAAGGGATGTTGTGCAAAGGCTCGCCCTCTGTATCTATTGTTGCGAGATCATACACTTCAGGATACCCATCATGCCTATCCCCGTTATCGTCTTGCCTTCCGTACGAGCGGTATTCCGATGATATCACAAGGTCATTATGGTCGTCCCAGCCCATGATACGTTTCTTTGCAAGAAGATGGAAGTCGAGTATTAATGATGCGACGATTATCACAAGTAACGATCCAATTACCTTGTCAACCGTTAGGGCATATATAGCAATCAACGATAACACGAGGAACAGCCATGGATGTTCGTATGGAACAAGCATCCATGGTGGGTATGCCGTCTTTGGACTCAAACTGTATAATATAATTATACCCATAAGAATGCCTATCACCACACCTTTCACTGCATCAATCATTTCGCTACCATATATGAAGGTAAAAGAAATATCTCTATAGCTGTTAGAGTATTGTTTATGTATTGCTCACTCCAAGAAGCGTATGATATTCCAAGTTTCGACGGGGCTGCAAAGAAGCGCAAATCTTGTGTAGCGCAAGCCAAGGCGTCCGCCGATGCATACGATCCGTTCTTCCCGGAAAATGGTAAGGGAGAAACTTCAGCGTGGCTCAAGAAGAACAATAATACCATAGAGCACTTTGAATCTTCAAACAAAGAAACTAAATTAACCATGCCAACTTACAAAGGTCAAGCGAATGATTATGACTATTACCGTAAAGAGTATGGCATCGATACACCTAAGCTTAACGAGCCCTTTCAAAACTCTCCATCATCGGCTCCCAAGCCTCCTCCATCCAAATGCCATTCACCTTCACCACTCAGATATGAAATTCCACTGCCCGATGGCGCAAAGGCTCAGTATGACCGGGCTATGAACATCGCACTCATGCAAGAACAAACACAAACCATCCCGCCTGCAAGCGAAATACGAAAGGTGAACATGAAAGACGTAGACGGCTATTACGATGAAGACCTTGAGCTTTACTTACAAACGAAAGATATGAAGGCTGCTCCGCATAACATTCCTATGTCAATCGTTGAAAGGAAAGATCCCAAGACCCAACCATATGACCCATCTTCATCGCCTTTTGCGAACGCGCTTAATCAGTTACAAAATGAAGAGAAACCAGTAGCTCCTCCTTCTCAACCTCAAGTCATTGTCAAATCAGTCAATCCATGGCAAGGTATTTGGGATATATTATTGTTCATATTCATTGGAATACTTGTCATGTTTCTTTGTGAACAATTGTTTAAGATGGCGATGTTGATCGGAATGAAACGTACTATTGAAATTATGGAACCCTATTTGCTCAAGATGCACGCCGGTGATCTAAAATAAACGCAACTTGTTTTGCTTGACCGGTGCATTCAATGTCGGGATGGATTTCTTCAAGGGTTTTATTTCCTCAGGATCCCAAGACACATAAAGGACATACATGTGTGGAGGTGGAAGAAGTTGTACCAGAAATCCAACTTTCCTCAATTGTTCTATTACATACTGCGTACACTGATTTATATCATATAATGGAAGCCCGACAATCATCGAAGGTATCTCATAGAAAGAATTCATGGCTCCATAAGAAGCTACGTTACGAATGCGTTTGTGGCACTTCTCAAGAACATGGTCAAAACAGTATGTCTTATTCGTTTCTTTTTGTTTTCTCATACGGTACAGCTCGTTTAAGGAAATATGTGGACTCATGACTAGTTTCTATATAATTAACCCCATAATATACAATGAATTTACCACACATAACTCATCTAAGTTTGAGCGGTGGTGGCTTATCAGGTTTGTCATACATTGGCGTTATCCGATACCTTCAAACAGAAAACATGACCAATCGTATTAGACATGTATCTGGTACATCTATTGGCTCATTCTTTGCGACGGTTGTAGCTCTCGACATCCCGTACATAAAAGTGGAGGCACTGGTTAAAGAATACCTGGTTAAAGGTATCTCATTCGATAAAAAAAATATCATCAACATCATTCATAGTCTTGGAATTGCTAATGCTGACTTCATGATTGAACCTCTTCGCAAGTACATCCGAGAAACCTATGGCACCGATGATATGACATTCCTGGAACTCTCAAAGCGCACAGGTAAGCACCTTGTAATATGTTCAACGTGCATCGAGCTTGGGCAACCAACATACTTTTCGATAGACTCCACACCCGATGTTGGTATCCTCCAAGCGGTTATGGCGTCCATGGCATTGCCGTTGTTGGTGAAGCCAGTAAAGATAGGGGAATTCCACTACTCAGACGGAGGAACGACAGATAATCATCCTGTTACGTGTTTTGGCGAAGACACAAAAACAATGATTGCTATCAAACTACAATCAAAATTCACCATACCAAGTAATGTAATGTCTTCTCTACCCACATACATATTGTCTTTATTCTATGTATTCCTAAACAATGCGGATAAACAATACACAAACATAAAATGGCATATTGTGTTGGATGAATGTCCTCTAAGTTTCCTTCCTCTTTCGTTCGAAGATGATAAGTTGGTTATTTGTATAACCGAAAAAGCTATAGACGAATCTATTTTATACGGCTACAAAGCAATGTATGAGTGGGTTAAGTGTACCTATTTAGATTGTTCTTCAAGTCGTTGATTGAGCGATCTCCATTGTACTCTTTTGGTTCGCCGTTTACCATAAATTCAATATGTGGGTATCCCTTGACATATTCTGGGACTGTTGTGTTAGACCCATCAATCTTGTTGAAAGTAGCACGTCCAGCCATTTCGGTTGAGAACTTATTCCAGGTAGGGTCAAAGTCTCTGCAATAAGGACATCCGGGAAGGAAATAGTAGTTCACCACAATATTGCTTGACCGTGGTAAGGGATTTGATGCAGATGAGCGGCCAGTCAACACTATAAACCCTTCTTTCTTACTGAGGAATGCGTATGCTACATAGAGTGCAAATAATAACATCATCAATATTGCAATGGATTTCCACAAATGATCCTTGCCACGCCTGCTTTTAATCATTACCTTATTCTACTTTATTCATAAGGAAATTTTCGTCAGGGTCTTGGTAAACAATGTAGTACACTCCCTTGTGAGTCTTTAGGCCTCGGTCATGGGCGTCTTGTATCCAGTCAAGACACATTCTCCTTTGCTCGCAATCCAAACCATACAAGATCAAGAGGTTGTGATGCATCGCAAAGGACTCCAAATCTGATGTAATCTTGTACCATGCACTCATGCTTATGCATAAAATGCGTATGATGCCATTTTCAAACATCCGTAATTTGTTCAAATATAGCGGCCTTTCATCATCAACGTGATCCAATGTCACAACACCTGTCATATGATCGCGTGCCTCCAAATGTGTCGCTATATTCCAACAATCATCATCATCCACAGTAATCAATAAAGTCTTGTATATTGATGTTGACTCGAAGAGCTCATCAATATTTTCGTACATTTTTGCATACTATTATGCGTTTTTCCTTAAACTAATTAAAGCTTTATCCTCTTTCATTTAGATGGACACTGGATTGTTGGTGGTACCAAAAGAGTTATTTGATGACGTTCCTTCCGTTCCATCAAAGCACCTGCTTACAAAGGCTGAATGGTTATACAATACATTCCAATGCTTCCAAGAGACGGACGACGGTCGGCGTCAACATCAACATCGGCAGAAAACTCCAAAGCATGAAAATACTGCGCATATCAAACCGCGAACACGAATAGGACAATGCGAATTATCCAAAGAACATTTTGTTCACAAGGATATTCTCGGTCTTATGAACAAGCTTTCAAAAACAAATAAAGAGCATATCATTCATAAGTTGAAAGCGTCTTATAAACCGGATTTTGCTACTATGTACGTAGATGTTATTTGGGATCTTATGCTCCGTGCCCCTGATTACCAGGATATATATACAGATGTGTTGTTAAATATTTCATGTGAAGCGTGTATTGTGGAAGCTATTGAACATAAATGGAACAACTTCTTTAATTCCAACGACTGGATTCCAAATGAGGATGTTCTATCACATACAGACGAATATGACGATTTTTGTATTTACATGAAATGGAAAAAGAGCACGTTGGCAGCTATCACAGCTACATCCCAACTTACAAAGAAGAGGCTATTAAAGGTAGAGTCAAGCACGAAGCTGAGAGATGCTTTGATAAAGCAATGTAACGCGTCGTTATTCGTGAGTTGCTTCAAAACATTTGATATTCATATAGAGCAATTGTTGACGTTTGTCAAGACCTCACAAACCGTGCATGTCAAGCTTCCTGAACATTGGTACGAGGATCTGGATGCCCTCCCTCCGGCAATACGGTTTAAATTGTATGACATTAAAGACATGATTCATAAGAAATACGAAAGAAACAAGTAGATCGCGGACAAAATAAAATAGCAAAAAGATTTTGTGTCTCCTTACATCCCTACGTAGAGAAAATTGTCTGATCTAGGTATAGAACGATAATATATGGACACATCGAGTAACCTTGGCTACATTGCTTCCTTGGTTGTTGGCTTCATCGGTATTATCCTACTAGTAACCACCTACACCTACATTGACAAACTTGAAAAGATGGGTTGTCCATGCTCTGATCACCCTTACCGTTCTTTCATCAAGAATTATGCCATGTTCATTACCGTTTATATTCTCATCACTATGTTCATTCCACCCAACGTGATTGCCTCATCATTGGGTCCCATGGGTACTTTCATCTACATGATCGTTAAGGTGATCATTAGCATCATCACTTTCATCTTCTTCATCATGGCCATCTTGTACGTGAGGTACCTGATGCGTGAGAAGTGCAAGTGTTCCGAGGACATCCGTCGTGACGTCCTTTACATTTGGTCTATCATTGAGATCGCCCTGCTTGGTATCTTCATCATGATACCCATCTTCATCATGCTCGTAGGTGGTTCTATTGGCGTCGCTCTTGGTGCTGCCAAGGAATTCCACTCATCCGCAAACACTATTCAAGACATTACCGTCAACCCACTGAAGCATGTAAAGAAGATTCCCGGCTCTTTGAAGAGCTCCGTCAAGGCCGCTTCTAAGATTATTCGCCGTCGTTAAGGTCACAATACCCCGCTTGACCCTTGCATAACATGATATCTTCACATCCCGTTATTTTTACGAGTTCGTCACTCAATGGATGACGTTGCAATATGTCCAGGTACGATTCAACGTGATCATCCTCGTTTTGTTCCACATCATCAAGGTTGTACTCATCGGTTCTATCCACAAGAATGTATCCTTCAAGTAGGTCATTATACTTCAAACCGTCGACCGGAGGGAAGTTGTATCGGATTAATAACGCCGAAATATTTTCCCACATCTCAGATGAAATATACTCTATAGCATGATACGGAACGTGCAGAAGAATAACTTCACCTTCTTTGAAAAATAACATCTTTCACATTCATACCGGATTACCAAATACCGCCCATTCATTTTTTATAGTTGAAGCGTACGTTTAGTGGTAGCTGCCGGGCGACGACCCCCACCCCTCTTGCGGGAATTACCAGCCATAAGACCGTTGATATCCGCTGTATCTTCGATGATGGACGTAATCTCTTCGTCAGACACCGACATTGTTTCGTACCGGTTAGCATTTACAGGGGGCATGGCGGAAATACCGGCACTTACGTCATCAATAATATCCTCAACATCGCGCGGTCCCTGCATCCTGGGTTGTTGTTGAGGCATGGGAGTGGGCATGGTGGGACGTCCATTGAAACCACCCAACATGTTCCCAACCATGCTGAATAAACCACCTCCGATTCCACCCGCGGCGGCTGTTGTTGATGGGCTTGTTGCCATGTGATTCACTGCAGCATGTTGGAATTGCTTCATCAGATTAGGATCAGACCGTAGAACCTCTTCAACCCCTGGAACGTTACTTTGTTTAAACATGTTATTCGTCAAATTGAACATGAAAGCGGAACCCGACAAACTCAATAATAGTCGGAGTTCGGGCGCCATCTTCTTTCCGGTTCCGCGGTACTTGTCGTGTAGCTCCTCGAAGATGTCATCATAATCATTGATGTTGTCGTGCACTTGTTCCGACCATCCGTCAAGGTACACGTCGAAAGGGTTAAACTTCACGTTTAGAAACTCCACACCCGTGACAAACGCCATCATCATCTTGCGTTGGAAACGAATGCTTGCATCTACCTCCTTTTCCCGCAAAATGCGATTGTACTCTACCCGCATCTCTTCAATGTCTGATTGAAGGCTGAACTTCTTGGGCAACCTGTATCCCTTTGACTCTAAACGATCCATTTGATACAAGATCTCCTTCTTTTCGTTCACCTCAGCCTCTATCTTGGATCGCTCAGCGGCCATCCGCTGCGCCATTACATCAGGCGAATTAGACCCTGCACCAAACATGGGTCTTTGAGGAGTGTTTGGGATACTGATATCATCATCGTCATCATCGTCACTACTTTGACTTGACTGGCGCGACATATTCATGACATGAACACCGCCACCCGCCTCACTATCGGTACTATACTCTGACTCACTTCCGGATCCACTTGCGCTCCTACTTGACACAGACAATACATCCGAACTTACTTTGCGCTTGTTAATAAGCATATCAGCGCCCAATGAGGGACCAGTCGTGGGGATCCTGTATGGAAACCCGGAAGAGGGGCTTCCATCAATGGAAATCACTTCATCATCATCATCCGATTGTATTGTAATACTGGGATGTAGCATACCTTACTTACACTCCCATACATCTTTTAAATCAATTCATACGCACATGCATGTTCTATTTCATACTTTTGCCTACGTAACCATGCAAGTGCTTGAAGTAAGGCATCCGACATGTCGTCTTTTTTCTTGTAGCTCATGAATATGGATGACAACCTTTCATCCCCTTGGATATACTTTTCAGCCAAACGAATTGCTTTCCATTTGTTCAATTCATATCCCGTTTTGTTTGCATCAGTGCAATCGATGACATATGTATGATCTTTTAACTTACCTGATGCGGATATCATATGAACACGCGATACTCGTCCTTCCCAATGCCGTCTCAGCTGAAAATAACTGTATATCATCATTTGGACAGTCTTCATGGATCCGTTCAAACGCGAAGGTTGATTCTCTACTAAGACGTGGTCTATGTGCGGAAATCCTTTCTCCTCCAACTTATCCGTCAAGGTGTCAAGGTGTGCAAAAAGGCGCAAAGCTAATTCCTCAACCCCAGGAATCTTCTCTTTAGTGGCCGCAAGGGATATGATGTCCCAATAAATGATATCGGCGTTTGCTTCGGTCTTATTGCCATAACGAAGTACACAACATGCCAAGTTTTTGATACCTATGTCAAAGCTAATCACAAGCTTTTTACCTTCTTCCATATTGCTTCTTGTAGCTGCTTTACAATACTAGGAGTGAATCTTCTTAATTCGTTTTGTATGATGAGCTTCCGTAAGTGTTTCCAAAAATCATCATAAACAAATGTTTTATTCAATTCCACTATAGATTTGCACCTGGATGCAATCCACGAGTATGTAGAAGAAAGCGCCGCCATCTCATCATCATGACGCTGCATAGGACAAGCTACACCAATATTGATGAGAGTATACATGAGTTGTTGTATGTCCGGATGGCTCTTGGCTTCATGAGGTATTAAACCAATCAAATCCTCAAACATAGTGTAGCTGTAATCTGGGCAAAGAAGCAATCGGTCTGTTTTGTCTAAATATACAGCGTTGTTGTCTATCACTATCAGCTGATTATTCAGTATGAAGTCTTTTTCTCCCTTGGATAATGGCCTATGTTTAGTGATAGCTCTGCATATTCGCGGATAGATCCTCAGTAATGACTTGCGATAGTTTCCCGAACTGTCCATGCTACAATCATCCCGTGTGAAAATAGGGCGTTGGAACTGAATCCCGTGCGCCTGTTCGACCCATTGGATTTCTTGAAGAGCCCATTGTTTATCGCTTGCCGTAAATATGAAGAAATAAACCTCCGGAAGAAACTTTTGCATGGACTTTAAGAAAGAGGCGAATCCCGGACGTATCATCTTAGATGATGGATGAAACGCTTTGGGTATTTTTTCATTAACACCTTTGGGCTTGAATCCTAGTCGCCGTAATGCGTTTTTAATGTTAAACGCATGAGATTGAAAATCCACTCTTCCGGCGATAGTGCCATCCCAATCAAGTACAAAAACATACGGTAACGGCATATCCTCTTACCATATGTAAGTAAAAAGAAGTTATATCCACATTATAACATATGTTCTAACTGGAACACATAGTGCACGTGGGGTCATCTCGACGACACACGAATACAGGCTCATCTTCCTTCTTTGGAGAACCCCTCTCTCCAGCCAATGTAGCATCAATTGAAAATGCAATAGTCTTTGCCTTGGGACGGGTGCGAAGGTAATACATCGCAGTTTTCAAACCCTTCTTCCAAGAATAGAAGTGCATATTAGAGATTTTATTGAATTCGGGCTCTTCCACAAACAAGTTGAGACTCTGAGTTTGGCACACATACACACCGCGGTCGGCGGCTTGGTCGATGAGAACGCGTTGTTTCAACTCCCATGCTGTCTTATACAGATCACGGATCCATTGTGGGATCTCGGTAAGGTGTTGGATACTTCCATTTCCGATCAAAATGCGGTTTTTGAGATCGGTGCTCCAAATGCCCAAATTCAAAAGATCGCGAATCAGGTATTTGTTGATGATTGTGAATTCTCCAGCCAGCGTGCGCCGTTGATAAATGTTGCTTGTGAACGGCTCCATACATTCGTTATAACCGAGAATTTGTGATGTGCTTGCGGTGGGCATGGGAGCTAGCAAAAGGCTGTTACGCACTCCATATTTCATTACATCTTGCCTCAACGTCTCCCAATCCCATGAACCGAGTGGCGCTTCGTTCCACAAATCAAATTGGAACAATCCATGTTGTGTCGGTGAGCCTTTGAATGTCACATACGCTCCAGTGAATTCGGTGAGCGCTTCCTCCTCGGGAGTCAAATGAAGATGCTTCTTGATCTCGAGTTTACGAGACTCTGAAGTGAACGGGGACGCGAGTTCGTCACGCAACTGTTGTCGTTTCTTTGCAATCAGCATAGATGCCGTCATTGATCCATGATAAATGGTCTCGAAGATTTGTTTATTCAAGTGAGCGGCTTCCTTGCTATCGAAAGGCATGCGCAAAATAGCGTATGTATCAGCTAATCCTTGAACACCAATGCCAATAGGACGATGGCGTAGATTGCTTGTCTCACACTTCTTCGTAGGATAGAAATTCCTATCAATTACTTTGTTCAAGTTCTTGGTGATGATCCCCGCAACCATATGCAGCTTTTCGAAATTGAACATGTTATTCCCGTTATCATCTTTTTCAATAAAAGATGGCAATGCGATACTTGCCAAATTACATACGGCAGTCTCGTCTGGAGAGCTATACTCGAGGATCTCGCTGCATTGTCCAGTCAGGATGCCGTTGAAAATGCCAGCATGGCGGATGTACTCGGTGAAACAGTAGGTGTCATCGCACTCCTTGATATCCTCTACCTTATTAACTTTCACAATATCGTAGTTGTTCTCCGCAGTCACTTCGGATACATCCAAGTGACGAGGATAGAAACCAAGATCTTGAAGGTTCTGCAGCCCTGACTGATCAATTTCCACATAAGATGAGCAGTTTTGGGTGTATGTCTTCGAAAACACCCCCAATGTTTGAAGGAAGAACACCAATGTGCGTGCAAACCAAGCAAATTGAACCTTGATTTGAAGGACTCCATTAGCAACTTTACCACAACCATCAACCAAACCCTCCAACCAATTGATTTTGGTGTATTGGTCATTGTTCATGGGAACGAAGTACTTCGCTTCGATATCGTATTTCAGTGAAATAAAGAATGTGTTAGCCTCCTTCTTGTAGCTTACGTAATCCAAGTGATCGATGATGTTGCGCTTATTACGAGGAAGGTTAATGATCGGGGAGAACGTGTACATCCCCGATGCACAGAAAACTCCATGCGTGTACGGTTCTGCCACCATGCTGTCCGTTGTCTTAACATTCAAAACAGGAAGTGCATGCTTGATAATGCGCATGCCCATTGTGAGATCCTTCGCCTCTACCGTCTTCGTTTGATGTGTTTCGGTATCTCGGATATAGAACTTGTGGTAAGGCGTGCAGCGAAGGTCAAGGCCATTGTCAAAACCGACGCGAAGCAGTTTTTGCATTGTGCCTGTCTGACATACGTTCACATCGCTGAATTCGGATCCATTCCATACACGGACATCACTTCTTTGAGCCAACTCTGAGATAGGGAAGTATCCCTCCTCTGTAAGTACCATCGTTTCGGGAGCTACACATAGGTTGCTGCTCTTGATGGTTCCCAAGTTCTTTTGGTTGCTCTTCAAGTTTGCTGCATCCTTGAACAAGATGTATGGTGTTCCTGTTTCGATTTGAGATTTGATAATAGCCATGAACAATTGTTGTGCTTTTATTGTCCTTCGCGCTTTTCCTTCCCTTTCGTATTGCGCATATAACCGATCGTACTCCTCACCATATACATCCGCAAGTCCTGGACATTCATCTGGACAGAAGAACGACCAATCTTCGTTTGCTTCAACACGACGCATGAAGAGGTCTGGGATCCATGCAGCCGTAAACAGATCCAAGCATCTTTCTTCCATGTTGCCATGGTTCTTGCGAATGTCGATGAACTTTTCGAAATCGGGGTGCGAAGGCTCAAGATACACTGCAATACTACCGTTCCTCTTGCCACCTTGGTTAACGTAACGCGCCGTCGCATTGAACACACGCAACATAGGAATGATGCCAGTGCTCTCACCGTTTGTTCCACGAATATGGCTTCCAGTGGCGCGAATCTGATGGATGTGCAACCCGATGCCTCCTGCGTTCTTGGAGATTTCGGCAACGTCGTTTAACGTGTTGTAAATACCGTTTATAGAATCATTCTCCATCGAAATTAAAAAACAGCTGCTGAGTTGTGGACGAGGGGTACCAGCATTGAACAGTGTTGGTGTCGCATGAGTGAAAAACCTCGTGCTCATGTAGTTGTATGTCTCGATTGCATCCTTGATGTCCCACCCATGAATACCAAGTGCCACACGCATCCACATATGTTGCGGACGCTCTACGACTTTGCCATCCACTTTAATCAAATAGCTACGTTCCAAAGTCTTGAATCCAAAGTAATCGAATCCAAAATCTCTTTCATAATCAATCACCGAATTCAGCTTTTCTTTATAGGCTTGAACGATTTCCCATAGCTCGTTCGAAATACGAGGCGTGTGCTTCTCGTGCACGTCACGTGCATGGAAAAGGATGGACATTGTCTCAGAAAATGATGGAGACGTGTTCTTCTGATGGTTACTCACGATCAAACGAGAAGCAAGCATACCATAGTCAGGATGCTCAGTCACAAGAGAGGCGCACATTTGCGCAGCCAATTCATCAAGCTCGGATGTTTTCACCCCATCATAAATCCGCGTACACACTTTTTGCGCAATGTTGTGTGCATCAACTCCTGTGAGGTCGCCACATTGAAGTTGGATGCGGCGAAGGACTTTGTCGAAAGAAACATCTTCGTAAGTGCCATCTCTTTTAACAACCTTCATCTTATGACTTTGTATGTAGCTTGCTCGGGCTGGTATTGGATACAAAAAGAAGTGTAACTCTTAAATACATTCTACCTTGCTATCAAGTTAAGTAAGTGTGTAGTTGGGGCACACTGCTGTCCATGGGGTTTTGCATTTTTTGGCGTATTCACATCGTATCTTGTTCGGCTTCGACGCGTCGTTTTTAGTGTCATGATAGTTCATATAATCGGGGTACAACATATTACAATTAATATCAGCGGACTTCGCACCAGTTGCACTGTCTGTGCTAATGTTTTGACCATACATTGTAGTTCCCAGATCTAATAGTGTGTTTAAGGTGGCATCTGTGGACGGTGCTGATACATTGACCATAGGGGTTGATGAAACTACTTGTGGAAGAATGTTAGTATCACGTACGCAACGGTACTTCATACGAAAGCGGTCGTTGGAGTTTATAGTATTGAGCACACTCTCTTCGGTCTTCTCTAACTTCCAATAATCAGGGCACTTTATCTTGTCATATTCAAACATCGCAATTGGTGGCGGCTTGGAGGTAAAAAGTGCAATGAGCAAAATAACAACCACGAAAGTCATTCCACCGATGAACGCAATTGTAAATGGCAGCATGGTTTGTGTGATAATGGTCTTACCGTCTTGACTAAACACCGTGAGAATGAACATCACCAGCGCAATTGTGCCGTAAATCACTGACACAACAATTGTGCCTTTGAAATACTTTGCCCGTGATTGTTGGTATACCCTCTCTTGGTCGCTGGAATAGCTCGTCGACATTTGTATACTCTAAGATAACCTTAGAAATTTGTGGTGTTCACATAAAGGAGTGAAGCTCAAGCACTTCAGTGCCTTTCATGGTTGATAATTGTGCTCTTTCTAAAGGCATGGGAAGGGTACTGGCATCTCTTTTATAAACTTCATACTGTTTCAAATTCGTCAGCACCTCGGGCACAACCCAATCTAGTACATACTTATTCAGTTCTCTTACCTGAGCTACAATACTCGTGTTATTATGCTTAGCATGTTGATAATAAATTGATCGCATGACGATCTTCAACTCGGTGTCACTTTGCCTTCCAATAACATGTTTACCATCAGTTTCCACATAGATTCGATAACGGATACCTTGTTGAAGGGCATCGATGTTCTCCGGAGAGAAGAACAAAGCACTTAAATTATTAGGAGCTGTTTGTCCCATTGTAGCTTCTGTCTTGAAACTTGCATTGTTCATGCTTCTTTGTTGAAATTGAGGTATTTCCAAAGAAGGAAGAGGAGACATAAGATCTATGCGACCGTTAGTTGCACGAACATCACTTTGTGTATACGCAGGTGCAAAGTTCTGTTCGTAACGCATTTACACTCTATGATAAGCTAAATACATTATTTTTCCCCGTTTATCTTAGGATGAAATCAGTAGCACAAAGACTAGTGAAGGAAGCTCATATACGCTTATCAAAAGATTGCGATGAGGAAAAAATCTACCAAATCATAGGGGATCATATTGATGCTCTGATCTTCAATGTTGCATCTTTAGCATGCATAGTGGCGTTGTTGTATGATACCAATAAGCTCGAAAAGAAGCACCTAATTCCCGTTCGCAAATACATACAAGACAAATGCCCGAAACGTATGCAAGGTGGTATGTCAATGGCATCCGACTTTTATGGTTACTCCCATCCATCCTACGGCATCAACAACGGAGGAAGCGATCTTCTGCATATAGATTTCAATTCAACCACTCTTCGTCCTCAAATTGGGGGCGGCGGGTTCCTTGAGCTACTTCAAGACAATAAACATGCCATTAAAGCAGTTCGGGACGTGTTTGCACATCACAAAGTAAAAGCATCAAGAGAGACCTTGATCGGGGTTATTGCGATTATGGACGAACATGTAACTTGTCTCGCCAACGATCTGAAACATTATAAAAACTTAACCGATAAGCAACTTGACAAGGTACTCAAACTCAAGCGTCATGCCGTTTTTCAATGATAAAAATTGAAACCATATCAAGATAATCATTGGTATAACGTAACGCAACAAACCAACGTCAAAATGCAGAAGCCTTGGTCAGCCCCTTGCATCTTCACTATTGACGCCAATATCGGCGCTGGCAAAACCACAGTCCTTGAGTATCTCCATAAAACTTTCAAAGTCCCTATTGATCCTGAGCCCGTTCAAAAATGGATGCCGTACTTGGAAGAGATGTACACTCATGATAAAGGCGCATTCGAGTTTCAAGTCAGAGTGTGGTTGGATAGGTGCTGGGTTCAACAACGACCAAACATGTCGCCTATCATAATGCAACGATCCCCGTATTTTCAAAGGAATGTGTTCGTGCCAGTCAACGTTGATAATAAGCGCCTGACACCACATGAGCACCAAATGATCGAAGAAATGTACGCCAAAAGCATGAGTATGTGGTCACCCCAAGGCTACATTTACTTGCGAAGCGATCCTAAGAAATGTCACAACCGAATTGCAAAACGCGCGCGTGATTCCGAAGACGCCATTCCCATTGACTATTTGGAGAGCTTGCACAAATACCACGAAGATGCCTACATGGCAGGGGTGGCTAATGGGTTGCCCATCATTGCTATTGACGTTGAAGGAAAGACAGTAGAATGCATCGCTTATGAGACATGGAAGGCACTACAAGTGCTCGGACTTTCTGTTTAAATGTGCACGACCTTCTAATTCGCAATACTACGATGATACGCCGTCTTATTTTTTGGCATTCGTGAGCAATAAAAAATGAAAGAGATATAAAAGTTATTTTTCTTTAAGGCTATCAGGTTATCCTATAAAATGGCACAAGCAAAGGGCGTTGGTGACAAATACCGTCAACATGACTTGCGCAGTCATATTTATGAGCTTCCCGATACATGGGCGGGTTCATCCGAGCTTACTACCATTGAGACGTTCATCTACAACCCAGATGACAGGAAGATGGTAAAGAAAGACATCACCTACGTCCCTGCGCTTTATAAGTGTTTTGACGAAATTCTCGTCAATGCGCTTGACCAAGCTACTCGCCTGAAAGCGGAACAAGCCAATGGAAAGACAGGGATCAATCATCTGAAAACCATCAAAGTGAAAGTGGATAAAGCGTCAGGTTATGTTGAGGTTTCGAATGATGGTGATGGCATTGAAGTTGAGAAGCATCCCGAGCTTGGTGTTTACATTCCCGAGATGATCTTTGGGCGCCTCCTGACATCGGCCAACTATGACAAGGAAGAGGAGAAGGTCGTGGGTGGCAAGAATGGTGTTGGAGCCAAGCTAACAAACATATTCAGCAAGGAGTTCAAGATTGAGACGGTGGATCATCGTCATGGAAAAATTTATACCCAAAGGTGGTTCGATAATATGAAGGGAAGGGATTCACCCAGCGTCAAGTCGTCATCTAAAACACCATATACCAAGATCACGTTCCTTCCCGATTACGTGCGTTTCGGACTTCCTGGCATGACCGACGATATGTTTGAGCTCATTCGTAAGCGCACGATGGATGCGTGTGCATGTACTGATTCCCATGTGTCGGTGTATTTCAATGACGAAAAGATTCCATACAAGACATTTGAAAGCTATGTCGATCTGTACTTGGGTGCCAAGGATGAACATCCAAGGGTGTATGAGGCATGCAACGAGCGGTGGGAGGTCGTGGCCACCTACAGTGAAACTGCACGTTTTGAACAAGTGTCATTCGTCAACGGTATCAATACCCTGCGTGGTGGCAAGCATGTTGAACAGATCACGAACCAGATTTGTAAGGAGTTGGCTGAGATGGTTAGCAAGAAGAAAAAGAAAGAAGTCAAGCCTCAACACATCCGTGACAACCTAATGGTATTTGTGAAATCGTTGATCGTGAATCCATCGTTTGATAGCCAAAGCAAAGAGACACTCACCACTCAAGTGTCCAAGTTTGGATCAAAATGCGACTTGTCCGACAAGTTTTTCGACAAACTTTACAAAACTGGCATTACCGATAAAGCCGTATCTTTGACCGAATTCCACGAAAACAAGAAACTAGCAAAGACAGATGGCAAGAAGACATCACGTGTGTTGGTTCCCAAGTTGGATGATGCCAACAAGGCGGGTACAAGGGATAGCGCCGACTGTACCCTCATCCTCACTGAGGGATTGTCCGCTAAGACCATGGCGATCGCGGGACTCAGTGTTGTTGGCCGCGATAAGTATGGTGTGTTCCCCCTCAAGGGAAAGATACTCAATGTCAAGGATGCACTGACTGCAAAGATAAGTGCCAACGAAGAAATTGCAAACCTTAAAAAGATCCTTGGATTAGAACAAGGAAAGGAATACTCCGACCTTTCATCACTTCGCTATGGTCGCATTATGATAATGACCGACCAGGACAGTGTAACCGAGGATACTCCCTTGTTGTTGCGTGACCCAATGACCAAGATTATTGACATCCGAACAATTGATGATATAGCTGATGGTGTATGGGATAAACCAGTAAATTGTGAGAAGGAATACAACACAACTCCATTTGAAGTGTGGACTGAGAAGGGTTGGACAAAGATTAAGCACGTTATGCGGCATAAAGTCCAAAAGAAGATATACCGTGTTCTGACTCATAATGGGGTTGTGGATGTTACCGAAGATCACTCCCTCCTTGACAAGAACGCTCAAAAGCTTTCACCGAAGGAATGCAACATTGGCACCGAATTGCTCCATAACTTCCCACGTGCTTACCCTGTATCACCAAGTTCTCTTGTGAAAGAAGACGATGCTTATGACATGGGAAAATGTTGGGGTAAAAAATGTAGTGAGCCCTTCAACGATAACGAAAAATGCAAGAAGGTTCCATTAGATATCTTGAATGCAACTCATGTGGTGAGAGAAGCCTTTTTCAACGGATTTACAGATGGATGTATCAATTTCCAAACAAATGAACACGGTAACTTTATATTTGATGTTGTTGGCAAAATTGGTGCCATGGGTATGTACTACATATGCAAAAGCCTTGGGTATAAGGTATCAATCGACAATCAAGCAAATAAGCCCAAAGCATACACATTAAACATTACCCGAAAGAATGATCAACAACAAGGCAACCCAAATGTCGTAAAGAAGATGTATGACATGGGTACAACCGAAAGATACGTGTATGACCTTGAGACCGACAACCACCACTTCCACGCTGGCGTTGGACAGATGATTGTTCATAACACAGATGGATTCCATATCCGCGGTCTGTTGTTTAATGTTTTCCAATCCTTGTGGCCATCTTTGTACAAGCACGAGGGTTTCCTTGTGAGCATGATGACCCCTATCGTCAAGGCCTTCAATTCATCCACGAAAGAATCTCGTGCTTTCTATAACTTGAGCGACTTTGAGCGTTGGAAGCAGGCAACAGATCAACGTGGGTGGAAGCTGAAATACTACAAGGGATTGGGTACTTCCACGGAAGACGAGGCAAAGGACTACTTCCGTGATATGAATGTCCTAAAATATGTCTATAATGGAAAAGAATCAGACGAAGCGCTTGATCTCGCCTTCAACAAAAAGCGCGCTGATGATCGTAAGGATTGGTTGATGCACTTCAATCGCGATATCGTATTAGACTATGCGAAGAAAGACGTTCCATATGAAGAGTTCGTCCATAAGGAGCTCATCCATTTCAGCAACCGTGATCTGGAAAGGAGCATCAACCACTTATGTGATGGTCTGAAGGAATCCACACGCAAGATCATATTTACGTGTTTGAAGAGGAAAATCTACAACCAAGAAATCCGTGTGGCGCAACTTGCGGGCAGCGTATCCGAGTTGTCGGCGTATCACCACGGTGAAGCGTCTCTTCAGCAAGCCATAGTGGGATTGGCGCAAATTTTCGTTGGTGCCAACAATATTAACTTACTAATGCCTAACGGTCAGTTTGGAACTCGTATTCAGGGAGGTGCGGATGCGGCCTCACCAAGGTACATCCATACGCTATTGTCTCAATTGGCACGCAAGATCTTCCGTGAAGATGATATCCCCGTGTTGAAACATTTGGATGATGATGGTGTGCCTATTGAGCCCGAGTTCTATATTCCTATCATCCCCATGATCCTTGTGAACGGCGGATTGGGTATTGGTACGGGATTCAGCACCAATGTTCCATCCCATAACCCTAATGATATCATCGATCTATGTATGCGTACAATTGCCGCTTTGGATGAGGCTGTAGGCATGATTGAGAATAGTGATGGATTATCACGTGCATATGATGCTGTGTTGAGTGTTCCTCTTCCTGACCTTCAACCATGGTACCTTGGTTTCAAGGGCACTATCATTCCTAACAAAGAGACCAGCTTTGCAAGTAAAGGTGTTTATAGATGGGTCGATGATCAGACTGTGGAAATCACGGAACTTCCCATCGGTATATGGACAGAGGATTACAAAGATTTCCTCACAAGCATGATTGCTGGTGGAAGTAACGTCCTGAAAGACTTTGAGAGTCATTATACCGCAAAGACGGTAAAGTTCATTCTCAAGTTGTACCCTGGTGCCCGAGCAGCCGTCGAGCGCAACTTTGAGACCGAGTTCAAGTTGGTATCTACCAAGAACCTGAGCACCAATAACATTCATTTATACGGTGCCGATGGTGCCATCCGCAAGTACACCACAATATTGGAAGTGTTCAGAGAATGGGTATGCATCCGTATTGCCAAGTATGTTGAAAGAAAGCATCATCAACTTAAGTCTATGGAGCATGAATTCAAGATCGTTTCAGCGAAAGTGCGCTTTATTCAAGACATTATTGATAACAAGATTAAGGTCATGAACAAAAAACAAGCGGAAGTAGAGGAACAACTGCGTGCCCACGGATATCCACAGCTCCATGATGTTTCCGAAGATGGGGACATGGGAACCAAGAGCAATTACTTGTATTTGATCCGAATGCCAATTTACCAACTTACATTTGAAAAGAAACAGGCATTAGAACGTGAGGCGGACAAGCTTAACACACAAATCCGCTCTTTGAAGGCGAAACCTGTTCAACATATTTGGAAAGAAGAGCTTCAGGAACTTCAAACCGCATGGGATGCGCACAAAACAACTATTGATGCAGAGTATGAAGCAGACAAGGCTGGCGCAGCGACTCAAGGTGCCAAGAAGCGAGGTGTTACAAAGAAGAAGGCATAGAATGGATCCCAAATCAACTTCAAAAAATAAATGACTTTCTCTTCTTTTTGTTACTTTATGAACTATTCAGTTAAAAGTTGGTTGTTATCTCTATCATATTGTAGCTCCAAATTCTCCATAAGATCCATAATATCCCGGACGCATCTATAAAATTGTGTTGGTGTTTTATCGATATCAAATTTCAAGAAATTGGACATTATTTGTTGTAGCGTTACTTCACAATTCAGCCTACTTTCAAACCCGGAATCCAATAAATGGCAACATAGTTCATCTTTGTACCTTTTTATCAAGTCTTGGATGGCACTTTTGAAAGACTTGAACATCCAATCACCATTATCGTATATCTTCCAAAGGTTCTTGTCGTATTTCCGAATGTTATGATTCTCAGGAATTTCAGGATTAAAATGAACACATTTGATCATATTTACAATACCGCGTCCATTAAACTCTTGAAGCCTTGCATCTTTGAATATGTTGGTTATATGATCTATTATTTCTTCCCCATAACACCTAATGTTCATGGTGAGATTGTTATTGTTATTTATGATCGTATTGTTGTTAATGGTTCCGTTATTTACATTACACTGATCGTAATTTGTTGTTGTGTTGTTGTTTATAGTCATATCCTTTGCTTGTTGTGGCATAGCAGTAATCATTGTACCAATAGTACCATTGCAGGTTTTCATATGACGACATTTACTTTGTTTACATGTAAATATCTTCATGCATTTATTACACTGGTGGGGAGTTGATACCCCCTTACATGTTGATTGGTGCCTTTGTAAACACCATTGCCTTTGAAACACCTTGTAACAATGGTTACACTTCAAAATTTCATTACCACTTTCGTCGTCTCGAGACTGAATGTTTACTTTTTGTGTTGGCATGTTTACTTTTTGTGCTGCAATGTTTACTTTTTGTGCTAAAATGTTTACTTTTTGTGCTGGAATGTTTACTTTTTGTGTTTGAACATTTTGTGACTGCGTGTGTTTGGAAGCTACATGTCGGTCAAGGTTGTACCGTCTGTTAGTTGTGTAGGAACAATACTCACAACAAAAAATGCTACTCATTCTCTCTAAATTAACATCAGAATAATATCCTTATACCGAGTACTCTCCACACTGGTTACTCATTTACTCACTCATTTACTCAGGAGCAAGAGGCCCCCCCCTCTACCTCAAAAAGAAAAAAAGAAGTATATTGTTTTGGAATATAACGGGTACATATCAATAAGCTACATACATGTAATTGCATATATGGGCTAAAATAATACATAAATGCATTATATGATTACTGTGACCACAACATATATTTCGGTTGGGATACCATTTTTCCGGGATCTTATTTGCATAAAACACCCCACCTATGGAAAGAAATACTATAACCCCTAAAGTAGCAAGGACACGGTATGGCGTTGGTAACATAAAAATCCCAATACCCATTGGGGCATAAATACATCCTGTAATAACCGCGATGCGCATGCTATGGGCATAGTAGTCCATATTGTCAAGTTGTTCATCATCTTGTGCCTTTATCAATTCCCGGAAATGAACAGCTACAAAAAACATGAACGTTGTATACATAAGCGCAAGAGGTAAAGGGAAAGAAACCAACGTTATGGCCAAACATAAAGGGATTGAGCCTATGAATATACCACATACATCATCTTTCCACAGTCTCCAATCATGACCGTAAACAGATGTATGCATATGGTACATTACAGAGTACGGATTGTGGACAAGGCACGAAATGCATATCAACAAAGTTGAAAGTGTCTTTGGCAGAAATGCGAACATGCTTATTGATATTATGCATCCGATAATCATTGTATATATGTTCATTGTCTCTGGGTTCCACATAATCAACGCCCTGAAAAGTGCCATTTGAATGATATCAAAACTTCTCTCTTTAATTAATCTTGAATGCCATCAATTTAAAGATTACAATACTATCATCATCAAATATGTCGGTTCTTCAATTGACCCGTCCAAAGGTGTTGGTGTTGGATGTGGATGGAGTGGTTTTTAACAATAAGCCAAGTCTAAAGAGGGTATCAAACAAGATCGTAAGTTTCGTAGCTGAGGAGCTTAAGATATCGAGGTACGAAGCATCCCTTGTAAACACGACTTTATATAAAAACTATGGCCATACACTGGTCGGGCTCCAAAACGTCTATCTTACCGATAAGACCCTTAACGACTTTACACGTTCTGTGTATGACGACGACACATTGAATTATATGAAAGAGTCGTCTAAGTACGATGAATCCTTGTTTACAAATAGCGTTACAATGCGTTATATTGTGAAAACGTGCAAAAACAATGATATTGACTTGTATTTGTTCTCGAATGCACCCCATGTTTGGTGTAAAACAATCATCGAGTCTATGCACCTTGACAAGCACATAACAGAAGACCAAATCATTTCGTCAGACCATGACATATTTCAAGGTTTGTTGAAACCACATAAAGCAGTCTATGATACTTTCCAAAAGTATGTGTCCCATCAACATCATGATGATTGTTTAGAACTTGTCTATGTAGATGATAGTTTCCAAAACTTAATGCCGGTGATGAGAAACCCTTATTGGAGGCCTATATTTTTCAACAAGGAAGGCGCTTGCATTCGCAACAACCGCATGTATACTATCAGAAATCTAACGGAGATGAACGCATGGCTCTGATATAAAGCTATAATTGGAATGTTTCTCATTCAAGAATGTACATCCGGCACTTACCAGGTAAGACGGATTTATTGGTGGACAAATCGAAGATATCTCCGAATAATGTACTTTTTAACCCTAGTGCAGACAAGCGTTACATATATATTCGCGCCAATGCACATACTATGGTAGATGAGAACAACTACATTCTGATCTACAACGAATTGAACAAAACAATGTACAATATCATGTCGCCGCTAGATATATTAGAGCCGACTGCAAACTTGTTTCGAGGAGTCGAAGATTTGAGGATTGCAGTTTATAATGATCGCGTATGGTTTACAGCAACCAGTACACACGCGAGTCTGCATATGACCAATGAGCTGTTAGTGGGGCACTTCGATAGCGAGCTTACTAAGGTTGAGAGAATGACAACGGTAGATATAGGAAGCCTTCCGGTAAAAAATGTATGCCCTTTCGTGTATCAAGACACGTTTTGTCTCATTGATACGTATCAAAAGAAGATATACCGTGTCGAAGAAGACAAAGACCCAGATTCCGGCGACTTCGTAAAGTTTGTGGCAGTAAAGACCAAAGATCTTACGAGTGCATCCGGTATTCCCAAAAAAGGTTTTCGCGGATCCACAAGCCCGGTACATCTCCATGGCAGCATATGGGGTTTTATCGTTCATGACATCATATTTAATGATAATACCAAGCTCGTGACTCGACTTGCATACTTCCACCATTGGGTCGAGATGGATATGGATCGGGGTGTTATTACCTATTTCTCCACGCCTTTTTGGTGTTCTCATTGGGGTATCGAATATGTTAGTGGTCTCCGTTTTAACAAAGGGGAAGCCGAAAAAGAAATCGAGTTATATGTCGGTGTAAATGACCAATCAGCTGTGAGGTATACGACTACCCTTGCCGACCTCCGGATTGGCAAGTGATTTACAATGTTATTTTTTCTTGTCCTGTTTAAGAATGACAGTCACCGAAACGCCGTATCCAGAGGTTCCTCCTCAAGCACCTCAACCAGTATATGCGAATCACAATTATCCGGTATCTTACAAATATCCGATGGCCAAAAACACACAATATCGTGTGGGTCAAAAAATAAAGGTGGCTTTCTATACCGCTATTTTGTTCGTACTTCTCAGTTACTCGGGTGTATATAGGGTTACCAACAACATAGTAAGTGCATTCTTAAACCAACCTTTCGATGTAGTATCAGAACATGGATGCCCAACAATGAAAGGAGTATTTCTCCATACGATTGCGTTTTTCATCCTTACATTCATACTGCTTAACCAGTTATGATCCAAAAAGGAAGATATTATTTGTATTGTTTTTCTTTTTTCAAGTGAGGTTTTATGCTACATATGCGGAGTGTTGTTTACTTCTTGCCCCCAGTAGTCTTCTTGGCACCGCGCTTGGGAGGCGGTGGTGGTGTGGAATCATCGTCGTCATCCTGGTCATCATCGGAGTCGTCATTGAGAACGACGGTCTTAGGAGGTAGGGGTACATCATCGTCACCGTCATCATCAACCAGAGTTGGCTTGGCCATCGCCAATGCGTCTTCCTCCAACTCCTCATCCTCCTCAAACTTGGAGGCGTGAGCGGCAGAATCGTCTTCATCGTCGCTATCAGCAACGAATGTGAACTTGCTCTTGCGAGGGAGCTGGAACTTGCCCATTAGTACCTTCCATGTGCAACCATACTTGCCACCAGCGAACCAGATGCCTGAAAGCTGGATAACAAGTTGCGCCTTGGCATCCTTGAGATTTGTCATGATGCTCTTGAAGTCAATTTCATTCTCGTCCATATCATATGCATCAAACATAAAGTTCTCACTCTGGTTGTCGTAAGGCAACTTGACCTTGAGAGTCGGAGGGTACCTGCCTGTGATCTTGCCAGTGTCTTTGTCCTTGTCGTACTTGACGAAAGGAGAGAACATCTTATCGGTAAATCCCTTCATGCCATCGAAATCATCACGGAGCCAGGTGAGCCTATTCTCAAAGGCATCATTCTTAATCTTCCGCTCAATCTCCTGCATCTTGTCGTGGAATTGCTTCAGCTTGGGGTTATCATCCATACCACGGAAGGACAGGTTGATATCAAACTTCTTGTTGTTGTTGTCTTGCTTGATCTCCTTGCCATCCTTATCCTTGTAAGTACCGTCACCGATACCGTAAGGAGGAATGCTCATCAAGGGAGTCTGGATGGTGAGCTTGTCGGATCCATAGTTGATATAGACCGTCTTGCTTCCATTGCTGAGAGACTTGACGTCAGAGTACTTGAGCTTGGCAACATTGACGTTCTTGGGCAGTAGAGTGTTGTCAGACATTTTGGAGTCGGTTGGTGGTTACTGAACTGGTATGTCTGGATATGTCAAGGTACGCTTAAGTAGTTTTGGTCGCTTAAGGGATATAGATGCACTACTTCCATAAGGTAAATCAATTTTTATTCTAGACATGATTATAATACGATGTTGGAGACGATCCAAGCGAAGATCCTCGCTGTGAGTACGGTGTTCTTACTCGTCACATCGTGTGTGTATGCGTTTAAAGAAACGGGTGCGATCACTGCGATCATCGGTTTTATTTTCGGTATTCTCACGATATTGGTACTGGTTTTAGATCAAAATTGTGTGGTCATAGGTGGATGTAACATATGGGCGTGGGTGAAGTTCCTTCTAACCGAGCTTGTGATATTATTGCTCATTGTTGACTTCATCCGCACGCTCGCAAAGAAGAAACCGGATGGAAAAACCGATAAATGATACGGATGCATTTACTCTACGTCGGATTGCATCCCTTCCCGATGAGACGATATTTGTTTATAAAGACGAGGATGATAAGGTATTCGCTTTTTCCGCACCAGACCTTTATTACCAAGCCCAAGTGAACGGTCCTATCAATCCGTATACGAGGAAAGAGATACCCCCTCGAGATGTGGAACGATTGCAGCGGCAGATGCGCAAGCTTCCGAAAAAAGACGAAAATTGGTGGACTTCACCGTTGGATGCGTTCAAGTTTGTATTGGATACCGTAGAAACTAAGTACGGAATACATGCGGAGGCGTCGTGGATGATGAATTGGACACCCCGTGAAATCCGTCGCATATTTTATGATTTTCACATATCATGTGATATACCCACAGTACACATGGACACACACTTGATAAATAAGGCGTACAAGAACCGCCATAAAGACAAGCACGAGTGCCAGACTTTGTTAGCAAAGGAGATGTTTCGTTTGATATCGGACTCGTCCGAGCGCTTTCAGAAGTACTTTGTTTGCAATTTGTTTTTCACTTTCTCCATCATATCAAAGGACTTTGAGTTGAACATCCCGACTTGGGTGAAGGTTCATGCTTCTTGCATAAACTTGTAAAAAATTAATCAATAAAATAGTTTTCGCTAATTATTTATGCGGTCTTGATGAAGTGGTTCTTGATGTAACGTTGTAGAACGAAGAAAGAGACCTCCTCATTACCAGTAACGCCCAGAATCTTCTTCAGCTTAGCATCGGGCAGGATGATGCGCTTGTTGTCAGGCTTGTTCAGGTTGTGTTGCTTGACATAGGCATTGATCTTGCGGGTGACGTCGGTACGGGACATCTCGGTACCACGAGGAACCTCCAGGAAATCGCACATCTCATCGGAGATCTTAGTAGGCTTGGCAAAGCCAGAGGGCTGAGTACGGGCATTAGCACGCTTGCGCTCGGTCTTCTCGACCAGCTTCTTCATACGCTCGTACTCCTTGGACAGGGTCTTCAAGGAGACTTGCAGATCCTTGATGGCAGTCGCCAGGACACCAACCTTGCCGACAAGATCGGTCAGAGGAGAAGAAACCTCAACCTCGGGCTCGACGACAGCAGGAGCGGAAACGGCCTCGGGAACCTTCTCAGCGGTCTTAGTCATCTTAGTAGCGGGAGCAGCAACTGGGGCGGAAACTGGCTTCTTGGCAGGCATGATCACTTGATGAATGTAAAGCATGAGTTATCCTTAAATCGTTTTATCCGCCTAAGACCAGGTCTGATGCCATTCCAACAGGCTCAACTAATTTTTTGAAGGGTGGAAATAAAGGCAGACTGTTCCAGTGTGTCTAATGACTCATACGATTGTTTGTCAACTCCTTGCAAACATACATATACATATAAATCTTCATTTTTAGTGATTCCATATCCTTGTAGCGTAATTGGGACGTCGTGAATGTCGGAGAATGGTTGTATTTCCAAACTTATTTGATTCCCGTCCAAAAAAGGTAACGATTTTGATGTTCCGTGTATATATTCGACAAGATTAATCGCTATTGATACGGAAAGATTACCATTCTCATCCATGGTGAAATATGGATGGTCATTTTCAACAAACACGATATCCACTATATGAAACCCTCCATCAGCGGATTCGTACTCGAATTGCATACTTGGATAATGGCCACACGATACCACTTTATGTACCGGCTCTATAACACCTTGTAAGAACAACTGAATTTTCTTTTGCTTGTTAGCATATATCTCTTCCAAGGTAACAGGTACTTTTATTTTGTGTTTTTTTCGTCTGATGTATTTGGAAGCTACATCGACGAAAGAACCCCATACGTTCTTTTTGTTTACAAACTCCTCCATCTTTGCCCAAATATCCTTCCAATACTCCGGACTTTTCGGATAGTTGGTGTCACATGATTGCTGATCCATGAGCACATGATATGCGACTGTAACATTTTTGAAGTACTCTTCTCGTTCTTTCCGTTCTTCCGGTAAGACATCTTGAAGCTTGTCTGGATGATTTTGTCGTGCTAATGTCTTGTACCGTTGTTTGATCTCTTCTTTTGTAGCTGTTTGTGGAAGTCCGAGGACATTATATGGATTCATATAGATAAAATATCTGATTTGGTTCTTTATATCTAGATATAAGATTGTGTTATGATTTACGGTATACTTGTATGAAAAATCCACGTTTATGGTCTTTATTCTGTCAGGCGTTTCCGTCCTTGCTGCATTTGAGCCCATTCCACGACAACCTTGCCAAGTATCTCATAGCAAGTTGGAATGAATGCCCTAATCTGTTGTTTTACAACTCTATTGGATTTCCATTTCAATTGTTTTGGAGCTACATAATGACAAGTAAGTTTGGGAACATGACAAGGAAAGAATGCACGTACAAGAAAGGAGTTGTCTACTACGAAACGCCCTATTGTTTCGAAATAGATTTCCTACATCCAGCGAACACCAAAGCAATGGATGAAATACAAAATCTATTATTGGATATTATCTCATATAATTGCCTTCATTCTGATCGACACATCATTTTATGCTACAATATAGACGCTATAGAGGATATTTATAGTTTCCGTGTTTTGCTAGAACGTTATAGTAAGAATGCAATGTTTGTATGTCATACGAATTCTATCTCTAATGTTGAATGTCCATTGAGAAGCCGATTTCATGAAGTACGTATTCCATTGTTCAGCCAAGGAGCGATTGAAAAGATGATGTCTCATATTGGATCACAGATGCATCCCATCCTAAAATCGTCCAACTGTCGGAACATTTTTAAGGTCATTGTTGTAGCTGACATTTTGGAGAACCAACCACTGATCGACCCATCCCCCTTATGTTTGTACACATATCCGGATTTATATCGTTTCATGACAGACATAAAGCGTCCTACGATAGAAGAAATGAGAGAAATCGCATCCAAGGTGTGTTATCACAATGTTACCATACCCCAATTAGTCCAGGATTTGTTGCACCACGTTCCAAACGACAAAAAAGCCGACTTCATCAGACGGGCATCGGAGACCGAACATGCCCTTGCGAAAACAAATAGAGGTCGGATGCCAATTTATTATGAGTATATATTTCACATCGCTATTTATGGAAAACAAATGTGACACAGTATTTAATGAACCTCTTAGCACGTGGGGGATATGCAAACGTCTATCTTGAAGAGTCCGGGAGATTCGTTAAAAAAATACTTCCTAAGTATGTTGACAATCAGTTTATAAACTATAGCTCCATTGTGGATCTGGGCATGCATGTTAGCTTCGCCAACATTCCAGGTATGCCGCATATAGAGTCTTTCACCCTCACAGAGGAAAACATCGAAATAACCATGCCATTTTATGGCCAACCTTTGAACAAAGTGAAGCTTGCAAGAAAAGACATTCCGTTCGTATTCGTGCAATTACTCAATACACTCCTTCATCTTCAAGAAAATGGTATCCAACACACAGACCTAAAACCATGCAATGTGCTTTACAATGACTCTACATGTGAAGTGACACTTATCGACTTTAACATTGTAAGTACCATAATCACTTATAAAGATACATGTCATTGGATGCCTGCTTACGGTACGTGGAACTTTGCATCTCCAGAAATAATATATTCGGGAAAGCCCAGCGATACATCTATGGTTTGGAGCGTTGGTATAATGATATGCTATATGTATCGAAGGTACCCTTTAGCGCACGTATACGACATTGACGAAAAGACGTTAGCTTCACGATCTTACTGGAGGCGAAAAATGCGCGAGCTGAAATACCAATCTCCTGAGCGTTTCCCGATTCCGCACACCCATAGGGACGTGATTCCAGATAAGCTACTGAATATATTGGATAGATGCCTTGTATGGAACCCCAAAGAAAGGATATCTCTATCCGATCTTCAAAAAGAACTTTGCCAATTTTGTTCAATACCCTACACGTACAATGTGAAATGTTCGGTGCGAGAACTGTATGCATATCCATGTTATTACGATACAGAAAGTAGAGGCGCTCTAATCCAAAAAATGTATGACTTTTGTGACCAAGCGTCATGTTTGTTTACCTTTACACGAACCGTGTTTTTCTTTGATAGGTGTTATATGTATGAAGCTACAATGGAAGACAAAATATTAGCCTGTCATTTCCTTGCATTTTTAATCGCCGGAAATTATGTTTTTGATCGTGTCGTGTATGTGGATAAAGTCAAGTCATTTTGGAATATCGACGATAATAAGCTGGAGCAAGTGAAAGCGATGGTTTGGAAAGTAGCTAGTTACCTTCAATGGGATATTTGGGAGAAGAGTGCCGACGTGTTCTTGGTAGAGGCTGGAATCACAAATGTAATGTCCCTTCTTAGAGAAAAACTTGTTTCTCTGAACCTTCCGTACTCCATGAAATCTATCGTGGGTATTTAAGGATTTCGGTAAGAAAACTAATAAATGTTATCGCTCATTTATCAGCAACTTACTGACATCACACATGTGGTAGACATGTTGAAAGAAAAAAGAGAAGTGTGTATGAATAAAGTATCATACTTACGAGCACTTCAATTATTTTTTGTTACACTCAAACACACATGTAACGAACTTGAAGACATTTACTTCAATTATTCATTAAAACCACAAATATCACTTACCCAGCCAATAGTATTATACTGTGTTTGGTGTATGCACATAATCTATAAGAAAGCATCAATGTGTTAAGAAAGACGAGGTTAGCGCATCCCGCTCTTCTGGATTCATTGATTGTTTGTATACTTTTTCTACGTGCCTCTCTATACACGCCCGTGATGACTTGCGCCAAGCTCCTCGTGTTGTTTTCTTGTACCAATGACATCCATCGTATCGGATGATGTCTTTCAATGAGCAAACAATATCTTCAAACCCCGACCGTTGTGGTTCAGCTACAGTATGGTTTCTCTCATATGTGAATTGTAGCTCAATCCCATTGCTTGTTTGTTTGTAGCCTTCTATTTTTAACTCCCCATTATGCTCGCTATTGTGACAATTTTCACATAACGGAACTAGGTTAGCTGAATCGTGTACTTTGAGTCCATCTTTCACAAAGCCAAACGAAGAAGCATCCTTTTGGTAATTTATATGATGCGTTTCGGTGGCCTTGTGTCCACAAACTTTACATATATTCATTATGACGTTTTTATTATACCTTGACCATCTGTTGTGTATGATATTTTCTGGCACATTTTGAATATGCCGACGTACTTGATGGGCTGTCTGAATGAAATCGGCTGGCATCGCCAAAGATCTACACACCTCCAAACCATAAAGCTCACTTCCATGACCATCTTTCAAAGTTCTGTCATATACAATCTTATTTGTGTTTTCATCTATCTCTATGTGCATATGACAAATGCGGAGGCGAGGTATTTCAGCGACTATCGGGATATCCACAAGCTCATGAAGATGGGTTGCAAACACAAATGGTGCCCTTTTCTCTATCAATGTTTTTATCCCCGCAGCTACAATAGCAGTTGCACTGGTAGATTCCGTTCCGGCACAAAGTTCGTCACCTAAAACAAGGCTCCTTTCATCACAACGTTGCAATATGTTTCGGAGCTCTGCCATTTCAACCGTGAAAGTACTCATACCTCGGTAAATGTTGTCCATGCTCGATATCCTGGTGAAAATGTGGTGAAATGGTTTGAAACACATACTTGTTCCAGCTACGTACATTCCAGCTTGTGCCATGATAATGTTCAATCCTATTGCTTTCATCAAGGAACTCTTCCCGGACGCATTTATTCCATAAAGAAGGAGCCCGTCTCCTGATTGCATGGCAATATCATTCTTAACATATTCTACACTTTGGTTCAATCTCTCAATGATCGGATGTCGTATCCCCTTGATATCAAAGAAAGACGATGACGCGTCATCTCGTTTGACGATAGTAGGTTTACAGTATCCATACTCTATCGCGTTGATTGCGTTATTACATGAAACATCAAGGTTGGCCAAGTAACCAATTACTGTCTCCAACGTCTTTTCATGTTCCAAATAGAAGTCTTCCACATATTGTTTGTATTTTAATGTAGCTTCTCCGCAGATCTTGCGTTGCAAACTTATGATGCTATCGGATGCGGTCTCAATGGATTTGTGTTGAATTCTAACTGTCGAGCTCCCATGACTAAGTGGTTTGGCTGTGAAATCTTTGAGTCGTATGTCCTTTGTTACTTTGGTCTCACCTCCTTTACCAAGGATGGTCTCCCAACGTTTTTTTGTCATTTGTAAGAAATACCCATCACGGTCATTACAATCAACTTTGCATATACATGAAGGATCTAACCTTGTGATTCCATTGCTAATACTTTCAATAAATTTCAATGCATCGCTTATCGAGTTCGTCCACTCATCTAAGTATGGATGTATATGTGGATGGAAAACATTCCCTTTGATATCATGTATCAAGTACTTACCACACTCATCGAGATCCAATACGTCTTTATAATGATTGATAAGTGTATGTATTTGGCTTTCAATAACATCATTCTGATCAAAGCTACATACATTAAGAGCATGCAGGAGAGATGAATGAAAACTTACCCACTCTAAGGGATGGAGGGTACCTAATTGAAACTTCCGCCGTAGGCGTTCCAGATCACACACTTGCTTCAAGCTCCTTCGAATAGCCAATAGATTGTGGTTGTTTATCAACTGTTCAACGCGTTCATACTTGGCAGTTAATACATCTACGCTCGTTGACGGTTGAAGGAGGTAATCTCGGAATAATCGACTTCCAAATGCTGTGCAACAACGATTGAGAATCTGAATCAATGGTTTTTCATTCGGCAAGGTGCTGAGCACATTGAGTTGGACGGCGCTGTTATATTCCAATGTCATGTACTTTGATGTTTCTATGATGGATGGTTTCGTCAATCTCTGTACTATTAAGTCGTTGTGGTCAAATACGAATTGTAACATAAAAACAAAAGCCAAGCGTGAATTATCCATGCGTTCCAAGCCAACAGTTTCAAGTGGTTGAATCATACATTCATCTTTGTATATTTTTGCAATCATCTCATTTTGAAAGACTACCTTGTTATATTCTTTTGGAAAATCATTCCACTTTTTATGAACAACCCGTGAGCATGGAAAGTCCAAGACATTTGCAATAGTTGTCTTGCTGCCTTCGTCGAGTTTATTTGACGACAGTATGACGACTTCTTTAGGCTGATAACATTGCAATATCCTGAATGCTTCGTCTAAAGCGTAAGCAGGATCGGATGCGGTGGATCCAACTTCGTAACAAAATGTTTTCCCAGTGCTAACATCTACACCCGAAATTCCAACTGACAAAAACGGACTACATGCATGATCCCAGTAGTACACAAGAAGGAAGTTACTGTCTTGAGATGATGGTTGAATGTTCATCGACGGGCTTATAATTTCTGTAACAGCTCTCGTAACATTTGGGGGCGGTGTGACTTGCCGAATCACCACCACTGTATATCCATTGGATACGAGCGTTTGGATGTGTTTTGAAACAGCGTATAATGGAAATCCGGCCATCAATGGATTGGAACGATTGTTTTCCAATATTGTTTTGTTTTTACGAGTGATCGTGAGGTTACACATATCCCCAATAGTGTACATGTCGGCTCCCACATTCTCTGTGTCATTTTGAACACCATAGATCTCAAAGAAATCCCCGACTTGAAGAAGCACCAACGTTTTGTCACCATATTGTGATTGGTATTTACTTGTGTAGTCGATATAGTCGTCGTAAATCATCTTGGCATAGCACAAACTTGTAGCTACATATTCTTAAGTAAATTAAAGGATACATGAAGAAGTAGAACATACTCATGAGTCTCACTGTTTATAGGGAATGGATGATATGCCCTGTTTGTCACGAGAATATAAATTCTATGGATTTCATGGATCACACACTCCATCGGCACCCTTACTTCTTTGTTGTGTGGGCATCATTGAACATGCCAACCATGCTTACTCCTTCCCTTGATGGGGATGATGACGATGATATGACATATGAATATCTTTCAAACCTATGTGATATGATCGGCTATCACAAAGTGGGAGTTACCGACATTAACCAAGTGTCTTTGGTTGTTGACAAAAATCGATTGCAAGAGGAGGATATATGCCCGGTATGTCTTGACAAACTATCGTGTTTGAACGAATGCAGAAAGATAAGCAAATGCCAACATATTTTTTGTAGCGATTGTGTGGAGAAGTGGTTGTCTTCTAACAAGACATGCCCAGTATGTATGCAAAGTGTGGAGGAGGAATGATATTAAGTTATAGTATGCATACTTTTTTCTAATTCGCGAAGAAGCATAACTACGTTGTCATATACTGGACGGATTTCTTTTTTCACACCCATCATTAAAAATTGGAGGTGATCTCTTATTATATTAAAGTGAATGTTTGCATCCATATACTTTATTTTGTCGTTATTTTCATAATGTGTTTCAAGTTCACGACAACGTGTTTTTATTAGGTTCTCTACAGTGGGTTCTATGTTCCGTAAGCGCCACGTGTTGTCTGATTCTTTGACCTTCACACTTTTGTTTCCGTCATAACGTATGGTATGGTTCTCTGGTACATCCGGATTGAAATTTACTTTTTCTATATAGTCACAAACACCTCGTTTCAAGTTCAATAGACATCGTTCTATAAACTCCTTGGATATATGTGAAGTATTTTCAGAACCGAAATTGTTGATGATTATATTCTGGGTGTAATTGTTTTGTGTTTGGATATGTGTTGTAACGTTTCCATTTACCGGGGGAGCTACACAAAGTGTGTTCGAAGATAAGCCTTGACATGTTTTTTGATGACGACTCTTGGATGATTGGCAAGTGAAAACCTTGTGGCATTTAGTACACTCGTATGGATGCCTGATTTGTTTGCATTTATTCCTTGTTACATGCCGCTGCAATGTTGTTTGAGACTTGAAGTTCTTATAGCATTTTATACATTTGAATCCCTCAATATTATGATCGGGTTCAACCATGCTATGATTTCGTACATCGGTGCTATGATTTAGTACATCAGTGCTATGATTTAGTACATCGGTGCTATGATTTAGTACATCGGTGCTATGATTTAGTACATTTATGCTATGATTTAGTACATTTATGCTATGATTTAGTACATCTGGTGATTTTGGGCAATTTTTTGCCATATGTCTTTTGCATTTGTACTTGTCACATAACTTCTTAGAACAGAAGACACAAATGGTCAGGTCGATAGAGCTATCTGTAACAACTTTTTCATGCACTTTTAGGTGACGTGTCAGATTACTCTTAAAATTTGTTGTATAGTCACAAAAAGTACAGGTATGTTTTGCCATTTTTTGGGCAATAAAATGATTTGTTACACTAACTGGAGATATTCTTAAGTGGCAAAAATGCGATTTTCCTTACTGAGTGATCAATGGCAATAAGTGATTTTTAAAAATAATTGTCCTAGAAAAGGGCTAGAGGAAACTAGTACTCTTTATTCTTGGAGGCAAATACAAGAAACACAAGAATCACATAGGCTCGAGTTGAAGCGAATGACATACAAACCATGATTGTAAGGGATATAAACGAACAATGTTTATAAATTGCATATATATGAACACATATCATAGAACTCACCGGGCGAAGGATGTATGGGTAGATGCGGCAACAATGACATACGAGATACGAGAACCCCTCAAGAATCACGAAGACTTTCGGGGTGTCAATATCACTGATACTTCACTCATCAACTCTATCCAAGTCATATCACGCGAAGGATCAATAACATATATTGACCCTACACAACTTGACATAGAAATATGTGCCAAAAAGGTGATATTACAGTTCGATAGTGACAAAATATCTGAGCTCTGTAGAAAGGAGATATTCTGCAAAGGATGGTACTATCCAAGTTGTGAGTGTTGCGTGGAGAGGTTTGAAATGACTCAAGATGAGTTTGATCCGGAAGATGAACAATACAAATTGGAAGAAGTTATTACGCGATACCTTGTGCACATCCCTGACATCCGTTTGACAGTGTCGTATTAGATACAAACTTGTGATATATGTGTAGCTATGCCAGATCTCAATAAGAAGCTACCAAGTACATAGTCAGAGTAAGTATTGTTTGTCCCAGTAATGTTTTCTAAATGGCATCAAGATCGATATCATCCGCATCTGGGATGCCGTCTTCGTCCATAAATACCACATAGTCATGTGACGTACCCACGTCAGTATCCGTCTGATTTATTGCTTTTACGATGCTATCAGACACGGCTCCATTACGTACCAATTTAGATGCCTCTTCGTGGGTGTACTTATGGATAATGTCTACTTTATCATCTTCCCAATCTCGATGAGAAACCAATACCAAGTCATTCTTGTCTATGATAACCTTCCCGGCATATTTGCGCATGGATCCTCTGATCCTCCCTACGCGGAGTTGGCCATCACTGCACAATACCCTAACACGTCCATTTCCAAGCATATCTTGGACAACAGCAAAATCTTGGCCTTCGTCAGGCTCCAAGAGAGTCCTGTTACGGGATTGCTTCGCCCGTTGCTTTGAGTTGCGGATGCGGCTTTGATACATTTTCTACAGTCTGCTGCTCATAGAGTGTAATTAAGTCACTCTAAATTTTTAAATGCTTTTACAACAGTAGATGCTATATAATCGGTTACTGTTCGTGTCTTTGTACATTCTTGTAGATGTTTTATACGTCGCATTCGCTAGTCCTTTTTACATGGAAGTCGTAAAAAAGATACAAAAAGAAGCTACAAAAATGGATGGTTATCGCATTATTTCTGCAATCGCATCATACATGTGTATGGCTATAGGTTGGTTGTTCCTTGTCGCACCTTCCGTGGAACAATCAATCGCATCAGGTATGTGTCCGACCGCGGCCGCTTTACGTTATGGCTTCATCTATGGCTTTGTCCTTTATGGCGTCTTCAATTTTACAAACTACACCATGTTCAAAAACTACACACCAAGCATATTAATGCAAGATATGTTATGGGGAACATCTTGGACTACTGCGGTAACAATATTGTACGGCTTCTATATCCAACGAAAAGTTTAAGCTACAATTCGCGGAGCAACACCCATGGTCATCAACTCCTGCATCAAGAGCTTCATGCTATAAGGAATACGTACTTGAGTAATATCTGCATTGTTTTTGCATTGTGCACATTTGTATATGTTCTTTTCGGGATTGGCTGTGCAAATCAGTCCACACTTTCTACAGATGAATACGCGGTAGTTATCCGAGGTATCCAACATTCGCTCTTTCAAAAAGGTGCTGGCACCGTGTGCCACGATCGCATCGCGCTCCATCTCGCCAAACCTCAAGCCACCGTTTCGTGCACGACCCTCTGCTGGTTGGCGGGTGAGCATCACCACGGGACCGTTGCCACCCCGTACATGAGCTTTGTCTGCGACCATGTGTTTCAATCGCTGGTAATATGTGGGTCCGATGAAGATCTCGGTTTGGATCATCTCTCCAGTGCGACCGTTGTAGAGGATCTCATTACCATAGCGCTCCATACCACTCCTTTCCAGTACTGCAGCAATATCCTCGACGGTGCAATCCGAGAAGGGTGTGCAATCACCTAAGGATCCGATGTGGCATGCTGCTTTCCCCATGATACATTCCATTAACTGACCGATGGTCATACGCGATGGAATAGCATGCGGATTCATGATTAGATCGGGTACAATCCCGCTCTTTGAGAAGGGCATGTCTTGATGGTTATAGGTCATACCGCAAGTTCCTTTTTGAGCTGCGCGGCTTGCCAACTTGTCGCCCACAACAGGCTTCCTATACTTGCGGAGCCTGACCTTTGCAAACTTGTATGCTTCTCCATTCACACCAGTATAATTCATATCCACAAACCCTTCGTCGTTCGATTTCATCACATGGCTCGTATCTCGGGGATGAACGATGCCATGAACTTTATGGGGCATAACTTTGCCAATCAAGATATCACCACCATCAACCGCCGTATTCTTGGGAACAAATCCATCATCTCCAAGCTTTTCGTAATTGTATGGCTTCATATGTGCAGTATTGGCTGGATCAGGCTTACAGAATATCTCTTCCTCACCCGTACTATGATTCTTGCTGCATTGATCACGATACGACTTGAAGTATGTGCTTGTAAACAATCCCCTATCAATTGCTGATTTGTTCACCATGACCGAGTCTTCTTGGTTGAACCCAGTATGGGTCATAATGGCCACTACGGCGTTGATGCCAGAAGGAAGCTCATCCGAATAGGTGTATTTTGACAACTTTGTGCGGATCAAGGGTTTTTGTGGGTAGTTGAGAATGTGAGCCATTGTATCTATTCTCTGGTTGAAGTTACTCATGTAGATACCTACCGCCTGCTTTCCCATAGCACTGTTGCTTACAGTGAAACCACCACCTCCGATGAAACTATGGTTTTCGGATTCCACGGTGATGTCCGAGATCATGCAGTTGCGCACTGGCATGATTTTAGACACGGGTACGAACAAGGATGTGGCTTTGATTTCCACTGTATTCTTCCACTCCTCCCAGGACAACACAGGAAATTCCCAGTCGGCCGCGGCTTTCACATGCATCTGGTATTCTTTGCGAAGCGCAACCTCCATATGCAGCCCTGAGTTGTACCTATACCCAACTTCCTCTTTGGTCATCTCTAAGTCTGTCAACATCATATTGGCTTGTTGAAGCGGGAAACGATTTCCACCGAAGTGGCCTCCAAGGTACTCTACCTTTGTCCGCTTATCGGTGTATGGTATCCACTTAGGAATCCTAGTTACCACATCTGCTTCCAGTGCCACAAGGAGGGTTCGGAACGCAGTGTCATCCGCACCATACTCTTGAAAGCCAAGTAATTGTGCATCTTCATTGAACATCTGCATGTCGACTTCTGAGTTAAACTTGGGAGTGCTTCCTCGCATTTGAACAAAGGCCACCATTCTTGCCAAGATAGGTAAGAAGGGAGATCGGCTAGTGATGGGGAGAATACCATAGCTTGTCAACCGTTCATCAACCCCCGCTAAGCCCGTGCTTGTTAAAATAGTTATATCCGCGATAGTGTTGTCATTAGGAACATAGCTTGGAGTAGGATGAACACCAACCAACGTCCTTTTGTCAAATGCACGAACATCTTGCCATCCGCGGTTTGTCATGAACTTGTGATCTTGTGTAAGGATGATAGAGCGGCCACTAGCAGTGATTACCTTGTACACAGGTTTCTCTGCAGGCCTCACATACTGATGGATCACAGTTGTGGGGGACGTTATCATCGTCTTGGGATTAAAACAAATGACCTTGTCACCAACTCTCACTGTTTTGATTTTCTTCCATGTACCATCCGCCATGTACACGGGCTCTTCTTCGTAAAGGCATTGATAGCAATTTCTGGGAGACTGGTTGTGATCGGAGAATGGGATGTTGGCAGCCAAGACACCATTCATTAAGCTTGGATGGATCTCACAATGCGTGAACTTCGGTGGCAAGGACGTGCCTTTGATGCCCCTCCCGAGATCTGATGGAAACATGGCTACCATGGCATTGTCGATCTCCTCCACATCCATGTACTCCAAGATGCCTTCTTCATCATCATCCAAAGGAGCGATGAACTTTGCAAATGGCTTCCTTTCTGCAAACTCCGCCCACGTCATTCCCTTCTTTTTAAGAAGGTTCATTACACGAAGCTGAGGATGCTTCAGCTCATCGCCCTTCTCCACGATGTGTAGTGGCCGACACATACGACCAGCCTCCGTGTTCACTTGGATACTACCCGTCTTGATATCCCAAATCACAGCGGTCGTGGGAGGGATGACGCCTGACCGTTTCTTCTTTTTTAGAGTTGCATACACGTCCCATGGCTTTACGGTGTAGCCCAAGATATCCCCATTCACAATAACGTGAACTGCATCGATGGATCCCATACAAGAAAGAAAGGTACGAGCTTGGGCATCGGATAAATGGTCTCCGTATTGGAACACTTCAAGTTCGTCTATGATCTCCCTCACGTGCGCACTACTCATATTGATGGTGATATGAGTGCTGAGAGCGAGGTTCTTGACAAGCCCAACTGAAGCGCCTTCGGGAGTCTCGGATGGGCAAATCATGCCGAATTGACTGTTTTCAAGCTTACGGGGCTGGACAAGCTTTCCATTCTTTTCCATCGGTGTGTTGATTCGTCGCAGGTGGGATAAGGTACTCAAATAAGACATCCTGTTCAGCACCTGTGCGACACCTTGACGAATGTTTTGAAAGCTGCCCAGTGTTTTGACTCCCCAATTGCCCGTAGAAAGTGCGTAACGTAACCCAGTATCCAACAAGGTTTGTTTAAAGAACCTGTGAACATTGTTCGGTGTGACAATTTGCATGGGGCTCGCGGTATTTGCGCGCCACAAGTTCAATTCTCGCACGATCAAGTTCCTCATCTCCTTGATCATCTTGCCATAGCATTGTCGGAAAAGGTTGCTGAATAACACACCAGGAGTGTCAATGCGTTTGTGTATGTAGCTATCGCGGTTATCGTATTCTTGGTATCCAAGGTGGATACGCAAGAGCTTGCGAACCATGTAGCCCAAATACAATGCTTTCTTTCGGAACGATTGTCCTACGTGCGGGAGGAAGTCCTGGCGGATAGTGGTCATCAATATCTCTGCTGCTTTGGCGGGTTGATCCAAATATTCGCGGGGAGTACCAGTGGTACCAAGGAGCTTCAAGAGGATTTGGAAAGCGTCGGCTTGCGTATGCACGTCACATGCATCCTCGGCGCACGCGACCAGCTCCATCTTCATCCGCTGATTTCTCTCATCGTCAATATCAAGCAAGATATGATGAATAATATCCTTGTCCGACTCTATGCCGAGAGCACGAAACATAACAAACAAAGGAATCTCCGACCTCAAGAATGAGGTATTCAGGCGGATGATGCGCCCCATGTGATTGGGCTTACCACTCAAATGAAGGCTCGTTGTTTTGGGTGGCAAGAATACGCCATCAGGCATTGAGCGAATCTCGGCGTTCAACCCATCCGCATTGCCATTCGGAGCAAACACGAGTGTGCGATTCTCGCTAATGCGGTCTTGGCTTATGATGACTTTTTCGTTACCGTTGATAATGAAATATCCGCCAGGATCGTAGCGACATTCGTGACCATCCATTTCGCCCAAGGAAGGAATCTGGGTGAGCACACACACCTTGCTCCTGACCATTATAGGAATTTTGCCAATACAAACACCTGGAACAGTGTTCTCATTCCTCTCAATGACACCGTCATCATTGATCACCTCGGTGATGATGTGGACATCCACGTACATATTTGTAGCGTACGTAAGATTGTTCATGCGTGCCAAATGAGGCGTCATTACCATCTGTGTGCCATCTTGCCCGATGAAGATAGGGCGTGCCAAAGAAGGTTGAAGTACATTGATGTAGATTTTATAGGTGTAGTCGTTGAACTCTGGCTTGAAGTTGTGGCACACTTGGATGGAATTGAAACCCTGAATGATTTGGGGAAGCTTCTTATCCAAGAACTCGTTGAAACTATCAATCTGGTGACGCACCAAGGGATTGGAGCAATCCGCTCCTCCACCTTGCATGAAAAAGGTATCGAGAATATCCCAAGTTGGCAGAGTATCCATTTTGTCAAACGTTTCACGAATGTTCTTAAGATTGGCTTTCAATTTTTGAAGTGCATTATCCTTAAATAGTAGACTGTGGCTTGTATGCGGTAACAGAAAAATTTTGCAATGAATGTGTAAGTTGGTATCATGGCCTCGTTTGTGCCAGAGGAAGATGACGCCTCATTTTCTGTTGTTGGCTCGAATTACAATCTTGTGGCCAATTTCTCTTCCACGTTGGACAATGCCTTTATAAAGATGTATGCTACTGATGATTCATTGTTGGGATATTCATTGGGAGTCTCTAATATATCGACCACAACACCTTCCTTTATACTCGGCAAAGTATTAAGTAACACCACGATTCCTTCGAAAGATATCACTTTATGTAACGGTAAGTTCGGAGTGAGTGTGTCGAACGTACCGGAATTCACAGTCGATATTAACGGGGACATCAACATGAACGGTACGTTGTACAATCATAAAATTCCAATGTTATATTTTGCGGCGTCCAATATTGGTATTGGATCAACAACACCGGTTGTTGCTTTAGATGTCGTCGGTGCCATCCGCACAACATCCACGCTTACAGCAAGTAATCTTGAACTTTTGGGTACATCGGTTACATTTGCAGCTGTCAACTCATCTAATATCATTATTAATAATACTCAGTTCGCGGGTCCAGCTTTAACTGTAACTCAGAAAACAGTCGGTGGAAACGGTGTTTTGGCTGAATTCTATGATGTCGATGTGAGCACGTCCGTACCAGTTTTGAAAGTCGGAGATAATGCCAGGGTAGGCATTAACACTACCGCTTCAAGTGAAGCATTAACTGTTGTGGGAAACATATCAAGTACCGGGAGGATTATTTCATCAATTGCCACAGGCACTTCTCCGTTTCAAGTTTCAAGCACAACAACAGTTACAAACTTAAGTGCGGAGTACCTTTCAGGACTTACAGCTAACTACTTTTTGAATGCAACAAACTTAAATACCGGAACCATAAATCAACTAAGATTGCCCAACACCGGGATAGCTGCAGCTACATACGGTAATGCGTCAAATGTTCCGGCATTCACTGTTGATTCTACAGGTAGGTTATCCAATGTAACGCTACAACCTATAAAAATCGCATATACAGATGTATCAGGGATTGCTTCCGTAGCATCAAGTGGGAATTATAACGACCTTTCAAATAAAACATTCGTATTATCTGGATCAAATGCCGTCTTTCAGTCTGGTAACGTTGGCATCGGCTTTGCATCACCTAGTGTCAACCTGCATGTTGCGAGTGCTTCGGGAGATACGCTGATGCGGTTGTCGGGTCCGAATGCAGCAACTAATGTGATTGGAGTAGAAATGGTAGAGCGTGAAAGCCCGTTACTAGGTTCACGTATAGTGTACAATCCACTTGATGAAAGAGTCTATTTTCAAGCTCTCAAAAGCGGAGTTATTGACACCAATGTATCAGTAGATCAAACATCTGGTAATGTTGGTATTGGTACATTGAATGCAAGCTCCAAGCTTCATGTGGTGGGCGACGCATGGTTTTCTGAAACTCTCCGGGCAAGTAACTTGAACGCTGATGATATTCTTTCTGGTACTCTAAGTGCAGCCCGGTTGCCTTCTTCTTCAGTCACGGTAGGAACGTATGGTTTGTCGAATCTAATACCAAGAATCACAGTAGATACATATGGTCGGATAACCAACGCAACCGAATCATCTATAAGCATACTACGTTCATCTATAACTGACTTAGTAGACCCTTGGGTAAAAAACACAGAATCCCATATTTATTATACATTGGGTAACGTTGGTGTTGGCACAACAAGCGCAAATTCGACACTCCATGTGCAAGGCAACACTCTTGTGGCCGGAAACATAACTCCCTCTCAAGATAGTGCATTTGATTTGGGAAGTTCGGGTGCACGATTTAGGGATCTTTTTTTATCCGGAACATCAATCGATCTAGGTGGAACCCGTATTACTGCGGCAAGTAATACGCTCAAGTTTTTGGCACCATCGTCTACACTTTACATGAACACATGGGTTAATGATATGAATGCACAAGGTAATGCATATATAACGGGATCTATTTCTGCAGCTAACCTTGTGGCTTCGGCTTTTACGAACACCACAAACGCGACCAACATTTCAAGTGGAACATTGAGTGCGGAACGTCTTCCAACATCTGGCGTGACCGCTAGTATATACGGTACAAGTACAGAGGTGCCAAGAATTACCGTAGATTCTTATGGACGTATAACGGCCGCTCAAAATCAATCAATAGCTATAAACGTATCAGCTGTAAATGGATTAGCAGCTTCAGCTACAACTGACACTACAATTGCATCTAATATAACCAAAGGAGTATTGAACACAAGTATATTTCCTTCATCAGGAGTGACCCCAAATACATATGGAAAGTCGAATGTCGTACCTGTTATTAATGTTGATATATATGGCCGAATCACTTCCGTAGTTGACACCAACATCTTAATATCCTCAACGGCAGTGACAGGGCTTGCCGGTTCAGCTACAACAGACACTACTAATGCAGCTAATATATCTTCTGGTACCCTCAACGCATCAAGGCTTCCAACATCCGGGGTAACTGCCGGAACATACGGCAGTGCGTCGAGTGTATCCGTGGTAAATGTTGATACAACAGGACGAGTGACCAGTGCATCGTCTCAACAAATAGGGATTGGAGCTACGCAAGTATCCGGCCTTGCAACGGTAGCTACATCAGGAAATTACAATGATCTCACAAATCGTACCTTTGTGCGAAATGGTTCGGAGGCTATCTATAGTTTAGGAAACGTTGGAATCGGCTATGAAAATCCCGCCTATAAGCTAGCTGTGAATGGAAGCATCTACGCAAACGGTACCCTATATGCATCAAACATCAACATCACAGGTGATTTCACTGTCCTCAACACAACAACTTCAAATACTGACCAATTTTTGATCGATAACAATGGTACGGGTCCAGCCTTTCAAACCATACAACGTGGTCCTCAACCCGTTGCCTTTTTCTATGACGATGCAAATATCGCTCTTGCCATTATTGATGGTGGTAATGTAGGTATTGCAACAACAAATCCCGCATATCCGCTGGAAGTCTATGGTACAATGAATGTGAATGGGTCTATATACCAAAACGGTGCACCTCTCATAACAGGTACCAATGCCAATAACATCACAACAGGGACTCTTAATGTATCTCGCTTACCATTGTCCGGCGTCACGGCAAGCACTTATGGTAGCACAAGTGCGGTGCCTGTAATATCTGTTGATGAGTATGGTCGCATCACCTCCGCATCCTCCCAATCCATCGCCATATCAACATCCGCTGTATCTGGACTTGCAGCTTCAGCCACAGTGGATGCAACCAATGCTACCAACATATCATCAGGTACTTTTAATGTAGCTCGCTTACCATCTTCGGGTGTGTTAGCTGGTTCATATGGAAATAGTAATACTATACCGTGTATAAACGTAGACCAATACGGACGAATCACGAGCGTATTGACATCCAACCTTTCCAGTGTAGCTGTGTCAGGTAATTACAATGACCTTTCCAACAAGACGTTCGTTTTAAACAACACAAATGCGGTTTATACTGATGGTAACGTTGGTATTGGTACCAATGCCCCAACAACAAAGCTCGAAGTTAATGGTACCGTCAAGGCTGTTCAATTTGTAGGAGACGGTTCACTATTGACTGGTGTTGTAACTGCTGCTACTGCATCCACACAATGGTCTGACTATGTGGTGGGATCCTCATCCAACATTTATTACACCACTGGAAAAGTAGGTATTGGCACAACGGTACCCAATTACCCGCTCCATGTCGAAGGCGATATATTTGGCACCAATGTAATTACATACTCTGACTTCAGTATGAAGAAAGATGTAGCTACTATTGAGGATGCACTTTCCAAAATAACAAATATAAGAGGTGTTACGTACAGGCTCTTGAATGATGAGAGAACATACATGGGTGTTGTTGCTCAAGAGGTAGAACCCTACATTCCTGAAGTCGTGCAAACGGATGCCAACGGTATGAAGTCCGTTTCTTATGGAAACATTGTAGGTATTTGCATAGAAGCTATCAAAGACTTGAAAAAAATTATTCAAACACAACAAGGCGAGATCGATGCTCTCAAGCTTGCGCTTCAGCCCAACTGACACGGGCTGTGACAGAGTAGGGACTTGTTGCACACACACCGCCAGGATCGAGACAAACAGCTACTAACGTGAGGACATCGGGACCATCTGGGTAAATACTATCGCCACCTTGGATACTATTCCCAAGGTAGCCAAGTCCGCTGACATCATAATTCGTCACGGTACTTGTACGTTTACCAGACGTGTCGTTGACACCACCCGGTACACGGTAGCTGAAAAGTATACTTCCATCTTGTACAGTATCACCTTTGTTGTGCACCACAATCTGGCTCAAGCTTGGTGAACTTGCTGGCTTAAATGTCTTGTTGTCAATAAAACCGTTCAAGATCAACCGGATTTCTGTGTCATTCGTGGTCATAAGATCCACCGACCTCAAACGAAGTTGCATACGATTAACAAGCTCACGTACACCTAAAGGACCGGTAATGGAGGAATCAACAGATGGTGCAATACGGATACTCACTAACGGTATCTGGTTAGGAATGATATCAGTGGCGTCACCGAAAGTAAACGTCAACGGAGACGCAGTGTTTGTATAAGCTTGTAATGGAGCTCTGTCAATGAAGATTAAAGCAATGTTTGGATTTGTATTATCTCTTTGAGGACTTGCAACTGTCTTTGTTCCTACTGCAAGATATGTTCCCTGGGTCACCGAAGTGCCTGGCCTAATATTCTGAACATCCTTCCATTGGTGTCCTGTGGCTCCTGATGTCCTTATATAGTAGGCCGTAACTGACTTTTGTTGGTACGGATCATATACTTGAGTTGGGTACGCACTCACAGTAGGAATGGTACCTTGTATGCTAATTTGATCGCCATTGATGTAGGTCAATAGACTTCCGGACGCCGTAAAAAGATATGCTTTATCATCATCGTAGCGGCCATCCATTATGACGGCTGTTCCCCAATGTAATAGAGGAGGTACCCACGTAGGTACATTTACATTGAAAATTTCATAGCGGGCGGGTAAGTTTCCTGACCGGAAGTATGCTTGGTTAAGTTGGTTGTTATGAATAAACTCGTGAACATATCTCACATCTCCTTTGGTGTCTTTGAAACCGAAACGGATCTTTCCTGCACCATACCAACTATAATCAAGGTAAATCATTTGAATCTTTTTGTTGTTCAGTATATATCCGGTAGGACCGGTTCCGTCGCATTTGTCTATAGACCATGATGATTGTGGTGCTCGTGTGTCGGTTACAACACTTACCAAAACATTTTGTTCGGTCGAACCTCTGTAAGGAGGTTGAATGTAAATAGTATCATTGTCTTGAATATGGACAACACGATATGTTTGTCCGCGTATAACAACATTTTGTTTCACTTGGAGTTGAGATAAGAAAGCGGTATTAGTGTCACTTGTCTTTGTAACTAGTTGACTTCCGAAGGTAACGTTGACTAATCCGGATAGTTGCGTTACGCTATCCCGGCGCACACAATACAACGTCGATCCATCAAATTCAAAAAACATACCATTCTGGTCGTCAAATAGACCCGCTCTTATGCGACTGTTTATCCAAGAAGGTACAGAGAATACTGGGTATCCGGACGCGAACGTCGTGATTGCAGGGGAAGGAAGGGTGTAAGTAAAAGTGTTCACACTTGTAACCGTAACTGTAAAGGTTCCGTTGAATAAACTTTCATTTGCGTTACTGATCGTGACACTGAGTCCGGACGTCAGACGATGTGGCTTGCGTGTGCGTGCTGTAGCGGTTGTACCAGATGCACTTAGATAGTCTATTTCTATGGATGCATTGAAGTTTACTGATAGTGAACATTGGATCCCTTTGCCCGGTTGGTACCTAAAATACTTTCTTGTTTGACGAATAGTTTGTGCATCACCGTTGTTAGATGGTATGAGCTCTATTCCACCATCATGTGCGCGATGTTGAATGTATGCATCTGTAAAAGGATACATGGAAGACGGTACGATAAAAGGTGTGTTAGTTAGGCTCGTAGAGGGTGCTGTATTTAGCCTTATTTTTGTACTATTTTGAACTTCTGCAATTGTTGATTCAAATATAGAGCCAAGTGGGACGGTTTGAATCGCACCACTAACACCAGTAACGTCAATGCGGTCAGCTGATTGATTACCGATGGCAGCTGTGTACGTTTTACATAATGCAATGAGAGTAGATGATTGCACTTGGACATAATATATGACGTTGTTTAGGATATTGGTTGTACCTCCTCCAACATAGCGCACGGGCGTACCATTGGTGAATGTAGTTGTTGCGGACAAACTTAATGTTTTGTTCGAAGTATCTAACGCCGTTATTGTGTAAGACGTGAAAGCAGGAGTTGAGGACACTATCCGGAATTTATCGCCCGGTTTGAAGTATGATAGAAAGTTCACATTGCTTCCAGTGACTATTTGGGAAGATGCTGATATTGAGACAGTTCCAGTTGAAGAAGTCTCTCCAAGTATTGAAGGAAATGTGAAAACATGACTCGTACCGATGTCAATTGAAGACGTAATATTTACCGCTATAGGCGAAGCAGCAATAGCGTCATTGTATGAAGCTGCCAACCGAAAGCTGTTGAGATCATTTCGGATGACATAGTAAGTTTCACCGACTGTGAGTCCTCCTATAGCAGTACCGTTTGTGCTTGTATACACAACGGGTGCCCCAGTGAGTTGTTTGTGATGGTCTGTTGTTACGATTAGGTTCAATCCTTGTATGACACTCGTACTTGGATTGAAAGTTAAGTTGTTTCGTAAGATCTTTGTTGTACTTTGATCGTTGTCGGCTTTTAATACGAAAGAAGTATCCGTCGTAGAGATTATATTATAAAAACTTCCATCTGACGCATCATCCGTTGATGTAAAATAATGATTGAGACCATTTCCCGGTGTAATTGGTAATATGCTTCCTCCGAGCGAACTTCTCAATTGTATGCTCGTACTTTGAGCGTTGGCAATAAAATATGTGTTTCCGTTTGTAAGCCCTCCGATAACATTACCGTCTCCGATTGTATATACTACTTGCATTCCATCATAAAAGTTATGTATACCAATTGTGATGCGATCGCTTGCTACATTTCCACCATTAAATTTTATTGTTCTCTTTCCGATAGTATTAGCCAATGTGAAGTTAGTACCCACTGAAAAACCATGGGGTACAATTGTGTCGACAGTAATGGAGGATGAATCGGTTTCATCGGTAATCATATGCTTCAAACGGTCACCACTATAACCGGTTCCTTGATATACCATACTGGCAAACAAGTAAGTGGTATTTGCATCAAACAATGACCCTGTTATAGTCTGTGTATACTTTGCACGATACACGAATTGGGTCGTTGATAGAACTTTGGAGACAATATAGTAGCCTTCAGCAGTCACACTCTTCAAACCGGCAATGTATATAGGGGCACCATCTGTAAAACCATGCGCACTTGCGGTAGTTACGTAAATATAATCTGTATCGGCTGTTGTGGTAACATTTGATACAGCGATCGGAGTATCACCAGACCTGCTGAAAAAAAGGGGGATATTATTTACCAAGTTGACTGTTTCCCACTTGATGCTTTGAAGGCCATACTCAAAATCGGTATCTATCAAAGATTCGGGAGTACTTACGCGGAACTTACTGACAGAGTCCGTAAACGTTGAATAATCCAGATCCGACCTTTTTAGTAGGCTTTGGATTAACGTTGTCATCTATCATTCCACTATAAATATTTTTCCTTGCATCATCGCACAATGCCAATGGTATATTTATTGATTGCGTCAATGACGTTATCTTTCCACCCCCCAATAAAATTTTTGTGGTACCCGACTTTTTGAAATACATTTGTTATGTCTTTGTGGATGTACTTGGAGTACACGTCTCCTCCAGGATGTTGATAAGACCATTCAGTCACGTCAATTATATGTGTCTCTCCGGTCATTGGATGTTGGAGAGTAATCCACTTTAATGAAGGCTGATTCTTCTTCAACATTAACAGATCGGATTTGTTGTAAACCTTATAACCACCATATTGAGATGGGAACAGGTCGTGGAGAACTTGAGGAATGATTTCCTCAACGGATTCCAACGCTCCTTCTATCCATCCTTGAATTTTACAGTACGCCTCACCTACAATATAGAAACGTCCCATGATGTGTTGAACTTTGGGCATGACCTGAGACGAATCTATTCCTTTCTTCCACATATGGACACCTGCTGGCCAATAATGTGAATCTAACCATTTTGGTTGAGGTATCGCTGGGATTTCGGGAAAGACCGCATGAAGGTGTTTCAATACCTCTTTTTTAAGATGTTCGCTACCTTTGTCGGCTTGCTTCTTCCAATAGTCAGCATCGTCTGTATCACTATAAGATACCATTGCTAAACCATTGCTTTTATTTATCGGAATAAACTGCCTGATATGGTCATGCGTTGTAGTTTTTGATAGTGCATTGAACCAACTCCTGGTCGGGAATGCTCCGTATATGCGGTGAAGGCTCACTGGGGATACAGAATCCAGGAGGATGCGTTGTTGTTGGGTGAATTGTGAAAGCTGTTCCAAGTCGTTTTTGGGGATTGCGCAAATGACAACCTTTCCAACGTACTTGCGTGGGTATCCCATAGCATCATTTGCATGCACAATAAAAATGTCATTTTTTGTTTCGATGTTTGTAACTCGTGTGGATTTATAAATTGTTGAATATGGTGCAATATGAGCTTCGATACGGTTTACCAACTCACTCAGACCTTCTCTACATGAGAAATACGAAGTGCCTTCTAAGAAATCACGACGGAACATGTCGATAGCGGAAGAAGCGTTGGCCAACTCAAACTCGGCATTATATCCAAATGCGTTTATTAATTCAATGGTATTCGACTTTCCCAGCACACTTTCACAGAAACTGCGGAATGTCATAGTTTGAAGAGTTGTATGAGGAACAGTCCGCGCCTCCTTTATTACTCGTTTCAAGAGGGTCTCCGCTGGTGAAGGATTCCCGTTATATGTATGCTTTTTGGAGTTCGCTACTTCGTGTAATCCATATTGTTTGAGGAGATTTCGCAACAGAATGTGGTTTTTATTAAAGCGCCCGGCACCAGCTTCGTATTGATATGGAGGTTGATATATGGTGTGAATCCTGCCTCCCAATTGCTGGCTTTTTTCGAGAAGCAAAACCGAAAGGCCATTCTCAATGCATTTTTTAGCTGTGTAAAGACCAGATATTCCCCCACCAATTATTACTATATCTGTATTGTATTTCTTCATATTTTTCATCTAGTTCCTATTGTAGAGAAATGATTAAAACTCCTCCTTATGTCTTGATCATAATCCTTATATGTTTATGTATGGGCGTGTACATATTCTTGAAGGTAAAGGAAACCAAAGAGTACTTTGATACTTTACCAATCACCGAAGAAAAGGTGATTAAGATATACGATGATATTCTGAAGAGGCAACCTACTTCTACCGAGCTCATCAACACTACGAGGGATATCAAATCGAACACCATAACATGGGATGGCCTCCGACAAAAGCTTATGGATTCCGATGAGTACGTTAGGATGATTAAGTTGCAATCAAATACATTGGCGCCTGAGTTTGACAAGATGCTTTCGGACGCTCGCATCATTCGAGAGATATCCGCAATTTATCGTGAAGTGCGAAAGAAAGAGATACCAGCTACAATGATATTGCCGTTGAGGGATATCTATATCGCGTTGAACTACAACCCTTTCACCCTGGTAGCCCTTCTAAAAGATAAAAAATACGACAACTTTGAACAAGATATACAACGTGTCGAACAACTTGATAAGGAAGACACCCTGAAGATGTTCAGTAAAACTTTTGATCAACCCAAGTTGGTGGAGAAGTCAGCGGAAATTGCGAAAAGCGAAGAGGCGCATAGAATTGCCGCTCTTGCCGTAACGAATAATAGCCCTGCGACATCTGCTGCCCTGTCATCCACTCCCAATGCTGCAACTACAAGTGCAGCATCCTCTTCTCCCACCGCAAGTACGAGTGCAACAGCCGCAACCGCGGCGTCAAACCCAAACAACTTGACTGTCGCCGAGCAAGCCGCAATAAGAGAAGTGCTTAACGTTCTTGGAGTCTCACCTGGTGAGCGCACCGTTCGCGCGGTGGGAACACGGGATTCAGATATGTCACCAATGGCAAGACAAATACAAGAAAATGCCTCACGAATATTCAATATTCATGATGCCGCCCGTCGTATTGAGCAACCTCATCATGGAAACATGGTGCTCCGCCCAGAGTTCGCATGGAGCGTACCACAAAGACAACCTCCTATTTGCAACTCTTTGGGTCGGAAACCACTTACACAACCACTTCTTTCCAATTCTAAGCTACTTTTGGGAACTGAACTTTCTGAATCTTCAAATACGCAAGTTGGGTCTATCATGCCCAAATTTGAGTACAAAGAGTTTGTAGATGTGCCACTTAAGGGATAAATCATAATTACTATCAAGACGGTATGTACTGATAACAAAAATGACCACACACATACAAATCCACTGTATCAATCAAGTATACTTGCCAGGGTATGATAACGAGCCTTACGATGTTCGTGAAAGAGAAGAAGTGGCTTCGCCTGATAAATTACACACTGCATGCATGCAAGAACTTGATTGCTGGGAGGATATATTGCTTGAAGGTCAGATGTACAAGTGTCTTGATATGAAGAATTTCTTCATTTTGACTCAATCTACGGATATGTTTTCATCCATGAGTGACCTTAACGATGATCCAGAAAGCGTCGGAATGTGGTTGGAACGTTACGCTGATCAATTGTTTGTGGTGTCGTACCCCATCCATGAAAATAATGGGTTACGGTTCTGTCCAGCCATCAATAAGCCATCATTTATTGACGAGTCGGCTCCAGCTATCCCGCAAATAATTGATATGGGGGCATACACTGTTGGATCAGGCATGATACTGCTCATTGCACTTCATAGACTTGGGTTTTTCAATAAAAAGTCCATGATACCAGCACTTGTTAATTTCTTTGACAACCACCCAACCTATCCATGGGATACTCCCATCATAGAAGGCTTTCATCCATTCTTCATCAACCAACAAATACCTCAGATATGTGATCATATACTGATTTACGCGAGCATGGGATGTAAGAAAGCGCATACACATGTGATTGCATAAATCAGTATATGATCACATATCTGAGGTATTTGTTGGTTGATGAAG